TTGTGTATAAATTTCTTGTATTAGGATGAAATTGTTATATTTGTGATATGAAAACAAAGTCATTTAAAATACTTGATCAATACTTTCTTCGATTCTATAGATCTATTATGTCTAAGAACGGGAAAAGGAGGAAGCATACGATCGTGGATAAGAATGATATCCTTGAGTGCCAGTCGTTGATCTGGAAAGTCATACGTGATAGGTATCTGGAGGATGAGGGAGGGGTTTATATAAACAACATCGGTTATCTATGTCATAAGATTAATCCTAACCGCAAGATATATCTGAATAAACTTACCGGTACTATTAATAGGCGTGGGACGGGTGGATATTCTTACGTCCATACGTGTATGGATTTTATGCCTAGGAATAAGTATTTTCATCTATATATCTCTCCGGCCTTGAATAAGGAATGTAGGTTGGCTATGGAATCAGGTAGGAGATATAAGTTCTTGTATCGGGAGGTTGAGTCGGAGAGTAAGGTATTTGGAGTTAAATGGGTTTATAAGCTGTAGAAGTTTTTGTGATCCAGTTAGCCCGTGAGGGTAGACTGGATTTTTTTTGTATCACGGATTCAAATACATATCTTTGTGCAAAAGACTTAAATATGACTATAAAAGGGCTATTGGCCGAGATCAAGGCCGATTTACATAAATACGATGATAGCGGGGCTATAGATACCTCGTCTGTTTATAGGTGGGCTGAGATCGCCTTGAAAAGGTTCGGGGGTGTTATAGCGGTCATGTCAGAGGCGGTTGTCAAGACCAGTAATAAACAGGCGGTATTGCCTTCCGATTTTTTCGACATGCTTGACGCCTATAGGTGTGAGCCTCTTATCTGTGAGATTCCTGGCGGCGACAAGGCTAAGGCTGACCTCCAACACGAGATCGGCTGGGTCGAGCGCACCGAGCGCGGTTTCCGTTGGAACTCCTGCACCGAGTGCTGTAAGGAGGAGTTTGAGAAGACGATCACGGAGAAGATATATATCGGGTCTCACGAGGTTCGTTTCCATTATCATCATCCCGTAAGGTTATCCATAGGTCGTGGGTTGAGGCGTGATTGCGCCGCCGACAAGTATCGGGATAAGTACGATTGGGATAATTATGATATAACTATATCCGGCAATACTATGTATACAGGGTTTGATGGATTTATTTATATCATATATCGTGCTACACCCAAGGATGATGACGGTCTCCCATATATACCTGAAACGGCGTTAGGATACCTTGAGGATTATGTCGAGACGTATATCAAGATGAAGATCTTCGAGAATGCCGCCGTGAATGGCTTGATACAAGGCGCTGGTGACGCTTATAAATTATATGCTCAGCAGGAGCCGGGTAAGTTCGCTAGGGCTATGAAGGAGCTTAAGATGTCGATGATCACGTTAAATGATTATCGGGAGTTGGCTGAGGATAATAGGAGAAGGATGTTGTCTTATGAGCGGATGTGGCCTAATGCTTTTGATAAGTATATCAAATTTATTTAGTTGCGGGGGAGGGAATCGAACCCTCGATCTTTAGGTTATGAGCCTAATGAGATACCTCTTCTCCACCCCGCGATTATGACGCGAATATACGTTTTTTTAAAAAGAAAAAAAGATAATATGGCAAAGAAAAATGATTGGATACATTTAGATAAGACAAGTGGTACTGGCCCTGCTGAGGTTAAGGTTACAGCTGATATTAATGAGACCGGCGAGATACGTCAGGTAACATACAAGGTTATAAAAGAGGGAACCAAGGAGGAGAAGACGTTCGTGTGCAGGCAGGAGTCCGTCCCGGTGGTGATCATCCCGGAGTTCGATTACCTTGTTCTTAGGTATATCTGGGCTGACGAGGACGGCATTGACTTTGACACGGCTACCGGTTTCGATAACACCGGCCTCCCGGACGTGGACGGCAAGCTGGTTGGTTGGAGTAAACAGTACCAGACCACGCAGGAGCGGGTAGGTGATTATCTTATCCACGGTGGTGATAACATGGAATCAGGTAATGAGGCCGCCTTGATCCAGATGGGGCCGTTGTTGGATGGCGATAATTATGATAAATTACCTCTTGAGATCAGGTGTAGTATATACGGTAACTGGTATGGTGGTCGTGAGAAAGGTAATGTCACTATCAGGTTCACGGCATATAAGGGCGGTTCTATGGAGAAACGTGGATATGATTTTGTCAATATCGGAGGCGAGGAGGTTTATACCGGTGATGCCCCTACCAACGTATCCGCCCATGGTGAGGATAATTGGCAAAATATAAAGACCTTGTATTCTAAGGTAGGCACGATGATCTACAACAAGGAGTCTCGTGACTGTATTGTAAGAATAGGTGAGTAATTATTCTTTTTCATAATACAAATATCTATCAGCTCTCTCGTCCGTGAGGATGGGGGAGTTTTTTTTGTTTTTTAGTCCTTTACTTATGACATATTTGATCTTTTATTGCGCAGGAATAATCTAGCTTTGCCGAAAACTAGTATTATGGTCACATTGAATGATGTAAATAACGAACTCCATGTCCGGTTATATATACTGGAGGTACTTAAGGATTATATAAGAGATGATGATTTCGATGGTCTTGTAGATAAGGCGTTGGATTTTGTCATGGAAGGCGTTTCTATGCCTAAGGTTCCGGCCAAGGACACTACCATGAGTGATATATCAAAGAGCGTTTTGGCCTTGGTAGCGGGTGCCGGATTAGATGAGAGGTTAAGCAAAAGCTCTTTAGAGTTAGCTTACGATAGGTGTAAGATGAGGTACGTATTCGATCCTCGAAATCGGGATATACACGGTGTGATCGTAGGTTATTCCAATGACTTTAATAGTCTGGTAGCTGTGTGTGATGAAGGATCGAAGAAAGGAGTGGATAAAGGATCTACTGATTTTGTGGATGTCAATGAGAGATACGTGACTAACGGTTTCTTTTACATATCTGTAGAGGATGCCGATAAGCAATCGAACTACATGGGTAAAAATTTGTAATTGTTGTGTTTTTGTACTTTACACGAGCGTTTAAAAGTATTTAGTTCTCCTCCTGACTTGTGAAAGTCTGGGGGATTTTTTATTTTTGTACGATTTGAATGTTTTGCATAATACGTACTGTTTATTAGAATCCGCCACATAAGTGATTATCTGGTGGATTTATTATATTTGCGAAAAAGATAATGTCGTGCAAAATAACTCTAACATAGCGGTTCCCGACTCCGGGATGAACAGGGATAAGCATCCACAGGATCTATCCCCGTCTGAATATAGTTTCGCCTTGAACGCTACCATAGAGGGTGACGATGGAAGCCAGCTTAAGATCCAGAACGAGCCTAGTACCCTTTTATGCAAGCGATTTGATGGCTATAAGGTTATTGGGTATAAGAATGATATAGCTGGTGATAACACTTATTTCTTTCTATCTAATCCGGATGATAATACGTCTAAGATCACATTCATGCGGTCATTGGATTATATCAAGACCGTGGAGGATCAATTGGCTGGATCGGGAAAGGACATCCATCGTATCCTTGGCGAGAGGCTTGAGGAGTCGGATGGTCGTTTTGATGAGATATGTGATTTGATGGAGGTCCTGATAGAGGACTGGGTTGATGACCCTTGTCTTAATTTCTCCATTCATCATCCGATCTTCGATATAGAGATCAAGGACGAGAAATGCGGGAAGGTGATATACTGGACCGATGGATATAATCCCCAGCGATATGTTATGGTCGATAAGGCTCTTAATCCGGATGATGATGGTGACTTTTGGTATCATTATCATGGGTATAAGACATGTGGGGATGACAAACCAATAGAGAGGTGTAGGCTGGCCTGCGAGAAGCTGCTGGTGTTCCCGTTGCTGACGGCCCCGTGCGTGGAGCCTGAGGTCGTGGAGTTCGGGGGGAGCCTGCGTGCCGGGACCTACCAGTTCTGCGTGGCGTTGTGCGATGAGTTCGGGATTGAGAAGACTGGATATTGCTCATTGACCAACCCAATCATGTTATTCGATCGTCAAGATATGGTTATCCGCGATGGTTTATGGGGTAAGTCAACCAACATGGGTATCCGCCTTACCGTGTCCAATATAGATAAGCAGGTATCTCATTATAAGATAGGTGTTATACAGAACACGGTTGGGTTTAATGGTGAGCAAAGCCCGGTTCTTGAGTATTTCATAGAAGGTATACATCCGATAACGGAAAGGACTATCTATTATCTTACGGATCAATATAGCGAGCGTACGACCATGGAGAAGTTATCCAAGGAAATACCGGTATATAAGACAGCCAGAGGCATGACGTCTGTCGGGAATCGTCTTCTTCAATACGGATTGACCGTGGAGAATGAATGGAATCTTCAACCGGTCGTTAATTTCTTGGGTCATTTCGTTAAATGGCAGACATCGATAGCCACGGAGAATCTGTATAAAGACGGTGTGGCTTGCTCTAAATACGCCTCTTTCATGCGTGACGAGGTATATCCGTTGGGTATAAGGTTCTTTACCAATACAGGATACAGGACAGCTAGATTCCCGCTTATCCCTCGTCCGGCCACAAGGGAGGAGATGGAGGTTATCGTTGATGAGGACGGTAACTCTGACGACCTGTCGGCTGCGTCGGTGCTGGAGAACAACCCGCAGTGCGCGGGGAACAGCCGCCGTCATCTTTGGCAGTTTAAGAATACGGCAAAGATCATAAACGACCCATCTTGGGGATTTGATGATTTTGGAGGAGAATGTAAGAATCAGTTAGATGTCAAGCAGCTCAGATATGTAGAGCAGGAATATGCCACGGTAGGAGAGACCCAATTCGTTATCAATATGATGGGGGAAGATGTTACGGTAGATGATGCTATTGATTATATCGCTGATAATATAGAGAACCTGTGTGATATCATAGAATCTAATGTAGGTATTACTGACGAGTTATGCGCTGCTATATCATTGCCGGAGGATCAAGACGGTATAAAGGCTCCCGATTTCCCTAGTGGATGTGATGATATCGAGAGGATAGAGACCAGGACTATATTGGATAAAAACTCTTTGGTGGATTCTAGGATTGATTTTACGTATAAGCTGGCTAGTGATTATACGGAGACCGAGCCTACCACCTTAATACAAAGTAACGCCGAGTCACAAAGGAAATTCTCTGTATTGTGTGATTTCGATAATTACTCCAGTGGAGGTAAGAATATCATAGATCTGGTTCAGGAATGGCTGGATGGTCAGGATGAGGATAAATTCCCGTCTGATATAGACTCCTCCGCTTTGGTCTTGTGTCAGGATATGTCTAATGTCCGGCAGTTATATGATGAGGGTATATATACTAATGGGTGTTCGGTAGGTGATCCTCACGTGAATCCTACTATTAACGATGTTCAACTTCCTACATTCCAAGGGGGTAGGTCATTGGGTAAGTGCACATATTTGTATCAATATCCCGGATGGGAAGGAAATAAGCATACGGAGACGATGCTTGATCAGTTAATGGATACGATGGAGGCTTATTTCCCCCAATATGAGAGTCAGTTTGGTATCGAGAACGCCATGTGTCTTTTTGGCGATGGTGATAATTCTAAGTTCAATACCGGTATAACTACTGACTGGGAAAGTCGTGTGTCTGTGCAGAATGATATTGACGCCAAGACCAATTGGTTCGGTAGAAGCAACTTGACTTATTTCAAGTTCTATCCACATGTATCCTCATACGCCAGATGGGTGGAGTTGGATTACGAGAAATACATAAGTGGTTTATCCGATCCTGATAACGGTATTATGTACATAGAGATGATGGGTAACTATAATTATCCGATCGGCGACTCATCATCATACAACAAGGTTCGTATAACGTTTTTCTCGGACAAGGAAGGTACCGTGGCTCCTAATCCTTTGGCTAATGATGCCAAGAAAGGTGTTATAGTGAATTACGTGGATCATAAGATATTTATGATGCCAAAGTACTTGTTCTGGAATGATGACAAGACTACTTTCCATAAGATATATGTTTGCATCGAGCCTGCGGTATGCGTGTTCTTCACCGGTTTCGCCATGAGGAAGGACATGAAGGAGCTTGCCGGATTCTATACGGCCGGCACCGCCATCTTCCCCGCCCCGTTCTGTTTTGGCATTCGGCCACTGGAGGTGAAATACGTGTTCTTCTTCACGAAAGAATTGAAATTAAGGAGATTTGTTACCTATGAGGCGAAGTGTGTCTCATGTGGGGATAAACCCGCTGACTGCGCTCCCAGACCATATCAGTATGGTGATTTCGGATATTGGGAGTCTACCAATAAGTACCCGGCTAATTTTGAATTGTATGATTCAAGTAAGATCGGGATATCATCGGGAGGATCAAAGAGGAAGGACATAATAGATTCTTTGACGAAATACTATGGGTCTCCTAAATCAGTTGGGGGTAAGTCTTATTTCACCGGTAATGGGGGTAACGCTGAGTACCCCAATACGTCAACCACGTTTTGTCAGAGACCTATACGTCATTACAAGTTCCCGGATAACTCTGTCGCTCCTTTTATGGGTAATCCGTCTCAACTGACCGGTCAATATGGAGTTGACTCCTATATTTATCCTATGGGGGTGATGCTTGATGACGATATCGTTAATGAGTTTTTGGATATAGCGGTAGAGAACGGTCTTATAGATAAGGCCAGAAGAGATTCTATAATAGGATATGAGTTGTATAGGGGCGATAGGACGTTGGATAAGAGCGTTATCGGAACCGGTCTGGCTTATGATATGTTTAAGTACGATGATCCCGACGGATCGGCTAACCTTTATCCTAATTACCCTTACAACGATTTGTCTGATGATATGTATATCTATAAGGATATTAATCGTGAGAAATTTATAACGCATCCGTTTAACAGGAAGGGTAATATCTGGTATTCATTCTTAAGTCCTGATATTGCCTTTAACAAGCCTGACGCTCCCACCGAGTGCCTTGTTGATGGTTATCAATTAGGTAAATCCTCCGGTATATTCAGGGAGGTGGAGGATCACCCTAAATGGACGATATTAGGGAGTAAGGCTTACAGTATGGCAACATCATTGGCTACGGTGGAGGCTATGGCTAATTTAATATCCGCTATAGCTGAGTATACATATCAGTCGGCTTCACAGCAGTATGTCGGTGGAGGCGTGTTCGTTTTAGCCAACCCTGTCGGCATAGCGCTGACGGCTATCCGTCTGGCTACGGGTATCGCCAAGGCCACAGCCCAGTCCGTGGTGGATATAGGCAAGTACAGGTATCAGTGGTTAACGGCATTGATAGATAGGGGACCTAGACGGAACTATGCTTATTATTATACTTCTGTCGCTCATTATAATTTATTTTACCAAAAAATAGGGGCGTCGGAGCTACGTGGATTGTCAACGGCCAAATATATCAAGAGCGGGTTGTATCCGGTTACAGACATCTCGTCACAAGGGGGAACCGTAGGTGGTAAGCCTATTATCATAAACAACCTCGATCGTGAGCATTCGTTGTTCATGTCATTTGGTATGGATAAGTATATGCTTGAATATCCGGAGTTGGTTTCAAGTTACGATACCAGTCGTATTCAGGATGAGTGTAATATTCGTAACGATGAGGTGGCTGGTATGACGCCTCATTTTATGACACGTGAATCTTTCGTATCCTGCCCTTATATGAGGATAAAGAAATATTCTCCGGCTCAATACGGGCAGATAGAGGATATCAGGTGGGTATCGTTAGGTGGTTGCGGGTTGATGGATGAGGATAAGCGTAACCCTGTTTTTGGAGGTGATGTGTTTATATCAAGGTTCTCGCTTAAGAGGAAGATGCCTATGTTTTACTTGACTCAGTTTGGTCAGGGAGACATGATACCATTCCCTTATTACGATTATCGGAACATCGGGTATCCCCGTTATTTCGTTAATTACGATACCGGGGAGGATTATCTTAACAAGACCGATACGGATACCGGATCGCTATACTCTTTCCCTAGCCGGAAGAGCGCTTATGAGATGGTTTGCAAGACCGGAGATATGTATCTTAGCGGTCGTTTCTTCCTATACTTCTATGGCATACCTCAGTTTCTTGTGGAGTCTGAGATCAATTGCAATTTCCGTATAGCCGGGCCTGAGCCTTACGAGGGGTTCTATCCGGAGGTAGGGGATTATATATCATGGACTCAGGAGCGTAATGTCCCTATATCAAGGGATAATGTGTTTAAGATAAGTCCTGTGTATAAGAATCGTTTTACGCTAGGCGGAAGGTCATTACCAGAGACGTATGATAGCAATTTTTGGGACTGCGCCTACCAAAGACCCAACGGCGTCATATGGAGCACCGCCGACGTGTCGGAGAACGGCATGACCGATCCTTGGCTGTCGTACAAGCCTATGGATTACCATGAGTTCAAGACCTCGTTCGGAAAGCTTATAAGCATGAAAGGGATAGAGTCGGATCAGATACTGGCTCGCTTCGAGAATCAGGTAGGGCTGTATAACGCCATAGACGTATTGGCGGAGAGAATATCCCCGGAGAATAGCGAACTAGGGACAGGTGGTCTTTTCGCCTCTCGTGGTATCGAGTATAATAATACGACGTTAGGATATTCCGGGACCCAGAGTCGGGATATGATCAGTTGCGAGTTTGGGCATTTTTGGGTCGATTTAAGGCGTGGTCAGGTGTTTAAGGTAGATTCTAATGGTAGGAATCTTACGGAGGTCACACCGGGGCTTAGAAACTGGTTTAAGGAGCATCTTCAGATGAAGATCATCCGTAGCAGGATATATAACGCTGATACGGACGCTGAGTTGTCTTATTCTGATATCGATAACAAGTTCTTTGGTATAGGGCTGTCTATGGGCTGGGATAATCGTTTCAAGAGGGTATTGATAACCAAGAAGGATTATATACCGGTAGGGAATCCAAGCGAGTACCAATTCCGTGGCGGCCGGTTCTACAGGAACGGGCAGGCGGTGGAGCTACAGGACGCCAGCCATTTCACGGACGTCTCGTTCACCGTTGGATATAACTGCCTGAAGGGTGAGTGGAAATCATATTTGTCCTACACCCCTGACTATTATATCGAGCACCAGCATTATTTCCAGTCTGGTAAGAATTACTCTAACGACGATCGTGAGATAGGATTATGGTCGCATGGTCTAACCAACCAATCGTATCAAGTATTTTATGGTAAGCTATATCCGTTCGTCATAGAGGTACCTGTCCGTGAGCAGTATGTGAATAAGATCCTCACGAACTACCAATATCGGATGGATGCCAGAAGGTATCAGGACGAGGTTAATTATCAGGTTAGAAGAACAACTGGATTTAATAAGGCATGGTTTTATAATGATACCAACAACAGTGGAGAGCTTAGGATGGTTATCGCCGACAAGAACGATATGAGCCAGCGGTTAAGGTATCCTGTAACCAATGACGATAGCCGTGAGATACTGGTGACGGAGGTTGATCAGAAGATAAATATAAATGACTATTTTAACGAGGTCAAAGACGATACGAACAATCTCCCGATATGGGTTAAGGATGTGAATGACATTGGCCGGGAGATCGACCCCAGGGCTGTCGATTATCACCGGAGGTGGCGGGATCGTCTTCGTGGCGATTGGTTCTTGGCTAGGTTCGTGAATGACATTGAGAGCCGGTTCAAGATGATAGTACGTTGGTTCAGCAATGATGAGAAAGTTTATTAATTTATTAACATATGGGGGGGGGGTATTTGCCGCCTCTTCCTTGTATATTAAAACGATATGGAAGATTTTATTGGTAAGTACGATGGTAATCAAATAGACAGTAGACTTGATAAGGTCAAGGATATGGTTGGCGCCACGGCGTCCGGGGCTGGCGCTGCGGGATTGGTGCCGGCTCCTGCTAAGGGGGATGAGGGTAGGTTCCTTTGTGGAGATGGCACGTGGAAGGATGTGGTAGTCGAACCAGATTACACAGTGTTTGACATTGTTATGGAGATATCATCAAGTGGTAACCTATCTATATCTCAGGAAAATTATAATAAATTATTAGAGAAACTTCCAAGCAATGCTGTTAATATATTTCCAGTCAGAGATAATGGAGTATACATATCAAGTATTTTTGGTGGGTATAATGTTAATGATGATAATTCTATTTGGCTTTATATAAAACAGGATGCGGGAATATTACATAATTCTTCTATACAAATCTCTATATATCAAAATTTAACTGTTGCTATAACTTCTGGTATGAATTATTTAATACCAGTAAATGATGGAATTGATGTATATACAAACCTATCAAATGATTCTTCTGAGAATGATATTAGACAGTTAACAATACATACTACAGGTGATGGAACTAAATCTTTAATGGATGATGGTAAATATCGTAAGCTGCCAATATATGGGAAGAATTTATTGCTTGGATCTAGTACAGAGGTAAGTAATTCCAAGTATGAGATGGCTAATTATTGGCTAACTGAACCGATATCTAAAGGAACACAAGTAACATTGACTATTTTTGGAGAATTGGGTGTTGATAAGGAAATGTTAACTATATATAACTCTACTGGTGCAGTAGGTTCTATGGCTCAGTTCAGCAAGGCTGACTTTGTGAATGGGAAGGCCAGTAAGACTTTTAAATGGATTACTAATATCGGAGACGCAGTAGCTGATAATACACATATGATTGTATTTAGTTCTCCTAAAACTGGCACATCAACTTCCACCATCCATAAGATTAAACTTGAATATGGTGACATTTCGACCGAGTGGTCTCCAGCTTGGGAAGATATACCAGATCTAGAAGAAAGGTACGCATATGGTGTTGAGTGGGATACTGCATCATCTAGTCCTGATGGTGTTAGAGTAGGTAATATGCAATTGCATAGGGAGTTGCCGGTGGAGAGTAAGATGAGAAGGTGTCTTTTGGATAGAGATGGTGGAGTTAAAGAATATTTGGATAATGAGCTTTCATGGGGTGGAAGCTATTTGGATTATGCCGTTATGACAGAGATACCTGAACATTGGTATAAATTGTATTTTAATGGCACTAAATTTAGGATGATGTTGTCCGAAATTCCATTACCTGGGTATAAACATGTAGATAAGTTCTATATCTCAACATATGAAGCCAGAATGTATAGAACCGATAATTTATTATGTTCGGCGGCTGGAGCTAGTGAATTAAGTGATCCTAATTCAACTAATTTTAGAGGTGGCGACAATACCGCTGAATGGGATGATACCTACCGTTCCCTACTCGGCCGCCCCGTCACCAACCTCACCCGAGACCAATTCCGGCAAGCCGCCAGAAAGAGAGGCAGCGGTTGGGAGATGTACACCTACAACGCCCACAAGACCCTGTTCTGGCTATTCGCCGTCGAGTACGCCACACTGGACAGCCAGAAGCCTTTCAACGCCCAGAAGGACGCTAACGGTTTCGCCCAAGGTGGCTTAGGTCCGGGACCGACGCAAATGACGGATTGGGCGAACTTCAACAACACCAACCCACTTATCCCATGTGGCTATACCAACGAGTTCGGGAACGGATCGGGAGAGAAGGCGTATGTAGTGAAGAACGCTTCCGGCGGTACTCACGCCACGTTGATGGCTAACAGGTATCGTGGTATAGAGAATCCGTTCGGCCATATATGGAAATATACTGACGGGGCCAATATACAGGTCACCACAGGCGATGCCGGATTATCCATATTATGGACTACCGATGACCCATCGAATTTCAGCGACACATCTTACACAGGCTATAACAAGAAAGGCAACATCTGCCGTACCAATGGTTATGCCAAGAAGATGCTCCTAGGTGAGGATGGTGATATCGTAGCTACGGAGATCGGCGGTAGTAGTTCTACCTACTGGTGCGACTACTATTACACCAACACATCGGCTAACCGCATGCAGGTGGTGCTGGTTGGCGGTTATGCGGGCAACGGGTCGGGTGCGGGCCTCGCTCGCGTGGATGCGAGTAATGCGCCTTCCGATGCGAATCGTGGCGTCGGTTCGCGCCTTTGCTTTTTCCCCGAATATCGTAAAACGTCGGCGTAGCCGCACGTCTCACGTCGGGAATTTTTTTTGTGTAATGATTAAATAACAAGATATGAAAAGAACATATAGCGACACTATACCGATCACTATAGAAAAGGACGGTGACGGATCCTACCTGTACCGGTGGGACGTTAGAGAGGAGAGAAGGGAGATGGGTGACGATATGGCCCCCGTGATCTCCTATAGTTACAACGAGGTCAGGGTATGGCCCACGTTGACGGCCAACAAGATATTGGAGGCCTGTATCGACGCCCTATGGGGTAGCGGTGTTGAGCAGAAGATGCTGAACGACTATAACGCCGCCAAGTTAGGCATACTTGACTCGTCTTACATCGAGTCCTATAAGGTATTTCTGAATGACAGGAAGTCATTGAAGGAGCGAGTGGACGGTGATTTTCTGGATTGGGAGAATGGCTAGTTGACACGCTAGCGCCCTCAATGGGGCGGGATTTGGTCTTATGTTGATATCATGGGCGGGTATGTGATGTGGATCATGTTCCCGTCTCGTGTTTTAATATCCGTTTGATTGTGCGTATATTTGTGGAAAAACGTGATTTATGGCTAAGAAAAATAGACCGGAGGAGATTCCTTCATGGATAAAGGATTTGTATAAGGAAGATCTTGATCGTGTTGTAAGAGGTGAGCGTCCCATGTATTTTAGGGGTATGAATGATGGTCCTTTAAAGAACGTATCCCCGGAGTTTGATGTCCTTAGCGGAGGAGCCGCAGTTAAAGGTATGAATGGGATAAGAGGTACGTTGTCCCCGTTGAATAACGGTATGGGTAATTATAATTTCAGCATCAGGGGTATAAATAAGAAGATAGGTGAGCTGGTTGACGAGGCGGGGCTATATTTACCTGAGAAATTAAGACCTGTATATCGGACTGTGGTGGATGCTATGTCGAGTTCCAAGGATAAGGGGTTGGGTCATATCACGCAGCCGTTGGCCAACGCCCTGTACCCAGCGGACGAGCGACGGGACCGGCGTCTGGACGGGGAGCATCCCGTTGGTTATGTGGATGCCATAGACGGTATATGGCCCATGGAGAAATATGGGCTATGGGGAGAGAAAATTGAGCGGAAAGCCGAAGGAGGTCCTACTGGTAATGATCCTATGTATGTAAGACAAGATGTATCTGATAGAGCTTCGTATTTAAAAGACATCATAGGTAACGCCATAAGAAGGAGGTTGTACGAGAATGTCACCCCTGATGTGGTAGCCTCAAATGCTAGCCTTCCTGACAAGGTTAAGGAATTTATATACGGAAGAAATGGCAAAGCTAATGTTGATGAATATAGCGAACAACTATGGGGTAGATTCTTATCCCAGCCTAATAGTCTTGATGGAAATAGCAAGGAGATAAGGATTCCTGATAATGTCATTACTGATATTGAGAAGATGTTCAATCGTGACACTAAGGATGAGATAAAGAGGTTAGATAAGAAAATACATGATACGGAGCAAGAAATATATGGCTCTGATAAGCCGGCTACAGATGATGCTTATGGTAGGCTGAAGCTTTTGAAAAAGTCTAGAGAATGGGTAGATATCTTTGAGAAGAATCGTAATTCGGTAAGATCCGGAAAGCCTACGGTTTTTTCTGAGTATGATTTTTACCCCGAAGCTGCTGGTGATCTTACCCCGTTATCAGGGTTTGGTAATTTTACTATTTATAGACGTCCGGATGGAAGGTTAGGTGTTTACGATGTATATGATTTTTATAGTAATGATCAAGAGTTCCCAGTCAATATAGTCACTAAGACATTAGACGCTATAGGTGATAAGTTTGAGGAGAAAGGATCGTTTAAGGACTATAGCCCTATCCAAGAGAGTGGAAGGGATGCTCTTATCCGTAATGCTATCATGTCCAAGAATAAGTTAGAGAAGAAATATGATGGTGGGTATATAGCTTCAAAGGATAATACGAGTGTAGGAGGCCCCGGAATAAATATGAATACGAGGTATGACACAAAGCCTTATCAAGATCCTTTAACGCCTGTTATAAGTGGATTTATCCCAGGACTGGATGTAGTTTCCGATGTATCAGACATGGCTACCGCTATAGAGGATAAGGATAAGATAGGGATGATATTGGCTTCTTTGGGTTTTCTTCCTGTTGTTGGAGGGGCGGCCTCGTATGCAAGCAAGGCAAGGAAGCTTGATGGGAGGGTAAAGGCTATACGTATATCGGAGCCTCCCGAAAAATCTGTATATTATCATAACAAATTATCTGATGGTGTTACGCATGGTGATGTGGTTGATGCGGATAAAAATGACTTTAAATTGACATCTAACTTATTTTTAGAAAGAGGCTTTTATCCTAGGTTTGAGAGGATGATGGATGAGTTGGGTAAAAATGTTAGGCGTCCTTATAAAAGCGGGATGTTGCTTGAAGAGGATAAAGATTTTATCAAAAAAATGAAGGGGAAGGACGGGAGTGTAGTTATTCCTGAAAAGAATACCCCTTTAAGGTTCGAGTTGGATAGAATGTTATCTGATTATGGTATAGAGGATCAGGAAGCGGCGTGGAATAGGTGGATAAATTATGCTAATTCAAAGAAATCTTATGATAATAGGGAATCTATACTTGATGGGGTTAAGAATATGATAAAGAAACCTGATACATATGATTTTGATTTTGTTGATGGTTTAAGCATGAACGGCCATGTTATTAGTGGTGTTCACATGAAAGATGGCGACAAGATGTTGATAGATGCCAATCTTCCTTACAACCAGAAATTAACTACTATGATTCATGAGACTAGGCATAGGATAGGACAGTATATAGATAATACTTTTGGAAAGACATTTAGACATGGATTGACAAAACCTGCTGATAAGACTATAGATTCGATCTATAAGACATTGAATTATGATGATTTTATGGATAATGCTAATCATATATGGGAAAAGTCGGCCACTAATACGGAGTTGCAATTCTTGATGGAGAAACTTAGAGGTTATGAATCTACAATGGATGACATAGAGAAAGTCTATGGAGATGATAAAATGAGAGATATAATCAAGAATATTTCTGATGATGACATAAAGAGTCTTTTAGAGGAGATAAATAGTGATTATTCAGGTAAGTATATAAAGGCCTTAAACAAGGGTGAGATGAGCTATGATGATGTAAGAAAAGCTTTGATGTACCCTATCATATCAGGTCTTATGTATAAAAGTTATGATGCGATATCATCTGGTGATGAGGATAAGAATAAAATGAATAAGGGGGGTTCAGTAAACACAGGTAGAGCTTATGGGGATGGGAAATATGTTGTTGATCCTCGTAGATCAGAGGATAGTAAGATGGCTGTGTATGATGAGATATGGGACTATCTGACAGAAAAGAAGGGGATACCACAAACGCAAGCTATCGGCATCCTGTCGAACATCGCCGCCGAGTCCGGAGGGGACACCGAAGCCCTAGGAGCCGCCGGTGATTTTGGCATCCAGCAATGGCTTGGGCCGAGGAAGAAGGAGTTACAGCGCAGGTATGGGAAGAAACCGACGTTGACACAGCAGTTGGATTATCTCGTGGATGAGTATCAAGGCAAGGTCCCGGGGTTAGGTTGGAATTACATCAATCAAGGAAAGTTTTTTGACAAGGACGCTCAGGGGAATGAGTATAACTATTATATGTATTCTAAATCCGATTTCGATAACGCCGTCAACTACAAGGACGCTACCGTGGCATGGAATCAAGGATACGGTAGGCCTCTTGGATCGACCTTAAGAAATGAGAAGAGATTTGAGTTCGCTGACATGTTCGCTAATAGGTATGATGTCCCGGAGAGCGAGCCAATGAGATACGAGTTCGGACAGCGGGATTCGGGCACGGGGGACGGAGGTCAGCAGCCCGTACCTGAGACGGTAGCCCCTGCCGATCCTTCTTTGGCTTCCCGCCCTTCCATGGATAGCTGGTGGGAGAAGGAAGGTCAAGACCTGTTATATAAGATGCTAGCTCAATCCGGCGCCAATAAGAAAGCTATAGAGGATATCGCTAATAACATCAAGAATGATCCCCAATCAGAGGCGCAGATAGCGGAAGCCGAGCGTATGCGTAGGGAGCAGGCGAAAAGGCAGTTGGTGCTTAATATGATACCGGGATTAAGTCTTAACATAAAAGGTATGAGCAGAACTCAGAATTAATGCTATATTTGCGAAGTAATTAAACGTTTTAGATATGAAAAGATTGTTATTTTTATTTGCTATGTTATTGACGCCGTTCGCTTTGATGGCGCAAGAGGTAATCCCATCAGAAGGGACTATCACCATTGATCTAACTACCTTTACCGGTATCATGGCTTTTGTTACGATGTCAGCTACCCAACTAGCCAAGGTTGTGCCGTATATTGACACCCATAAGTGGGCTAAAGTCCTATCCGCCGTAGTCATAGGTATGCTGGTTTGTATATTAGCGTGGCTACTAAAGGTGTCTCCATTGCTTATAGGGAGTGAATGGTGGGAGGCTCTATTATATGGAGTGGCTGTAGGTCTCAGTTCTGCCGGTTTCTATGATTTGGTTAAGGCTATAGGATCATTATTCATAAAAAGAATTTAATTCTGTACATAATAATAGCATTTGCTGAGAGACTCATCGTTGTGAAATGATGAGTCTCTGTTTTTTTAAATTATCTTTGTGTCAGAACGAAATTAATTAGACATGAGCAAATACGTAATCAAGAGGAAGATACCTAAATATCAAGAGGCCGGGGAAGTCGGGTCGTATATGCTTGGTAATATGGACGGTATACAAGGGTTAGGTATAGAACCTTTGGTGAATACCAACCAAGGATTACCCGCGCCGGTCAATCCGCTAGGGATATATTCTTTGGATACTCCAGATCAGTTGAGGACTAAATATGCTAATGCTTTTGATCAGGATAATGTGTTTCCGGCTAGCTTCAAGGGTAGTTTACAGCGTATAGCTGAGAATTATCAGGACAATGGTATTACGCTTAATAACATAACTGTTAACGATGTTGATAAGTCTAAGACCGGTTCAGGCGAGACGGATGTTTTTGATTTTACTACCATCCCTTACTATGGCGCTGATGATATAGGGTCTAGATTCACTCAGATGGGTCGTGGTATAGGGCGTATGAGAAGCGAGGGATATGGAGATTTATCCACCGGGGCTAAAACAGCTAATACGATAACCACCATAGCCTCAGGAATTAGTGGTATCATGGGGTTGGCTCGTAACGTGGTTTCTGGGATAGCGTCAGAGAAAGGTACTCGTACTAATATCAGGTTGGCTCAGGAGCGTGAGGCTAGGCAAAGAAGGCAATCCCAGATGCAGTACAAGGATGGTGGGGGTGTTTATCTAGGGCCTAATAATAGGTTCGATAGCGGAAGCCTTACCGGTGAGTACCTGTATCCGTCACCTAAGTCGATGGAAGATCAAGCCAACGTAGAGGTCGAGAAGGGTGAGTACGTGACGCAGCCCGGAGAGGCGCCGATGGAGGCTATGGGGCAGAAGCACGCCGATGGTGGAACGCCCGTTTCCTTGGAGCAGGGGACGAAGGTTATTACCGATGATACCACCATAGAGCCGGATTTCGCCAAATACATCAGGGATACGTATGGGATTAAGGCTACGCCTAAGGATACGTACGCCACGTTAATGGATAGGTATAAGGCTAAGATCGGTCTTAAATCGGCTTACGATGACCAGAAGAAGGCTTTGGATAAGTTGAAGAAAAACGATAAGATAGATGATGAGAATACAAGGCGTTTAAACGCCTCCGTATTATCTAAGGCTATAAATGATAGCAACGATACCGTTAATGGATTAGAGGGAAGATTTACGGACTTCGCTAATGTCATATACAAAGAGCAGGAAGACCGGAAGATGAAGAAGGATGAGGATACGTATTTCGCTAAGGGTGGTGAGATAGATAACATCATATCCAGATCTATGAAAGAATACGGTCTTACGGAGGAGGATATAGCTGAGGCTAAGAAAGAGCTGCTTAAGAAAGTGGCTGGTATTCGCCAGAAGATGGAGATAGGAGGCACGTCTTTGTTCGGTCGTAAATTAACTTTCCGCCCGATCGAGAATAGGTTCAACAATGATCCTAACTATTTCGGTTATCAACGCCAAGGAACTGATGGCTCTTATGGAGGTATTAATACGGATGAGAGGTTGAATTATTATAAGACATTCAATCCGGTCGCTTACGATGCTTATATGGGAGCTTCAGAGGGCGCTAGGGCTAGGGCATTGCAAGACGCTATCTACGGTCAGACAAGTAGCTGGATGGGCTTGGCTACGGCTGAGAACCCGATCATCGCCAACGCCGAGGCGCTTCGGGATTACACGACGCTCGTTTCCTTTGGCGGTGAGGATAGTCAAGGTAATTACCCGGAAGACAAGAAAGCCGCATATCATGATAGGATGAGAGACAATAAATTAGGTTTGTTTACCACATCTCGCCCTATGATCGGTCTAGACGTTGTTACAGAGGAACAGCATAAGGCTCTTAACGATGCTGGTATCACCCATTTTAGCCAACTATTCTCTGACAAGAACAAGGATGTCGTTAATAAGATACTTGGCGAGGATATGCTTAAGATGCAGGCATTGAGATCCATGAAAGGAATGGAAGGTCTTGATTTTATACTTGACCCTCATAAGGTGGCTCCAGGTCCTATGGATATAGGTGATGTGGAGGAACCTGATGTTAAACTGGATATGCCTGAGCTGATTGATCCCAATACACTCCCTAAGACCAATACAAATGCCGGTAAGTCGAACAGCGGCAATGGAGGCAGGAATATAGTGGGTGGCGGTCTTGACTTCCCCGAGGTATTTAGGATGACCCCGGGAGCCGTGACAACGGAAGGTCTGGAAAGGCATTACGCTCCTACCGTGGATCCGGTGTTGAGATCGGCTGATCAGTATATGGTTGAGACCAATCGTGCTTTCCAATCACAATTGGATCAGATGGGTAATGTCCCGGATTCCCAGAGAGGGGCTTTATCATCCAACTTACAGGCTATCATGAGTTCCAATATAGGTAGATACATTAATGAGGTAGAACAAGGGAACGTGGCTCAAAGGGCTTGGGCTGATAATGTAAACGCCCGTACTTGGGCTGATACGTATGATAAGAATATAGCCCAACGTCAAGCTTACCAGCAACGGATATTGCAGGGATTGGCTATAAATGACGAGAACTGGGCTAGGTATTTCGATAGCGTAAATGACGAGATCCAGCAGAAGTGGAATACGGCTACGACCATGAATACATTAAGGTCTATATTCGGGGATGTCAAGATCGGCCCTAATGGACAGTTGATCGCTGATCCTCAAGGAGATATATTGAGTTATAGGAGATTATATCCTGCTCAGGAAGTAACTAAAGGCAAGAAAGGATAAAGGATGGCTTCACAATATAGTATATTAAGGAATTACGGCAAGTATGTATCGCCCTACAACATGGATGTCATGATGCAGGGGATGGGGTACATGCAGCAGAAGATAGATACCAATCGGCAGGCTATAAACGAGTATGCTGATTATATTATCAATTCTGACATTATAAAACCTCAGGACAGGGAATATCTTCAGAACAGGTTAAATGGGCTGATACAGGATGTGAATAACGTGTATCGTAAATCTAATTTGGCTTCCGACGGTATAGCCAGAAGCATACAGGCTCGCCTTGGAGAAGCTCTGGATACCCGTGTGTTGAATGCTATTGCCGGTACTAGGGAGTATAGATCTTTCTCGCAGAAGATCGAGGATATGAAACTCAATAATCCAAAGCAATATAGCGCTATAAATGAGGCTGTCGCTTTGTTGCCATTTTATGAATGGGTTAATGACGGTCAGGTTGGGACAAGGATGAATCCTATTCATTATACTCCTTATACGGATTATAATGAGGAAATGAATAAGATGATGAAAGATTTCGTTAGTCTTAATAAAGGAAAGAAGTTTTCTGTTCCTGAAATAGTGGATGGTAAACCTACAGGGAGGATGAGGGATATTACTGTTGATGAGATGAGTCAATCTCAAATTAGATCAATAGCGGCTAGGTCTATATCTCAGAATGCTAAAGCTCAGATGCAGATAGAGGGACAGTATTTAGCCATGACCAATCCTAGCATGTTTAGTGGTATGACTACTGAACAGTTTGTTAATAAATATGTTTCTGGGTTTGACGCTGAAGAGAGCGTTCTTTTAGCCAAGCTCAAAGGGGCGGAGGCCAGCCCTTCCGCTAAGGCGGCTATCGAGGCTTCGTTGCAGGAGGTTCGGGAGCAGCGCCGTGCGTTAGTGGAGGAAGCTACATCCTTTATTGGCAACAACATGAATCCCGCTAGGGCAGGGGAGTTTATTGTCCGTAACGAGTTTCTTGATGGTGTATCTGCTAGATGGTCATACAATAATTCATCAGAAAGTTATAGTGCGGATGATTATTATTTTAAAGTAAGAGATCTTGATTTCAAGGAGCGGGAGTTCTCATGGAGACAAAAATCCAAGGAAATAGATCAGAATCTTAAGCTTAGGGAGATAATGACTAAAGAAGGTGGTAACAGTCCCGGCGCTTCTTCAGGTGTTATGATTGAGCTAGAAAAAGTTCAGCCTAATGTCACTCCTGAAAATATATTTGACAATCAGTATATTCAGAATGAAAACAATATATCAACAGGAGAGAAGGATTTAATATCGTCTTTAAACCCTGTCGATTTACGAGGTATAGAGAACGATATACAAAACAATCCCTCTATATATCCAGGTGGTGTTAATAGTGAGAATATTATGGCATGGATTACCAATAACGGTGGCGGGTCTAGTTCTGTGTTATCATCACCAGAAAAGGTAGGTAGGTATGAGGCCCTTATGGCGGCGAATGATAATAGGAAGAAATATAGTAAGATAATGGACGAGGAAGTTGATTATCTTACGAATGCTTTTGATGTCGCTACGAAGAATATCCTTAATGATGCTATCAAAGATCAAAACTATGTTACTGGTGGTATTGATACATATACTGATAATGGTATGGTTAACGCAAGGGATGTTGGTAAGAATGGAGCGGTTATTGGAGGAAGGGAGTATTCTCCGGAAGACGCTTTGAAAGTTTCTTCTATAGTTGGATTGATAAGCGAAAACATCAACTACACGGATAGGTCTATAGCTAATACGGAGTTGATGAGATCTTATATAAATCTGTTAAATAGATATTCGGGAGAAAATTTCACTTTGGATGATATAGATAATATAGCCAAAACTTATAGTCGTGTAGATAATCCAATAATGAATAGTGATGATGCCAATATGACTAATAGGGATAAAATGATCAAGATCATAGGTAAGAATATGTCTAGAGCTGATGGCCCTACGCTTAGAAGGGAATGGTCTTCTTCCAATGTAGGTCGTAATATAGCTAAGGCTGTTCAGGATTCTAAAACAGTCTATGAAAGAAGATATGATGAGTTTGCTCCAAGATCATGGTCATTTTCCAATTCTACCAACGCTTCTAAAGAGGATAGGCGTATGCATGCTAAATTAGAGAGTCTGCTTTTGGCGAGAGCCGGTTTCTTGAATAAAGATAAAGATAGTAGACTTAATAATTATATATTGTATGCTCGTCCTACAGATAATCCTAATACATTTGATTTGGTAGCTATGGCTGGTGGAAAGAATATCGCTACGGTTCAAGTTACTAAAGAAGAATTAGATAGTATGGGGTATAGTTTGTATGAAAGGGAAAGAAATGTGAGATCGGAAGATTATGAATCCAAGATCATTCCTGTGTCTTTTTCTGCTACAACCAATAGACCTTACCAAAAATGGGCGCAGGCTAATTCGCTTGGCGCTTTCGCTACTGTCGAGAATGCGGCGGAGGAGGCTTCTAGGATGGTTGATAAGTATGATATTCAGAGTAATGATCTAGCTACATCTGAGCTTAATAAGAGGGCTATTAGGATAATTAATACGGTTTTGAGGAATTACAAGTCGTATGATGTCAAAGCTAAGGGATTCCCCGGAGGGGTTGAGGTTGGTATTTATTTCCATGGTCAAGCAAAGACCGGGACACCGCTTAAGGTATTAGAGTATAACACTGATTATGCTGATAATATCATGAAAATCATAAATATGTGTCCTCAGATGTATCTTACTCAAGCCGTGGTTGAGGCTATTAATAAGGATGTTATTGTAAAGGGTAGGGATATTAATGAACAGCATTCTGACCTTAGCAATCTTCTTTCGGTATTGGATAAAGAGACCGTAGATAAAATAGATGGTAAAAATGGACAGCAACAATAATAATGATATGGGGAATGTGATGAGGGATCAGGGATATTATGTCCCGGCTCCATCCGTTCCATCCCCCATGCTTTCTGGGGACAATATTTCTTCTATCCCTATTCCTGTCGGGATGAGTAGTTCATCGGATATGGATAATGATGTTTTATCCAGAGAGGGAAGTAGAAGCATACCGTCATTGGTTGAGGGTATAAAAAAATCTGTAGAGACATCTTATCATGATGATGTAAAGGCCAGAAACTCGCTCTTCCAGATGATAAATGAGGTGGGTATACCTAAGGGTAATTATGATATAACTGGAAGCAGGATCAATCTTCGTGATTCAAGATATAGATTATCAACAGGTGAGTGGATTCCTAAATATGAGAATTATATCAATAATATAGATAATGACGATCGTCTATCGAGAAGTCAAAGTGGTTGGGAGAAAACTTATAGAGGATTAGGTAAGTTTATTTATAAGTCTGCTTTGTATGGAATAGGTGGAGTAGGTCAGTCTGTTTATGGATTAAAGGAGCTTGTTACAAAAGGGACGTTATCAGCTATGTATGATAACAGTTTTGCCAGATGGTTGGATGATATGGATAAGCGTGGTGATTATACGCTTAATCATTATTACAGTAAGGAGGAGCGAGACGCCGGATTTTTTAAAAGTATGTTTACAACCAATTTCTGGACAAATGATCTTTTGTCGGGGGCTGCATTTACGGCTGGGGCTATCTTGTCGTCTTATGCTTTCGCTGGCGCTGGTCTTATGAATGCCGCCCGCATGGGGGCTAGGATAGGAGCGACTGTCGCTGGATTAGGTAGGGCTGCTTCCGCCACGAAGAGCGGGTTTAACTCCATGCTGAGGGCCGCCCGCATAGGACGAGGCATAGGCAAGGGTTTGGACAACCTAACCTTTATTGGCACGTCAACGCTTTGGGAGGCTTCGGTAGAGTCAAGGAGTGGGTTGATGGAGTCTGAGGAAAACTTCAAGCAGGCTTACAGAAATGCCTATGGTAGAGAAGCCTCGTATGAGGAGCTTATGAGGTTCAGAAATGACAACGTCGATGCCGCCAATACTATATTTGCCGCTAATATCGGTATTCTTACATTGTCTAACATAGCTATGTTCGGTGATATGTTTGGTATGGATCTTGGCGTGGATAAGTTCATAAAACGCAATATATTTGGCGTAGGGGCTGAGAGGATGGATAACGGTATGTTAAGAGCCATAACACCAAAGAAATGGCAGAAGGTAGCCGGGAATACGTTCAATATCATTAAACGTCCGGTATCCGAGGGTCTGTATGAGGAGGGTCTTCAGGGAGTGGCTAGTAAGTCCGCCGAGGATTGGGTAGAATCAAGATACAATCCTATGGCTATCCGGCAGAATATAGGCTATATGGAGGCTATAAAGAACGGATTCAAGGAGACTTATGGATCCAGTCAGGGATGGAAGGAGATCGGTATCGGTATGATTATCGGATCGGTTATGGGTGGAAAGACCTTTGGAGGTATAAAGGAATGGAGCCAAGACATGTCCCGTAACAAGGGGATGGTGGAGGCCTACAACACCAATGCCGGCGCTTTGACTACCGCCGCTGTCCGTGCTATTCGTGGCAGTATGGCTCTTAACGCTCAATTATCCGGCATAGACACATCGTACGAGAGTGATGGTAGGATTATAAACAAGGATTTTAGTGACGCCGTATTCAATCGTCTTCGTTATGATTCGGAGATGGGGATGCTGGATGATACGAAGGAGAATTTCAGGACGGTAGTCGAATCTATACCTAATAGCGATATAGCGTCCGATATGAATATGACGGATGAGCAGGTCAATGAGTATAAAGCCGATCTTGTCAACGAGTTTAATAAGAAGGTGGATAATTTCATTATGGCCAACAGATTCGCCGACTCCCTTACCGATGGTATATCCAATAGGTCGTTTAACGCCTATATCTCCAATATGGCTTATAATGGCCTTGAGGCGAAGGATAATTTGAACGATATTGCCAATCAGTTAAGAAGGATATACAATACGGATATAGGCCCCGCTCTTGATATATATTCTCGTCTTAATCCTGATTCGAGCAGGGATCTTGAAGAACTCAGGAAGCTTACGGATGATATACAGAGGATGGAGAAGAATATCTTGAGGCTTCAACAAAGTGTCGCGTCGAAGGACGCTCTTGAATCTGATAAGGCTAAGTTGGTCAAGGAGAATGATAGGCTTCTTAAATTAACAGAGGATAGGATCGCATTGGAGAGGAAATTAACTACGTTAATTAACTCAGAGGCTGATATATCTAAGTTGTTCTTAAATAGAAATGATTCAAGGATCAGTGCCGCTGATCTTATGGCGGCTTATGATACTATAGCTGATTTTGAGAACGTCGTATCTATCCGTGGGGTTGATAATTATAAGGAGGCTATGGCATTGCTTAGTGAGTATCGTCATAATCTTGTGGCTTATAAGAATATAAACGAGTCTCTTCGTCGTATGCGTGACAGAAGATTCATCCGGGCGCAGGAGCGCGGGTTCATGAAGATATTATCGAACGTATGGGGTAAGACTTATGAGGAGGATGATAGCAAGTATGATTTCAGGAATACTGATAATCATGATGCCAATGATCTTTACGCCAACGACCAAGCTATAGACAAGGCTTACCAAGATGGTCTTATAGGGGAGGATGAGGCATTTATGTTCAAGACATATAATCATATGATAGCCAGATCTATGGAGAACGAGATTAAGACCGATGAAGGTAATATAGTCGAGAGGGTTCCTGATGATGAGGATATCATAAATCCTTCTGACGATAGAATCAATAATATAGCTATAAAGATATGGAACGGTAATGAGGATGTCTTATCTCCTAGGGAGAGACAGATATATGATAATAACAAGCCTCGTGTCGATAGTCTAGTTAACGGGTTTGGGGATAATCCTATTTCAAGGATCAATAAGGCTAGATCGATAATAGATAGATTGAAGATCCATGATAATATTTATGATAATATCAAGGACGCTGTTGATGATATTGTAGATATGAATATCAATGGTCTTGATCAGGATCAGATCAAAGAAGCTATAAAGACTTATAATGATCTTATGAATGAGGCTGACAATGGCAATGAGATTGATCAGGATAAGCTTAATGAGACTATTGATATTATCAATAATTATTCCGATGGGCCTCTTCTTCAATTCGTGGAATGGATGAGGTTGTATGATAACGGAAGTATAGCTGTCAAGGATTACGATAAATCCATACCTATGGGTGATGTCCTCACAGAGAGCGAACCCGGGACATCCACCGGCAGGACGGAAGTTAACGCCGCCCAGAATCCGGTGGTGTTGATGGCTCAGAAGAGAGAGATCGGTGGGGTTATGTATTATGAAGTTGGCGGAATGAGACTTGACAGGTTTATGGACAGTCTTGGGCTTAAAAGATCTGATGCCACTGATACTGATAATGGAAGGGTGATGGATTTCACCAACGGAACCGACATATTTACTGTTATAGAGTCAGATAACCACTCAAGATGGATGATTAGCGAGGATGACGCTCAGGCTTTCGAGAACGCTACCGGTGTCATATTGGGGCGGCAAACCGCCTTGTCGACCTCCATCTGGTTCATGGTGTATCGCAAGGGGCAGGATGGATCTATTGTCCCTTATTATACGGGTGATACGTTTGGATCTAACAACGAGTCGGTGAATCAGGAAGCCGTAGCTAATCTCCGTAAGGATAATATCGTAAGGTTTAAGATGGATATGTCAGATCCATATACCAAGGAATTGTATGATAAATACAATAGCCTTAACGCCGTTGACCCTAATTCTGATGAGACTAAGTCGGCTTACCGAGAGCTGGTTGATAATATGGTTATTAAGATCGTGGATAGCGACGGCAATTTCGTCTCGGTACTGAAAGCCAATGACCCGGATTCAAAAGGAAGTAACGCTGATTTAAGGAGTAGGGCCTTTGAGTTATATAGGGATAATATAGGATCTGTTACTGGCGAGATTGATATACCGTTCGTAGGTACAGTTACCAGTGTTTTGCCGGGAAGACCTAATTTTAGCGTAAGTGATGATAATGGTACGTTGATGGTATCCGAGAATGATTTTACCAACGAGACGGTTGGTAAAGTCGAGAGCGTAGGATATATAGAGAATGGGGAGGTTACGATGAGGGATGATATTAAGTATAATATATTCCCGTTCTGTACGGCTATCGTCAGGGACAAGTATGGTGACTATAAAGATTCACGTATCCCGGTCGTAGCTATAAAGACAGGAAATGGAAGAAATTACCTGTACCCCGTAAGATTGAAAAATCAGGATATATCGTCATTCTCATCCATGATCGGATCGATGGCTGATAGGATTACGGAGGGTCTAGGCGGAGGCGTAAGTATTGATGATATAATGGATCTTAATAACGCTATAGCCAGATCAGGGTTGGATAATAAGACATATATGATTCCGCTGGCGGGAGACGTGGATGTTATCAAGAACCGGCTTAAAGCTGTCAAGGAAGCGGCTAGCAGGATGCCTATGACCGCTGACGTAAGAGGATGGATAGGTGATTCCAGAACTAAGGAGGATATTTTGATGAATGACGTTACGATCAACATCGATCTTAACAACGATCCTTTCATAGCTCCTAAGTTTAGGATGAGTATCAAGGAGAACAAGGTATCCAAGGAGGAGACGGAAGTCTCGTTCCCTAACCTGCCGGATCTGCCATCGGAGTTCGCCTCGCCTACGAAGGCGGCCGAGGACAAGTCTTTGGTTTCCGACGGTAACGTAGTATCCGGAGAAAATGAGGCGGAAAATCCTTGCTAAATAAAATATCTTGACTTATCTTTGCGGCGTCAGTCCATCACCTGACGAGTAAGATATTTAAAAGTTGGTCCCTGTCGGGTGTGTGATGGCCCCGGTGGGGACTCTTTATATTATGCAACTAGATTCTTTTTTACATCGGAAGATCATGCAAGACCTACGCATCCAGCGAGTGAAGGTCTTGATGATGTTATACACCAGTAACTATTTTGTCAAGGTCAGACAAAAGCAGTTGCTTGATCATACATACGCCTTAAGCAGGGATCAGGCTTTTGATTATATGACTGAGTTCAATAAAAGACTTAGTGATAAGGTTGGTATAAAATGTACGATGGATATCCTTCTACCTACCGATGATGATAACGCTAACATCATAATCGAGCACAATGGTATTATCAAGAAGTTGATGAAGGAGGCCGATAAACTGGAACTTGATACTGATGCTATCAAAGTCATGATGCGTGATCTTCTTGATGAGTTGAAGGATGATATTGATCTTAATATCCTGATATTTGACGTAAGCCAGTTGCTTATAAAATACAATCTATTTAGGTTGGAGGCTATAACCGAGCAGGAGTTCAAGAACTCTTTTGTCAGGATGGATAGCAGGAATATGGAGATAAAGAAACTAACCTTATCTGATATCAAGAAGGTGGTGATGATGATGGAGGATAGATACAGTTATATTTCGTCTATATGATAGATAAATATAACTGATTACATTTTTTGTAAAAATATCTCCTGTTTGTTTGTAGTTTCAAAATAAGGTTTTATATTTGCGGTGTCCATCCGTTATTGGGCCATAAGAAGATATTAACTCGCCTAGGCGTAGGCGATAGATGAGGGCTATTGGTGGAATAACGGACGCCAATGGTCCTTGTTGTTTTATATTATGGATAAAGAACATATTTTGAAGTTATATGACGATTTGAATTATTTTTGTCAAAAGAGAAAGTTGAAATATACTGATCCTCCATTATATTCAGAAGAACTATATGTTGTTGTAAGGAATTTTGTAGACGATCTTAAATATGTTGATAATAATGACGTTTTAATTATCAAGGATTGCACTATAACTTCAAGTGATAGCGATTATGGTAATTTTATTCATTATGCATTGATAATGCTGTTTGGTCATAGTGATTTTGATTTCGATTATACCTTGATGTTGTACAATCGTTTTATATCGGCAGCTATAGAATATGAGGATGAATTATATAAATATGGCTATGGAGAATATATTCTTGATAAGATGTGCATAGATCATATGTTTAATGGCGTTGTTTATAATATAACTATATTGAATACGGATAGTAACATTGATAGCATTAAATTCACTATTTCCAATAAATTGAAAGCTAATAGAAAATTGGCCGAGTTTGTGAGTAGAATGATGCCTAGATGTATGAGTTTTGATATTTATGATTTATACGATTTTACAATGTGTGCTATTTCTTCATTAAGGGAAATATCACGTAGTGATAATAAAAAGATGCAATTTACTTATATTGGATTAGATGCAAACAATGGTCTTGTAAAGATTGGTAAATCTAAGGATATATGTGCAAGAGAGAAAGCGTTGAGGGTTGCTAATGTGTATTTTCACATGATAGCATATGTAGATAAGGATATAGAGTCTATTCTTCATTCTAAATATAGTGTATATAATATTGATAGAGAATGGTTCCATTTAAGGAAAGATCAAGTCGAAGACATTATTAAAAAACATGATTTTAATATTGTAGAAAATAATAAAAGATATTTTGATCGTATAGGAGATTTTCGCTAAACGATAAATTCCATTTTTTTTGTAATTTAGGATTGAGCTTTTGCCTGTCCGTGAGGATCGGCAAAATGATTTGTACTTTTCAGTAGAAACATAAGGTTTGTTATTATGTTGTTATTTTGGTATCCCGTCCGCTCGTGAGAGTAGATGGGATTTTATATCTTTGTAACAAAACGATTTAGTAATGGGCAGATCTTGTTATGTTATAAAAAATAAGGAGGGTAGGGTAGATAATGTCCTTGCCCCTAATAACCAACCATCCGGATTATACCAAAGGGCGATGGAGGTGCTTGGCGACCAGAAGCAGGCCTTATCGGTCTGGGGTACGGCCTACTCCCCCGACTTCGTGTCCTTCTTTGGCGACTGGATGTCCATGCCATCAGAATATGATCTGGATAGTAATGGGGAACCTAGGTATGATGATGTCATGTCCTTTATCAAGCGGAAGAACTATTTCGCCGGCAATTTCATGGCTGATGAGGTTAAGGATATTAATAATACTCTTACTTCCTTGGGTGTTGATAATATCAATGATCTTAATGATATGATCGTATCTAACTTCCTTTCCGGCGGTGATATATTCCTCAATAGGTACAATCTTGAGCGATCTGGGATGTATGACGCTGATGAGATTGATAATATCATGACTAACCGATCGGAGTATGAGCGGGTAAGGGATATGATGAGGAGGATTGTCGATTTTATGTCTGAGGGGAATCTTAATGAGAAGGATATGTATTTCCTGTCCTCCGAGTCAGGCCTTGGTGATGATTATATGATATATGAGGATACATATGACTCGTTAGGAAAGAGAAGGGGCTTGAATCCAATAGAGGTAAGGGATACGATCATGAGGGCGGTAGGCGGTATCAGCGACCGCCGGGAGTTCGATCAGGCTTTCGCCTCCATCCCATACCCTTCCTTGGCACTCCGGTATCAGGAGGATCAGGATTACGCAGATCGGATGTATGACACGTATCGTAATATGACCCGTATGGAGGTTCGGAGTCAGGACGGAAATACGATTACCGACTCGTACTTCAATAGTACCACACCGTATATCAGTATGCCTAAGGATATGAAGGGTCTAAGGGATAAGGTTGGGGAGATAATCGATATGGATGATTTTAAGGACATCAAGGACGTTGCCGGACGTCTGCATGACATAGCCATGGATCTTGCCGACATGGGCGTGGATATAAGCGAGGCGATCAGCGATGAGATGGTTATATCCAGACCTGAGGATATCCGTGATCTTATGGCGTCGCTGGACGTCATGTTGTCTTCCATACAGGCCGGCAATTCGGTATACGATAGCTTTATCTCCGATCTTGATAGGATAACAGGAAAAGGGAATCCGATATACGAGGTTCAGGATACTTATTCTACTGGGGATAGGATGGTGTATGTAAGATCCGGGAATACATCCCCTTCCGATATGTATGATAGGAGCATGTTGTATATTAGTAGGAATACGTACCATAACACGGCTCCGATAACCGACACCGATCAGGCCTATGAGATGTTGGCCAATATCGGGATAGAGCGGCCCTCGTACTTGCCGGCTGGCGTGGTCCCCGCCGGGGCTTCCCGTTCCGATATTGGCGTGGTCAAGGATAATATAAAAAAGCTGGTTATGTCCAACATCTCATCCTCGAATACCGAGAACATGATCCTTGCCAGATTGATATACCAGCATCCAGTTACCCCTGAGATGGATGATGCCGATATCGATCGGGAGTTCAGGAGATACGAGGCTAGACAGGGGAAGGATCGGGATTTTATCAAATCCTGTACATCGTTAAGGAAGATCCAGATCAAGGAAAGGTTAAAAAAATCGGATTTATATAATAATGTCTTACGTTTCCTTGATTTTAATGGATTTTATAATGTATCTTTGAATCACCATGACAGAGGTACGTTAAAAAGCATGGAGATGTCGTTGCCGGAAGGTCAGGTAAGGGATCTTCTGTTTGACGTGGCTATCGAGTCCGGTGACAGTAGCATGAGAAACCTTTTCTATCTGGATAGACAGGATAGGATGATGGATGCCGGGTTTTACAGGTATCTGTACCAAAGGAATCCGGGCCTGCTCCGGGAGGTCAACGGCGGTGTCGAGGCGAGACCGGACGGTTCGTTCTTGGCTCGTGGGAGGTATGATGATTTCGTGTCATTCCAATCCGGTTTATATGAGAAGGTAGGTGAGACGGTTGATGGTGCGATATACAGGTTCGTTGATGATCTTATATACTCCGATCCATCATCATATCAAGAAAATATGGTACGAAGGATGGGTGATGTTACGGTAAGGAGTGACGATAATCGCCTGTCAAGGATAGAGGATAATCCCTCATCCAGTAAGATAATTAATGAATACACTGCTAATACAAATAAGTTGATGCGAGATTTTTCGTGTAGTTAAGGTGATTATATACCAGTTTACACCAGTATAATTTGACGCTTCACGGCCCCGGCTACTGCCAGCGACTCCACGTCCCCTACCCGGTTCACCACCGGTGACGTATTTTATTGGGTTAGAAGATTTTGTTTTTCTAACCCAAATTTCTTTATATTCCTAGCGGCAAGAAGATCCCTATCATTTACGGCACCACAAGAAGGGCAAGTCCAGATACGATCGGATAATTTAAGATCTCGATGTATGTATCCGCATACGCAGTTCAATATCTTGAGCGCTAAGATTGATGCTCAAACAACCTTGATTAATGATAAATTCTGTCAATTGGAAATGCGTGAGATGCAGAATACGATCAATCAGTTGCGTGATGAAAGGTCGGCTTACCAAGCCTCCGCGTTGACTCAGCAACAGACTCAGAATTTGATCAACCAGTTGAGACCTACCCCTGTGCCGGCTTATCCTTCATGCTCTCCTTACCAGACTTATGGATGGGGTCAAGCATTTTATGGAGGTAATTACGGATGTGGGTGCAACAATGGATGCTGCAACAACGGAAACGCTGCTATTTAACTCTATAAAGGAAGGAGGCTATTATGGCTTGTGTTTCTAAAATAGGGTCTCTTTATGAGTTGGTCACGAAGAACGTGGTAGTGACTACTACCAACACCATCTTCGGCATCAACCCAAGGATATGGCTGTCCTTGCCATGCGAGGGCCTTCTGCTGCTGAAAATCCGGCAGGTGGTTCCGACAACAGGCGAGACATTGCCAGTGCAGATAGCTATTCCAGCGAACAGCACCGTATCCACGGTAGGTGATGACACATGCTGCCCGGTAACCGGCGTGGCTGTGGTGAATCCGATCAACGTGGCTGTGACCGGAGCGGCTATGGTTAACAACACCGAACGCCTTGTTTATTTCAACAAGGTAAGGGGTGTATTGAGGCTCATGGATTGCTGTGTGCCTACAACTTCCGCCTCGGCGTCGGAGACGACTGTTGATGAGGGATAGGTTAGATTGGATGTCTAATGGGAGGGTATTCCCTCCCGCTTAAAAATCGAGATATGTTTAGAGACTTAAAGAAAGGATTTCAAGTATATACGCTGGATACGTCCGATGTTCCGGTGTTCAGGATGGGGAATGTGGTTAACGTGTCCGAGCCTAGGTTCCAGCAACCCCAGATGGGTCAGATGGGGCAATATCAGCAACTACAGGATAGGGTGATAGACCTTACCGTGGAGATAAACGGGTCTTCCATGACCTATGTCGTACCGGAGAGCAGGGATGTCGCTATGTCCAATAACATAACTTTGGCCTGCTCGGTCGATCCGATCATGAACCAGCTTAACGCCGCTAAGAGAACCAGCTCCGATATTCTCGATAGTATCGATAAGCATAGGAGGACACTAGAGGCTTGTGATTCGATCCTTGAGGAAATCAATCCGGCTTTTAAGCAGACTAAGGATCAAGACCGGAAGATCAAGAATCTTGAGGAGAAAGTCGATAGGATGGGATCCTCTTTCGATGAGCTAAAAGAGTTGTTAATTAAAAAATTAGGTTAAGATGAGAGTTATAGATTTAGGCGGCGGTCACGAAGAGGACTACAATGACGAGATCTACGATCGTAGAGGCGGCCGTGGACGTAGCAGACGTTCGGATGGGACTTACATGGGTTATGGTGGTGGAATATACGACCACTATGGCAAGGAGCATGACGGCAGAATGGATGAGCTAGAACGCCGTGAGCGTGATCTTGAAAGACGCGAGAGGGAGCTGGAACGTGACGAGCGTGAGCTTGAGAAACGCGAGAGACTCCATGAACGTGAGGACGAGATGTATCGCAGGGGATGGTTCGGTGAGCGTGGCATCCGTGACGAGTTCGATGGTACCGAGCCGTATATGCGCAGGGGACGCAGGAGTCGTTACTACTGAGGAGCAGACGCCGATGACCCGGATTATAAGCGGTATATAGACACCCATGGATATCACTTTTCCAAGGAGCTGGCTAGGGAAGCCGCTGACAAGATGCTTAACGCCGACGGGTCCAAGAGAAGATGGACGATGGAGGACGCTAAGCAGATGTTCGATAAATGCGGGGCCAAGAAACCTGATAACGCCACTTGGGGAGATATCCAATACCTGTTCGCTATGTTCTATAGCGACTACTTTCCTAAGGTATTGGATTGCGACCAGAAAATAGTCAAGGCTGTCTTGGCTTATCTGGAAGACCCTGACGCCCCGGAAGGGACGGCGTTCGTAAGGTATCTGGCGGTGCGGTGCTTCGTCGGTGACACAATCAAATGGAGTGATATGATTTAGTTTGATACAACGTTGGAGAACCCTGTCGGCAATAGAATACCGATAGGGTTTCTTTTTGACCGTAGCCTTATTATGATTACATTTGTTCGAGGTAGATCTTTTGTTCATAGGAAGGGTGGGCGGGAATGAAAAAAGGCATCCTCACGGACACCCTTCCCCTTTGGTTGAAAATCACTTAAAACATTATGAGTTACTACACTGCAAATATAGATAAATAAACATAAATAGCAATGGCTAAAGGACATTATTGGATAGAGCCTGTGGATCAGACGTTAAACGATTTTCAGTTTTATAAGGCCCGTATCGTAGGCGATCCTGAATATGACGAGAAACATCATCGAGTTATATTGAGGACTGATAAGTATTTCCCCGTTGGGAGTATCTTTCATGTCCTTAATGATAAGGAGATGTTTGTTATTGAACGGAAATTCAAAATCTGGGGCAATAAATATGTCATAAGACCTTGTGAGGGTGAATGGGAATGGGAGTCTGTTCAGAAACTTAAAGACAAGGCTATTATATTCCGTGCCGGGTTCCTGCATGGGAACGGCAGCTTCTAACACCTGCCCGTATCTACCCCCCCCTCGATTTCTTGGTGTTTATGTATATAGTTATATTTGAGCAAAAAATAAGTTTGATATGGAAGATTTTCAAGGTAAATACAATGGCAAGCAGATAGAGCAGCTTTTGGATAAGGCTAATGATATTGATCTTACCAAATATGCTCTTAAGACGGATAATGCCCCTACCGCCACGAAATTACAGGCGGCTAGGACCATAGCGCTGTCCGGGGCTGTTACCGGTAGTGTTTCATCGGACTTCGGAAGCAACGTAACTATCTCCACGACATTGGCTAATTTTGATGCCTCTAAGATCGCGTCCGGAACCATCAGTATAGATAGGTTGCCTAAGGCGGCTTTGGAGAGATTGATCGTGGTAGCTGACGATACGGCCAGATTTGCCCTTACCACCGCTACGGCTCAAAGTGGTGATACGGTAAAGGTAACGTCTACAGGTAAGATGTATCTGATAAAAGACGAGTCTAAATTAAGCAGTGAGGATGGATATGAGCCTTACACGGCCAGTCAGGCTTCCTCCGTGCCTTGGTCCGGGGTTACGGGCAAACCAAGTACCTTCACCCCTCCCACGTCCTCCGCTACCGTTCTTGGCGGTATTAAGGTAGGATATACGACTTCCGGGAAGAACTATAAGGTGCAACTGGATTCGTCCGGCAACGCTTACGTCAATGTCCCATGGACAGATAATAATACCACGTACAATCAAGCCACGGCTGATACTTTAGGATTGGTTAAGATCGGTTACGATACTAGTGGCAAGAATTACGCCGTGGTGTTAGACGGTAATGGGAAGATGTATGTAAATGTTCCTTGGACTGATAATAACACGACTTATGCTCAAGCCACGAGCGATAAGTTGGGTCTTGTTAAGATCGGATACTCTGCAACTGGGAAGAACTATCCCGTTGTTCTTGACGGTAGTGGTAAGATGTATGTGAATGTTCCGTGGACGGACACCAACACCACATATTCCAATATGGGGGCGGCTACTTCCTCTGCCGCAGGAAAGGCCGGTTTGGTCCCTGCTCCTGCCGCCGGAGCGCAAGGTAAGTATCTTCGTGGTGATGGAACGTGGCAGACACCTCCTAACACTACATATAGCAACATGGGCGGAGCGACGTCCTCAGCCGCAGGATCGGCGGGATTGGTACCAGCGCCGGCTGCCGGCAAGCAAGCGTCGTTTTTGCGTGGTGATGGCACATGGGTGGTTCCGACAAATACCACATACGCTAAGGCTAATACCACGACCTTAGGATTGGTGATGATCGGATATGCGGAGAATGGCAAGAATTATCCGGTGGAGCTGGATGGTAGTGGGAAGATGTTCGTCAACGTGCCTTGGACGGATACTAATACAACGTATGGTGTTGTGGGAGCTAATGGATCAACAGGTCTTGTAAAGAACGGAAGTACCGTGACAAGCGCTTCTGGCTATATCGCCTGTCCTATTGTCAGTGGTGTCCCTTATTATAAAGACACTAATACCACTTACGCCAATATGAAGGCAGCTACGGCTTCCGCCGCCGGTGCTGCGGGATTGGTTCCGGCTCCCGCTGCGGGCAAACAGACATCCTTCCTTCGTGGCGATGGTACATGGGTCGTACCTACCAATACCACATACGGATTGGCCTCTACTACAGCCAACGGCTTATTGAGACAGCTTAATGGTAGCACCTCTAATTTTATGCGTGGAGATGGTACATGGGCTACCCCTCCTAACACGACATATGCCGTAGCCAACGAGTCCACTAACGGTTTGATGGCGGCCGCCGATAAGAAGACCATGAATAGGCTTATAGGAGTTAATACGGTCACGACATTAGCTAACCTGCCTATTAGCAAGAGAAGTATCACGGCTACGTTATCAGCCGCTACCACCCTATCCGTGCAGTCAGGGATGCAGATAGGGGAGGAGCTGATGATCAGGTGCGTCCCGTCGGCGGCCTTCACGCAGGCTATACCCAACTCCGGGGATTATGTCAGCATGAGCGGAACTTCTATATCCACTACGGCCAACAAGCCTTTCGAGATAAATATCTGGTGTTACGCTTCAGGTAAGTATAGCATCGCCGTTAAAGAACAAGATTAAAGAACAGATTATGGCATATACATATATAAACAGGGAAATATATCCCAATCAATTAGTTCAGGACGATCCGCTTGATGATAATTACGCCAAGGGCTATAGTTATGATGATTACATTAACGGGAATCCCGCCCCATGGATAGAGCTTGGGGAGGAGCAATTGGCGTTCAAGGAGGCCAATCCTAAAGCTACGGTTAAGGAAATTATCGAGGCTAAATTGGATGACTCAAGGCTTCTTAATGAGGAGAAATCGGCTAAGTATGAGGAGATCAGGACTTATGAGAATAATAATCTTCATGAGTTTTTCTTGGATGACCAAAATATCTATATCCCTGAATATGATAGGAATAACGCTTTGTCTGATGGGGCTATAGCTGGTAAGATAACGATCATAGGTCTGGAGTTTGATATGACGGAAGGCAAGATCTTGATCGGGATGATGGATAAGTATGATAATGACCTGATGTCGGCGTTAGGAGTCAAACAGAGGGAAGTAAGCTTAGCCACTACCGTAGAGCAGGTGAGGGCTATTGACGCTCAGTCCGGCTATCCAAATAAGGTAAATATCACCATGACTTATGTCCGGCAACAGGCAAAGGAGAAAGATGCCTCCGATCCTCAGAAAGTGGCTGTCAGATTCTCCAGAATGGTGGTTAATAACAAGGCTATATCTTTATCCCCTAACGAGAAATTGGATGTTAAGGTCCTATTCCCTATATGGGGACAAGAGGGAGCGGAGTTCGGGTTGTCGGTGGATGCCGGATTCTGCCTCAGGGTGGTTAAGGACGATACGGATATCCTTTATGAGGTTATTCAACAACATACATTATCAAAGGAATGGGAACCCGGATTGGATACGGCTTCCTTATACAAGGTCATTGATAAGGAGCATGCCGGGACCATAGGGGATCCTATCCCGTATTTCCCTCCAATGGAGATATTCAAGGATAAGTATTATATCCAGAACGCTGATGTATATAAGTGTACTAGGGATAGCGGAACTCCTCTTAGTCATAATCTAAAGGACTTAGTAGGGTTGTATGTTGAGGTTGTACAGGGCTAGTCGTATCTACCCCCCCCTATATTTGGCTTGTGATATGATACAAGTTATTTTTGGCATAATAAAATGACATTTGTAAATATATTTAAGTATGGCATCACAAAAATTCGGTTTCGTAACCGTCGATCCGGTATCAGGATCAGGAGATCAGGCGGTTAATTTCTCCGGTGAGAAACACACCGGTCGTCTTCAACGCACTATCAACCTTACGGTCACCACGAACGGCGGGGCCAAGAAGGCGTTGGTAGTTAATCAGGCAGCGGCTGCTGAGGTGGTAAGATCAGACAGCCCTAACGCTTCCGTACAAAAGACAGGCGGTAATGTTACCATCACCGGTAAGTCTAACAGTACTAAGCTTACGTTCGCGGTCACGCCGGCTGAGGAGAACGGGCTTACGTTACAGCTCCCGGCTAACTACACGGCGGCTGGAAAGACTACGGCTAACGGAGCGGTTATCGCCGACGATCCCGGAGCCGCTGGCGAGTTCGTTTGGAGCATCACGATCTCGGACGTACCGGCCAACGTCACGATCGAGGAACTGACAGCTACATTGAAGGTAACTGCCGCTGGTGGCCAGATAGCCAACGTGACGGTAACGCAAGCCGCTGGAGACTCTACTATCGAGCTTGACAAGGAGACTATTAACTTGGATGTAAATGGTACTCAACAGACGGTTAACGTAACATCTAATGACAGCTGGACATGGGCGCAAGCTGCGGCTAGAACCGTATTGAGAATGATGGGACGATAATCAGTTTCTTTTCTCTTACTCAGACCCCGATCGACTAAAGCCGGTTGGGGTTCTCTTGTTTTATTATCTTTGTGGGTAGATGATAATTAAAAGACATAATTATGAGTGATTTGAATATTAATTGGAAGGACGGGGTAGGCGAGGTAACGGACCAGCCTCTGACCGTCAGCCCGGGGTCCGGGACCGGTAACGCCGCCGTTTCTTTTGGCTCGGTAATGAACAAAGGTCTTGACCGTACCCTTGAGTTGGAGATAACAACCCCCAAAGGCGTTAAAAAGACGCTTGCGGTGAATCAGGAGGGATGTAGGCAAGCTTATATCACGAGCGACGGGAAACGGTGGCTGACTAGCGACAATCGGGTGTATGGGGTGTTGAAGAGTGACGCCCCGTGTCAGTGTAATGGTACTTGCCTTATCTCTTATATCCGCCCTGATGGAAGTATAACGTACACACCTTCCAGTGATTGTATAGGTGTTGTCCTTAACGCTCAAGGTAAGAGATTTATGATTGAGAAATATGAGCATCTTAATGAAAGCTACGTAACAGCTGGGTCCGGGAAGAACAGCACTTACTCTTTTTATTGGGGTGAATATGGTACGGATCAGACCGGCATTACAAATTATGACAAAGTAGATGGAAGTAATGGTTCCGGTTACCTAAAATCGGAGTCGGGTTCATACAATGGTACTCCTAACCTTTCGGCAAATGTTATTGCCTGGACAAACGGGGCTTTATCTGATTGGGATGGGAAAGCGAATTCCAATGTATTAAAAGGGGTGACTACCGGTGGCGGTTCTTATACTTCCTATGCGACAGCCGGTCATGTACTTAATACGTTCTTAGCTAGTGCTGACGCTAAAGGATATGATGATTGGTATATCCCATCATGTGGTCAGCTTTCATTGATATGTATGCACTTAATTAGCGTCAATAACGCATTATCGGCTATTGGTGGACAACAATTCAATACTCCCGCCCTCTATTGGTCTAGTTCAGAGTATAGCTCCAACTACGGATGGAGCGTGTACTTCGGCACTGGCGGCGTGAGCGGCAGCGATAAGAGCTTACGCTATCGTGTGCGGTTCGTCCGGGACATTTTACCATAAAACGGTTTTGTTTTTACAAAATTTGTAATTACATTTGTGGCGCATGTCCATCACCATGCTTTTCGTCGCTAATTTATTATAAGGGATACCGGTCTGTGATGGGATCGGCATCCCTCTGTTTTTTTTTAATATGGAGAAGATAAATGTTTTCGATGTTCAGGTTCCTGATGGGAGACAAATCAGTTGTATATCGTATAATAAGGTTACTTATTTTGATCTTGACGATATATGTAAGTTATGTTTTGACTCATATGACCTACATGATGTGGCTGACACTAAGGTAATGAGTGAGTTCCTGCACCGTGAGGGTGGTCGTTATTGGACTACGATAGATGGCGTAAGGCAGTTGTATCGTAGGATTGAGTGCAAGATGTGTTTTGAGGTTATAGAAAAATTAAAAAAATTATGAGAGAGCAGGAATTTGATTTCGTGGTATATCCGTTGAAGTTGATTATCACGGTAGGATTGGATTACGAGACGTTATGTAACCGTTTCGAGAACATGGAGCCGGATCATAAGGGAGAATGGGGTGATAAGGATGATATGGATAAGGAAGCGTCTTTCGTGAATCTGGTAAGGGATAGGGACGATGATGGTAAATTCGCCATACTTTGGAATTTTTCAAGCGACGATGATATAATGATGAGAAATATATGTCATGAGTCGTTCCATATAGCCATGAGCGTGTGTCAGTTCTGTAATATGTCGCTTGGATTTAAGGTCGGGGAGGATGAACATGCGGCGTATATAGCCGGCTTCGCTGGTGATTGTGTTAGCGAGTTCATCAATAGTAAGAATACGGATTAAGCCATAAATTATATAAGGAACACAAGAATATCAGCCTCCGCTTATTTGTGGGGGCTTTTTGTTTATCTTTGTCAAAAACATGAAGTTATGTCGAGTTGCGTAATTAAAAGGAATAAGGAAGGTAAGATAACCCGTGTCTTGACCCCTTCCGGCGAGGTATCCACCTTGTTCGATAAGATAGCGGGTATAGCCGCCGTAAGTGACCTTAATAAGGCCGCTGAGGCTTATATGACTATTTATAACGATAAGTTCAGGTCTAAGTTCGGAGACTGGACGAGATCCGTGCCAAGAAATAAGGAGGCTGCCAGATCCATAAGCGCCAGACTTAGCGCCAGCGAGTGGGGGCAACTTATGTCAGCCAAGGTCCTGTCCGCCATAAGCGACATGGATGCCCCAGCGTTGGCCAGAAACCTTGGGAATAGCGACAGTGTCGTGGCTTATCTTACCTCCGGAGAGGTAGGTGATGTCAATGATATGGCTGTGGTAGATACATCCACGGTACAGGAGGTGGATCTGGATTCCATAAACGAGGATAATATTGGCGATACGATACTGAAAGAGGCGTCATGGGATGATATAAGGGCTATCAGGGAGAATATAGATATTAAGGAGACAGCCCGTATGTTATGGAAGGCCGTTGAAAGCGCTTTTACCGGGCAACGACCTAATATCAGGGTGAAGGGTGGAAATATAGATGGTGAGATCATATTTTCTGGTAATGTCTTGCCTTTAAATGATATCGAGAATTATACGCCTCCATTTTCAAGATTGGTATATGATTCCGGTGAGCCTCGCCTGTTCTTTAGATCGGATGATGGCAAGGTATATGATACTTACGCCAACGCCATAAAAGGCTCGTCCGGCGGGCGGGTCGAGGCCGGGTTCTTGGCCGGCAGTGTCGAGGAGGGCGACGTCCCGTCTGGTACGGCTGACATCTCCTTTGGCTCGTCCTCCATAACCCTTAACAACAGTGATTCGTTCATCCCGGTCCTTGGTATCAGCTCAGGCTCTAATATAAGCACTCGTGGAGGGTTTGTCAATTACCTTATCAAGAAAGGTCTGTTGAGCGGGGAGCGTATAAGGTTAGGGGATAGGTATTATCTTACCGGAGCCGGCAACTCTGATGGTCTTAAGATCTATAACGCTATGGACGCCTTGTCTAGACTAAGGAACAGGTTTGGTAGTATGTCTTCTGAGATGAACGTATTAGGCTCCATCGGTTTTGATACGGAGGTAAATAACGATCTTGATCTTATCACGACATCAGGGGAGAAGGTTACGGTAAGCAGATCGGAGATCAAGGGCATGTTAAGGCAAGGTAAGTTTGAGGAGCTTAATAATAAGTATGATGGGTTCATGGAGCTAGCCTTGTCGTTGATGATGGAGGATAACGCCTTGTACGGAAGTAATGTCCGTGGGGTTATTGAGAATGAGAAGGCGGAGGATCTTCAGAACAGGACTGATATCACCAACATCTTATCCACGTTAGGTATTCGGGTGATGGGTATGTCTGAGTATATGGATAAGTATAAGATGCGTAATGGTGTCGAGCCTTCGGCTAGGGCCTTATCCGATATGGCTAATGGGGTTATTGCCCTGGCTGAGGGAGCTACGGTAGAGGATCTTAATGAGGAGGTGGCTCACTTCTTGATCGATACTTATCGTAACCAACAGGAGATTGACGAGGTTCTGGACTCTGTTGTCGGCACGCCATTATGGAATCAATTTGCCGGTCGTTACTATGAGGTGTATGGGAAGGAATACCAAGGGGAGGAACTGGATCGGATGGTGAAGCGGGAGATCCTAGGTAAGACGTTGGCCCAGCGGTTCGTACCGGGCATGGAACAGGCGGTGGAGGATCTGGCCTCGTCCGAGGACGCCCAGCTCTCCTTGTTTGGCAGGATAATCCGGGCTATACGGAATTTCTTCTCTACTCAAAGATCAGACTTGAATAAGGTTCTTGATAGGATAAAGGAGTCGGCGTTAGCTGATGATCCAAGCGCATTTGACGTGCTTCTGTTAAAGGATAGCGACCATCTCATGTACTCATTATCGGATGTTGATGTGGCTAATAAGTTGATCAAGAACGGGAGGTCATTGGAAAGGCTATACACTAGGTTACAGAGGATGAGGTCAAGCCAAAGCCAGAGGATCGGTGAGAGTATCTCCCTTCTCCGTGATATAGGCGAGAAGGTAAGACAAGTCGGGGGTGAGCTAAATAAGAATAACAATCTATTATCCACCAAGAGCGTCATAGCGACCGCCAAGGCTGAGGTGGAGTATTTGGTCACTGTCGCCAGTAGCCTACGTAAGAGCGGAAAAGGATTGGATTATGAGACGATACAGGTTATCGATAACGTATATGGGGAGATAGTTCCTTTGATCAGGAACCTTCGTGGATTCGTCAATAATCAGGCGGCTGATTATTATGGCAGCAATAAGGTTGGCATGGTAGAGGATATGGATGATATATTACGTATGGCTGAGACATCCATGTCTGATATAAATGCTCTTCGAAGTGATCGTAATGAGGACTGGCTGGATGGACAGCTCAGGATGTTTAATATCCCGGAAAGATATTGGAATGGGATAAAGAAGTTGATAAATAACATCCATAAGGATATCAATGTCATGTCCCGGTTCTTTGGCACGCTGGAGCATAGTGGTAACGCTATTTTAGGTATGTTAGGCCAACGTCTAGCCAAGGCTCATAGTGAAGCCCATACCGAAGGTATATCTAATATCAATAAGATGACTAGGATGATGAAAGAGCGTGGATGGGGGATAAAGGATAATGAGGATCTTATACAGAAGATAAATGGGAAGAACTCGGATTACCTTGACTCGTCCCGTGATTTCGCCAAATACGATTTACTATACAGGACCGAGCAGGCTAAGGCTATTATCGATATATATGATCTTAAGAATGTTACGGGTAAGACCGAGAAACAACTTATCGATCTTCTTCTATCCGATAGAGGTCTTAAGGTGAAGACCCGTGACGACATAGTAGGATATGACGGGGATAAGCCTATTACGAAGGAGGTATATCATGTATTCAAACCTACCATCCAGAATTTTGATATCTCGAACATGACGTTCGAGGATCAGCAACGGTATCTGGATACGATAAATAAGTGGTTGGATGAGAACCGAGAGAAACCTATGGTGCAGGCTTATTACGATAAGATCGAGAAAGTTAATAAGAAGGTCGAGGAAAGACTGGGTCGTAGGGTATCGCAAGCCACGTCCGATTTCATGACCCGTATCCGCAGGAGCCGGTATGTGGCTATGGATAAGTTCGTGAGGAACGGGAAGGTCGATTGGAAGGCGTTTCAATCCGATCCTATAGCTTGGAGATCTTATCTGGATATTTTACGTGACAGGGCTATAGCCAAGAGCGAGTGGTATTCCGATGGGACACCAAAGGAAGAGGGATCCGAGGCTCTGATGATGTCCGAGGAGATCAAGGCATGGGACGAGGCGTGGGCCGAGGAGTTCGGGAATACCAACGAGGGTCGTAAGGCTTCCGCCGAGTTCAAGGAGATACTTCGTGGGATAGAGCGGTCCGAGGGAGGCAAGGCTGCGTTTGAGTTCCTGCTAGCTGGCGGTCATCTTGGCTTCTCCAAGGATATGTGGGGATCAGAGGAGGGTGATTATTACGAGAATCTGGTTGATAAGATCACGGAGCAATCTGTATCATCATCAAGGATAGAGAAGGTAGAGGAGGCGATGGCGACAATAAACGAGATCAATGACCAGCTAAGGCCCTTGCTTATCCAGTACCGGGATAGCACGAGATACGGGGAATATGATTTCGATAGGTTACGTGGATCCGCCTCATTAAGAAAGATAAACGAGTTATATGATCGTCTGGCTGAGGCTAAGAGCGTTATTAACGCCGCCGCTTCCGCTGAGGCTATTGAGATGGATATGCCTGATACGGTGGAGAGTGGAGTCACGGATTCTTACCGTAACGCTTTAAGGGATGCCATGGCATACGACAAGAGTATGGATGAGATTAAATTCGCCAAGGAACATATGTCTGCCCGCTCCCGGAGTCAGGTGGATAGGATGGCCGCTAAGCTATCTAGGAAGAACCCGTCATGGACGACCGTGGAGGTATCGTTTTTGAGAAGGAAATACGGTCCTGACTTCAATAATAAGCTAGCTAACGACATAGCGATGGGTAAGACTGATAAGATCCTTGTCGAGTACGCCAGAACCCGGTTGTATCCTTATATGAGGAAATACTCTCCCAAGGGATATTCTGATTTCGTCAGGAAGATAAATAACGGTACGTATAAGGTATCCGAGTTCTTTGATGCCATAGAAAATGGTATATCCGAGAAAGAGAGCGTATCCCGTTTCGGGTTCGATATTAATATGATTGATCTGACGATCAACAACCAGTGGCTTGATGAGGCCGATGCCGAGAGTTCTTTCCGTAATCCTAATTATAATCCCGATCTGGGTTATGGGTATCATACGCCTAGGTTCGATAAGTACAAGAACGAGGCTTTTTTCAAGAAATACGGTATTACCAACGAAGGGGAGGAAGCTACGATCAATAAGGATAAGTGGGAGATGAGGAAGGAGCTGCTTAACATAAGTCGTAAGGCTATGGAGGATTATGATGAGCGATTCCGGAACATCTACCAAATACCACAGATATCCAAGGGCGGCGTGGAGAGGATGGTGCAGGCCGGGGTTGACCCGAAGGCGGCCATCGGCAACGCCGTACGTGATATCGTTGGCGAGAGGGTGGATGACCCTATACATGGTCAGGGACAAGACCTAGGAGGGCTTGATGAGAACGATAACAAATATCGTATGATCCCCAAATACTATCTTAGTAAGTTGGAGAACGCCGATGACGTGTCCCATGACTTCGCCTACTCCTATTCCATGTTATCCTTACAAGCGACCTCTTACAAGTATAAGAGGGCGGCCTTGGATGATGTCATGGGATACAGGAACATGATGCTGGAGACGCAATACGACGGCGGTAAGAACCCGGAGGCCACTCACGCCTATAGGATGTTTCAGGACTGGGTTAACGCCAGCATCTACGATGTCAGGATAAATAATAAGCGGGCGGAATGGAATATAGGTAATTATAAGGTCGATCTTAATAAGCTGGCTCTTATGTTTACCAAATTCGTATCCAAATCCAACCTAGGCTTCTCCCCGTTCGTAGCGGCTACCGGCGCCCTTACCGGGCAGGCCAACTTCCTTTTGGAGGGTATGGTAGGGCAGTATATAAGCAAGGACTCCATGAAATACGCCTATGGGGAAGCCCAGAAGCAGTTAAGCACGTACGTGTCGGAGATCGGGGATATAAACCGCACCAACAAGCTATATGTCGTTGGAGAGGCTCTAGGCGTGTTTAATGTCCGTAACCGTGTACGATCGGCGGCGTACAACAAGATCTGGAGAACCTTATTCCGGGATCTGCCGTTTAAGATGATGGAGGTTCTTAACTCCCCGTTGGATCCGCAGGTCATTATCTCGGTCATGGATGATACCCGCCTATACGAAGGTCAGTTCTGGTCATACTCCAATTTCAAGGAGATGATGATGAAAGACAGAAATATGTCCGCTAACGAGGCTAAACGCGATTGGGAGCGTTTAAGGGATTATTCTATGTGGAACATGGTAGATGTCAAGGACGGAAAGATCGTGGCTAAGAACGAGGCTAACAAGGATATTATAGACCGATATATACCCACCTTGTCCAGTAGGGTAAGGAGTATGGTGCAGATCTGTGACGGCGCCTTGAACGAGCAGAACCGGGTGGGGGCTAGCCGGAACGCTATCCTTAATATGGTGCTGCCTCATCGTGGATGGTTTATATTGGCCGTACAGCGGGCGTATAAGAAAGCCGGTTTCAATTTCCAAACCAACCAGTTTGAGGAAGGATATATGAGAACGTTATGGAGACTGGCCGGTAATGTCTATGGATCGATGTCCGAGGGCAGGATGGGAGAGGCATATGACGTGCTTAAGGAAGAGTATGATAAGCTTACCCCCTACGAGCAGATCAATATCAAGAGATCGATTATCAATATGGCGGTATTCGCTACCATGATAGCCATAGGACGGGCGTTGATGGGATATAGGGAGGATAATGAGGATAGCTGGTTCGGACAGTTCATTACCTATATCGGGTTCAGGACGATCAATGAGATCGCTTCCCAGACATCCCCGTTCATGGAGCTTAACGCCATAGATATGCTGCAAGATCCGCTGGTTACCGCCCGAAAGTTAGGCGATCTCACCGATCCTCGAAACTGGGTTCCGTTCGCTACCGTCCAGACCGGCGTGTATAAGGGAGAGAGCAAGCTATGGAGGCAGCTCATGAAGTTCTCGTTTGGTAAGCAATGGTATAATATCAAGACGGCTAGGGATATTAAGCAGACATCCGACTACTGGTTGATGACCAACGGCATGACGATGGGATTCTTCTTAGGAGGTAGGGATAAGGACGAGTCCGGTGAGGACGCTAATTGGTACTTTGACAGGGGAAGATAACTGATAGGTGATTATATACCATTTGGTGCAAGGTTGTATATAATTACCGATATTTATTATAAAGTTTTTACCCAAAATGGTAAAAACCTTACTGAGGGAAGATCAACAATTGTATGTATGATAACTGCGTTTTGCATTGAATGTTTGATAACAAGGAAAGAAAGATGAGCATAAATAAATAGTTATACTATTGATGCTTAATGTAATCCGAAAATGGATTTACATAATAATAGAAGGATAGGCGATTATCACCCTATCCTTCTACTGTTATCAGCCCTTATACTTATCCACAAAATCATCCACATCCATATACTCACACCCGAAGTTTTCCGCCGTCTTCTTATCGGAGTCGGAGAACTGCCCTTCTTTTCCGGAAGCGTCCCCGATCATCAAGATAGTATCGTATACGATCTTTTCTTCCTCATCTTCATCGTTATTCATGTATTCGATGAAATCCATATACTCTTTTATCATCCCTATATTTGGCTTCCTATTGGCATTGCGCTTATTATTGCTGTCACAGTAATAAGCGCTTACGGATATATCCGTGTAATCTTCCAAGGCGTTTGATATGTAATCGAATTTATACTCAAACATCTCTCTGTCTACGAATCCTTTTTCTATACCTCCTTGATTTGATATTATCAGTATATCATCAGGAGCGTAATTCTTGATAGCCTCAAACACGTCGAGTTTGATTTTCATATCCCATATACCTTTAGGGAATGTATTCCCTGATACCGTCTCAATCAGTGTCCCGTCTAAATCTGTTATTAACAATTTGCATTTTTTCATGATTAAAAATTTAAATAATATATAATTACCATAATTATTTATTTTTATTATCTTGCCTAAGGTAAATCTCTATGATTTATAAGAATTATACGCAAGTAATATATCCTCATTGTCTACCCAGCTCCCATTAAGGTTGCCGTTTGGATGAAAAATCATTTCAAACACCACATCATTGGCAATTTGTTTTTGCTCATACAGTTTTACGAGATTTGCGCTTTCGCTTACCATATCTATACCTTGATATTTATATACCTCTACATAGTAGTAGTATCCAAGTAATTGTTTTATAGGGGTAAATCTATTGTCTTTATCAATACACTTCCATATGTCATTCAGATATACTTTGTTATTCTTGAGATAAGCCATTTTATCATGATTTTTCATTGCCTGCTCATCATAGTCCATCGTCTCACGGAATATGACATTGTCAATATAGAGACTATTATAATAGTCAAGATAACGTATAATTCCATTCATGTCATTTATTCCCTCTTTTAGCAGTAAACAGCTCATGCGTGGACGGAGATTGTTGGCTTTAGCGAATATAGCTATACGGGCAATATCATCGTTGCTACAATATCCGTTCTCATATTGCATAATGTGTTTGTTTATCTCCTCGTCAAAATGAGCTTTACTGATATTGAGATGCTGGAAATGGTTATCCGTGATATGTTGCAGTATCGACTTACCCTCCACGATATCAAACAGGCCTGATCCGTTTGTAGTCAATGTTCTTTTCCTGTAGCCATATTTTTCGATAAGCCTCAGGATTGGCACGAGTCTTCTTGATTTTGTAGGCTCCCCTCCTGTGATTGATATCGAAGGATTAAGCGGTCTAAGCCTGTTAAGTATATCGTCAAGTCTGGACAGATACTCATCATCAGACGCTATCTTGCTTTTCTTATACATTTTCCCCTTGTTCTCGAACCTAAGCTGGGCAACACAGAATTTGCAATTGGCGTTGCAGTAATCGTCAGTAAAGATACTTAGGTTAACGTTCGAATACACCCTGCGCCTTTTCCCGTCAAAGTCAAAATCATTAAACGTATATTCGTCAACATTGAAGCATTCTTGCCTCTTCTCTCGTATATTTTGAAATTTCAATGCATTCATTTTATTATAATTTAGATTCATGTTTTGCCCTCTCTTCCAAATTATGTCCAAAACACTCGCCATCAGAAGCGTAACAACGCCATTCATCATACACGTCGTTTATCCTCAAAGGTGGAAGAGATTTGTCATTTTCAGCCCTGCCGTAGGAGTTAAATAGGTGGAAGCTTGATATGTCTATCATCTCTTGAGGTAGTTCGTCCTTAAGCGTATCTAGCTCCTTATCGGTATATCCTCTTACGTTTATGGCAAAATTCACATATGGTATAAACTCACAAGCCGAGATGATGTTCTTGAGATAATTGGCGAATTTAATGACAAACTTATGGTTGAATACCGTTTTAAGGTAGGTGTTGTAAGATAACTTCACGGTTATCCTCTTCTTGTTCCTTACCGCTATTTCGACGATCTTGTCGATATGCCTGTCGAGCATGAAGGCATTGGTGTCTATCACGACCTCTTCCACCTTTTCGAGCGTGGAGATATATTCCATGAATAAATAAAATTGCGGATGCGTGGTAGGCTCTCCTCCTTCTAGTTGCACGATATATGGTACATCCATATCTTTCATGATTTTATGGATAGTATCAAAGTTCATGAATGATTGCTTTTTGCTGTCTGATTTCATACAACAAAATGGGCAACATACATCACAATGGTTTGTGATATTTATGTATAACTTATTTCCACGTATCATTACCAATCTCCTCCATTTTTCTTATAATCTCCTTATATTTAAGGTTGTATATAATCACCATATCTTATAATAAATATTCCTCTATTTTTTTAGCCATGTCAATAAGCATTTCGCATTTAAGGTCGTTAAACTCCCTACAAAATCTCATTTCCTCCTCATGTTTTTCCTCTGGCGATCTGCTGTCGTTTATACTATAACATGGCGATGAATATACTGGGATAGGTTTCATGGCCTCTATAGCCAATTTAATAGCCTTTTCTTTGATATCGCTCATACCATTTTCTTTTTGCTCCCAGATCATGCCGCTATGAAGGCAATTAGGATCATTAGCATGATCTATTGAACAAATCCCTTTGTCGTAAAAACAACATCCCGTACAACTCTCTTCTTCTATCTCAGGGATAGCTATGTATTCTTTCCCTTTATATATTTTAACTTCTCCTCTTCTTATCTTATTCATCTTATCAGATTTTTGTATCCTACTTTCTTCATCTGCTCTTCGGTAGCTTTCTCCTTCGGGAACTTCCCGTGCCATTTACCGGGCACCACGACATCACGGCCGTCTGGGGAGGTAGCTAGCCTCCCGCATTCGCTGCACAGCCCCATACCCTTGTACGGCTGTAGTTCCTTGGCATAGTCGAATTTATCGACCATATACTCGTTTGTCAACATCCAGTAACTAGACGTAGCGGTATTATCAACGCAACCGCATTTAGCGCATACAAATAAGCTCATATTTCAGTATCGTTAAATATCGTTATCCTTATCATCGTCAACCCTCTCCACCTTAATCGTCCCCATATCGCCTGAAGGTAACGTCATGTCGCTATACACGTTATTCCAGTTCTCGTCAATAGCCAATTGATGCAGTATTGATCTATATATCTGGTAGGTATTTCCGATAAGTCTCTTTCTATTGATCATATCCTTACTACCTCCATCATACCCTATATGTTCATAGTCTTCGAGATCCGGGAACAGCCTTCTTCTTATAGCCATCGAGTTGTTTGCTATAAAGCTTCTTATCCCCAGCGACTCCGTCCTGTCCATATCATCTATCAAAGTTTCCGTGGTATGCTGAAGATCCATGTCTCCGGCTGCGTATCTGCTTATGTCTTCCACGCACCGGGATATCAGCATCAGTTGTTCCCTTGTTAGGGTTATTTTGTAAAGTTGCTTGTTGTTTATAACCATCTATTTGTTCTTTATATTAATTACTTCCATTTTATACTTCTCTGGGTACTCTAGACATGTGCGTACTACTAAAATAGAATCATTCAACATGGTTGCTTTATTACCCCTATCATCTACATAAACAGTTTTAGGATAATAATCAACATCTTCTTCTTTTTTTATCCTTACATCCTATCATGATAAGAGATAGGATAATAATACTTGCTTTAATCTTTGTCATAACAGCTCCATCCCATTCTTGTATATCACGTCTCCTTGTTTCATCTTGTCTATTTTATTAATCTCATTATCAATATAGCAAAGTTGGATATTATCCATACTATAGATATCCAGAATGTTATACTCAACATAAATCCTATATTCTTAGGTATAGGATCTATTCTTCTGAATGTTAAGATCATGTATATAAATGTCTTTATGTTCACAATTTACGATATTTTTCTATATAGTTAACTATTAAATCTTTAACTCCTTTTGGGACATCTACCAGTTTGAGATTACCTTGGAATATGTCCTTGCCGTACTCATCCATAATCTCCCCGAATGAAGGATTCATGACTCTTGTTGACATAGATATCGGTTGATCAGTGTCAAATTTGATAACGATCTTCTTTCCGCCGTTTATCGCCTTTTTAAAAGCCACGTAAAGCTTTCGGCCTTTTATTATATCACAATTTCCTTTCAGGATATTAGACATATGTATGACATGCTCTTTCTTCGCATCTCCGGGGTTGTCCATAAGCTTAAGATCTCCTCCGGTATCTCTCCATTTCCTGAAGCACGGGAAACATAGACCGTGATTTGCCTTGGCGTGTCTAGGTATCATCCTGCTGCTGCCGGCTGGGATCGTATCGCCACAGCAGATACACGTCCTATCCTTGTTGGTGCGCATCGGCACATAGCTCTTTATCGGGTATTCTTTTCTTTTATACATCTTCTTCTGTTTTCAAAATTATCATCACCATACTCATAATTAGGACAAGCTTTGTTGCTTGGACGCCTTACGTATGTTGTTTGTTTCCTATTATGTTTCCTGTTAGGGTTTATATAATGGTCACACACCTGCCAAATAGAACAACATACCTTGCCATATCTTTTCGCCCACTCCTGATCATGTAGATGTATACAAGTGGCGCAAGTCGGGTTCTTGAGCTTATCCCTGTTGTTATCTATAATATCTTTAATCTTATCGAGAATAACATACATATTCTCAATATCCATATCATTAAATTCATTTGGTACCGGGAGATACATTATCGAGCTTATATCTATATCTATTCCCTTTGACTTGTCGTAAGTCGATTTGTATTTCCTTACCATCAAATCTTTTAACTGATTTACCTTCTTCTCATATGTTCCCATGTCTCATTCGGTTTTCCATCCCTGTTTCCTTAATAAATCCACCATCATCCCTTTTATCTTAGGGCTAATGGCTTCGGTAAGTATATCAGCGGCCAAGTTAATAGAGAAGCTTGTCATTCTAGATTCTCCTATATACTTCTCGCTGGTAACTTCTTTCACATAGTCGTGAATATCCTTGATCATTTCATTTTGAGATCTTAGGAGATCCAGTATCTTATCGAGTTTATCATTCATCTTTTTTCTCGAATATACCTGACAATAACCAGAAGACCACTATCAAAAAGAAAAATAGCCCAAGAGCCTCATCCGGATAATCATGCATCGCCTCTAAGATACTTCTCATAACTTAACATCCATTTTACCGATTATACGATAGAAAATATCCCTAGTCAGCTCAATATCGTAAGTAGCGTCATGAAGCTTATTCTCGTCGATCTCAATACCCATAGTTCTGGCTACGGTCATCAACTTAAAGTTCTCCATATCGTTTCTTACACCCATCAGGAACGGTGTCACCATAACATATACATCCATACAGTTAGGATAGAACCATGATCCGAAATACTTATCCCCACATTGGGTAAATAAAGCCCGTAGGAAGTTGTTGTCGAATCCAGCGTTGTTATACCCCACCAAATACATTTTATCCCTCTTATCGAACTTATTCACGTATTTGGATAATATACCAACTAACTGCCTGTACCCTTCTTCCATAGGCTGATACGACTGCACTTGCTCCAAGGTAACGCCGGCCACGTCCAGCGCCTCTTGCTCTATCGTGGCGGCAGGGTTCGGGGCTAGGCGGATGTCGAACCTCTCGACCTCCTGCCCGTCGATATCCACGATCCCTCCTATTTGGTGTATCCCGTTTCTCCAGAACTTAACACCGGTTGTCTCTAAATCGAAAAATAGCAATTTGCTCATATCTATTGATTTTTTAAATGTTCCTTAATCTTCTCCAATGCCTCATAAGACAGATAGCTGTCTATAGTATTATCGCTATCTATTTCCAGCAACTCATTAAACAAGTCTTTAGCCAATGCTTTCCACTGCTCTCCCCAATCACGGAGATTCTCGACCTTTGACTGTATGTCTTCGAAATAAGAATCTACGTCTGATTTGATTGATTTTGAATAGTATTTAACATCCTTCTCATCCCCATCCATCATATAATCACATTGTGCCCTGATATCTTTTATATGACTGTCTATATCACTGCACATATAATCAACAGGTTTACGTATATTGAATATAGCTTCTGACGTAAGACCGGTTATATCTTGTATGTCTTTTAAATTACCCATGATTTAATCAATTAAATGCCAACCATCCACCTGCAAATCCCATCCCAAAAACGAATAAGATTATAGATGTAAATAATATCCAATCTTTTGCGCTTAGCTCATTATTATCTCTCTTTATTTTCTCAAGATAATCATATATAGCTGTATAAACAGCATGGTGAATATTCTCGTCTCTAGCCCTTACGATATTATCATATTCATTATATCCTAGATTATGGGTGGCGCTTTCGATCCTCGTATTCCCCGTAACTTTTTTGTTTACATCAAAATCGAAACTAAATACCATATCAGTGGTTAGAGCGCTGGCGATTTTGCTTTTTATCTCATCATTACTGAGATTAGCATCGTGCACTAATCGCTCATAGTCTTTATCGTCAAGAATTATCTGTTTTTTAATGTTCATATCCCTAATATTTCTGCTACATAAACAAATCCATAACATATATAATTATCAGCGTCATGCTCACCCCAATTCACATGCCATACGACGGCGCACGGGAAATATAATGGCATATCCTCAGCCATAGGATCCTCTTTGAAGTCATCAATGTTTATCTTCTCCCTCCACCTCCACAGGTCTTGGATATCGTTCAAAATTAATTTCTCCATAACTATGACGGATATTAGATGTTAGTAATTCTATAGCCAAGCTGATCATGGCTCCCGCTTCAGTAAGTTGATTCATTTGGGCGTACATTTTATGCTCTGCACTACGATAAGCCTCTCTACTACTTATGGTGTCTAGTAAATCATCTATAGCGTTTCTAAGAAGATCGGTCATCCCATGCCCTCCTATGCCCTTGAAATAATAAATATCACGACCAGCGTAAAACATGTCCTGATATCTTTTAGCTACATACTCTATCCCGGATAGATGGTATTTCTCGTTGTCTATCTCCACCTCTCCTTCTTCTATAGCTCTCAACAACTTCCAATCTATCTTTACATCAGCTTGACGATTTTTTACCTTTACATAGGCATATCCGCCATAATGAGAACCCAGCGTCCTCATTGTAAGTTCATTGACTTTTTGTTTGTCTCCATCCATAATAATCTGGTTTTTAATGTTGATACAAAAGTAAGATTTAAACAAAAATAAAAGCATGAATAATATAAAAATAATATTAATCATGATTAAATATAAATATATCCCTTCTAGTTCTCACGGATATACGTATTCGTACTCATCTGGAGGAGATGTCTTATATTCAACATCGCACTCCATATTGGTGTAATAGTTATCCCCTTTTCTGTATACTAACGCTACCCAACAGTCATATTTTTTGCTGTATCCTATAAGAGGGACATTAGCCATAGGCGGATTATCCTCTGTTTTGTATCTTATTCTTGTTACTTGTTTCATATTTTCATGGATATAAATATTCATATTCTTCCGGTGGATATGTTTCAAATTCAGCATCATACTTCATGCAGGTGTAGTACTTATCCCCTCTCCTGTACATTACTTCCCACGGACAGCTATATTTTTTGTTGTATCCTAAAAGAGGAACCCCTTCCATAGGAGGCTTATCTTTCGTTTTGTACCTTAATTTTGTTATTTGCTTTATGCTCATATAATCTTATGTTTAAGTAATTCCATCATCATCGAAAACAATGTGTCTACAAGAAGTTTCTCACTACTCCAATATATAGGAATCTCATCTATATCTCTATACGTTACAGACCATGCATGTTCTAGCTTATAACATTCGAATGTAGAACCATCTATCTCATATGGGAGTAAATTCAGTAACGTCCCTACATCCCAAACAGGATTGAATACATCAGGGGTAACGGCCTCGATCAGGCCTATACGACCAGCGTCATCCTCCATAGAATGTAATTGATCCAGATACTTGTCTCTGAAACCGATGGCGGTGGAGATAGGAAGGCCGGCCTCGACCAGCACCCTCCCCTGTTCTTTTGTGGTAAAAATCCGTTCCTTCATGATTTTTGCTTTTTCGGTGACATATCATCCAGTTTCTTTATTCCCATCAATATCGGGATACTATCATGTATACCATCCATCATCTTCCTCTCTACCGTAACGATCGTATCATTATGCCATCCCCCATGAGCCACAAGAAGAATCTCCTGCTGCTCGAAGCCAAGCCCGCCCCCTATACCGCCGGAGTTCCACGCGCAGGTAATGACCACCCCTCCTTTCTTGGTGATCCTAGCTATCTCCTTCTTCTGTCTAGTCCAATAACTAGATTGCGTTGTTTGCATATTAACAGCACCTCCAAGTCTTTTATACGATTCAGATACCTGTCTCGCAGAATATGGTGGATCATATAATACCATATCAGCTATATTATCATCAAGATGACACAAGAAGTCCGTGGCATCTTTATGATACATAGCCTTAGTCTCAGGATCAAGATCGTTGGTGATCGTCCCTATATCGCTGTTTCTGGCGAACGGATCCACTATAACCATCCCCTCTTCTCGATATTTGTCTATAAGTTCCCTTATCGGTCTTATGCTGAATGTCTCTTTATTCGGCATTGACCATTTTTTAGTAATTATCATGATCTATGAAGTTTATCCCATTCTTCTTTATCTACTCTTTTACCTTGTATATAAAACAACTGTATTGACCCATCATGAGTGTAAATTGCTTTAGACTTATCATTTTTTAATCTATCGAAAACATTACCAAACCTCTGTGATAATTTCATAGATTGATATTTTTCAAGAAAGTTATATTCTTGATCTGATAAATTTAATTCCTGTTTAATCATTTCCCTGCTTTTGCTCATACCAAATTTGATTGTTTATTTCCTTTTTGAAATTTAATTTCATAATACTTCTAGATATAGGATCACATATATCCTCCCACCAATTCTTGTGTCCTTTTGGTGGATGTATATCCTTTTTCCATGAAGACCCCTTAACTGTTTTGACTCTTCCGTATGGCTTCATTTTGCTCATGTTTATCACATGTCACATTAGTACCCGTTTCTGATGATCCGAACATAAGCTCATCAGTGATCTTGCGAAACTCCTTTACAATATCATTCATCTGCTTACGCTCTATGCTTCTTAGCAAATGGGCTATCACATCCACTGTCCATCCGTTTCCAGCTAAAGACATGGCCGTATTCGGGGCTATCCCATCAAGGTAATCATCCGGCAATGTCTGTAGCCTACATATCTCCACAGGAGTCAGGTATCTGAACTTATCTTTCAGGTCAAAGGCGTTCAGATATCTTCCGGGCGGTAATGATGATATCACGTTATCTTTCATGACTGTTGTCAGGCAATTACTTTTCTTAATAGAAACAGTATTTTTATCCCTTCTTACCTCCAAACATTGCGTTATTTTCACGTTCTTGTCATAATCCTTTCGATGCCCGTCCTCTCCTATCCTTCTACCGACAATGACTCCTATATATCTTCCTCTTATGACTCCCGGATTCCATCCCTTGTCATGCTCTAAAATATCATCCAATGATATATGCTTGTCTTTCGGCATTTCTACCGGCCAATTACACCAATAAAGGCGATGCCGGGTCTGTGCCGAGACCAAGGCGCTATCGATCTCCACCGGCTCCACGCCCAGCTCTTCCGTTATCACCAGGCGATGCTCATCCCGCATCCGGACGTTCTCGCCCAAGAACAGGACCTTACCTTTGGTCTCCTTCCTTAAATGCTTTACGATGTCCGAGAAGCAAAAGAAAAGCCTTCCACGAGCGTCCATGAATCCTTTACCCTTACCTGAGCTAGAGAAGCTCTGGCAACAGAACCCTCCCATGACCAGATCTATGTCTTTCCAAGGGATATCCCATGTTCTCCAGTTATTAACATCCCCTAATTGAATAATATTAGGAAAATGTTTTTGACTTACCTTTATGCATGTCTTGTCTATCTCCGAGGCGTAGTAAGTCTCGATAGGTATGCCGGCTCTTCGTAACGCCAGACACCCACATGATATCCCGTCAAATAATGATAATACTTTCATATTGTTTATTTATTCTCAGACCTAAAAATATCCTTTGCGATCATATCAAGGGATATTTTATGTATCTTAGGTAAGACCTTAACCAATTTTATACCAAAATTTTCGCCTCTCTTAACAAAAGTCCATTTACCATATATGATTCCATGCATCATATTCTGTATTACTTCCTTACTGTCTGTCAAGAATACTTGGTAATAGGCGCTACTGGCATAATCGAAATCCTTTCCATGATCATTCGCCGGTCTTAATATCATTACAGCCGAAGAGCGTCCACGGACGAACCCGTATATCTCAAGGCATTCATCAAACTCATAATTATCACGTTCCTCATCATGAACATCCTTAACCCATTTACATGGTCTCCCGTCCTTAAACGGGATCTTTAACTGTTTATTTGTCATAATCTTTTTAAATCATATTATAATGTTAGGTAATTTCATGAAACACATCCACATGGTTTTGCCACTCCTGCCTGTTGTATGTCCAAATAAAGGTGATTGATCAATAGCTCTCAAAACCTCTTTGACGGTTATTTGATCCTCATTCCATTTAAAGATAAGAACACCATAATCATCGAGCACCCGGAAACACTCATTGAAACCCTGATTCATCAAGCTTGGCCAATCCTCCGGCAATTTGCCGTATTTCTTGGCAAGCCAACTATTATCACCTGCCTTAAGCAGATGAGGTGGATCAAATACGACAAGCTTGAAACTTTTATCAGGAAAAGGCAAATTGGTGAAATCAGCGATAAGATCAGGATGGACTTTTAAATCTCGACCATCACAAAGAACGTGTTCCTCGTCCCGGATATCAACAAACAATGTCAAAGGATTCTTTTTGTCAAACCAGAACATCCGGGAACCACAACAAGCATCCAATATAATTTTATCCATTTTTTCTACCTTATTGTTCTATATTTATAACTTTCAACTTATCATATTTATCGGTAAAAATTTCATGATCAAACAATTTGTTAGCTTCTATCTTAAAACTTCTATAATTGTCAGTTATGTTGATATCACTCCACAAGTTCAATCTTCCCTTATCATCTAATTGCATATGGATAAATCCTTTTGTTATCTTCTTCCCGGCTTTAAGAGCCTCTACGTCTTTATCGGTAATCTTTTTCATACTTTCGATATTTTATCGTTACAATTAAATTCATCTTTCATCCTGATCTTTATGCCTCCATATGATAATTCCTTATGAGCCGTGACAAAATAATCAACCGCATCTTCATCTAATAAACTATGCGGGCACCTTTCCCATACAGGACTTTGATCTAGATGATCCCATGTAGCTACAAGTAACCTATTCTTGTCATCATCAATAGCTATTTTGTATGTCCCTGTAGTAGACTTACGTTTAATGATCGCTCCATTTAACATCTGTTTCTTAGCCCAGCTCCATGAGCCTCTCAACCCAAATGTTCTTATAACCCAGTTATTTATCTTTTTCATTTCAAATTATTTGTTAAAAGTGTAATATAAATATAAATACATAAATTGAATAGGGCTATTCACCATGCCCTTATCAGTAGGATCATCGTATTTGTCAAGCCAAAGACGAAGCGCCTCCCAATCGATATCCTTACGGTCACATACCATGCAGGCTAGGTTAGCCCCGAACAGTTCCCCGTCGCCGCCCAGCGACTTGTTAAACCTCTTGGCTAGTCTTTCCTTGAATCCCTTATCATACCATATCCCGGAAGTAGCGGCATAACAATAATAAGCGTTGTATTTCATTTTCACGCCCATCTTCTCAAACAATGGTGTATGCCATATCCGATCTAAAAAGAATACTATTCCACGATATATGAAGGTTCGGAGATTTTTCCTGTATTCTTTCCCCAAGAAATTATCCACACAAGATATAGTCCCGCCTGAATAATACCAATTATTGGCGCCTCTCTTGACCTTATCCGTCATCTTGAACTTATTTTTCCTATCCTCTACTCTATCCCAAGGCTTTAATTTATCCTCGTTAAATGTCGGGCAATAATGATAGTAATGATTGATCCATGACAGATATGGGTTGTATATCGTGTATCCATTATCGCTGACATATGAGTTCATATCATACCCAAGCTCCTTGGCTAGAATAGATCCCTCATCAGCTAATACCTTCAATATCGGGTTCAAGTTCCATATCTGATCTTGGCTGACGAACATCGAGTAGCATGGATCCTCATCCTCCCCATACCATCCTCCCATCCCGCTCACTATTTTATCCAAATCAAGTGAATAATTTTTCCCGGATGAAAAGTCATCTCTAAGGAAAAACCCTCTATATGGGATCATGTCATATACACCCGGTTGATCCTCAAACATATGTTTAGCGTTCTCGGTCAATCTGATCAATGTTTGCAAGGCGGAAGATATATCTATGGGCGCATATTCACACCTATAGACCTTATTATTTATCCAAAGATATTGAAGGAGCTCGGCTATATTAATAGTCCCGTCCTCCACATATCCCGTCTTGTTGTCGAAGTTTATTTTGGCTAGAGGTATATTACTCCCTTGTGGTTGATCACTTTTTTCATTACAACAATACACGAACCTGTCAAAGAATATATCTTTCCAGCCAAAATATTTATCACTTAGCGTCATGAGCCTATTTCTTATCGTATAATGACATGACGTTAATAAGATCAGCCTTTCTGCACATCCCCTCAAGTTTATTAAAGCCATCCATATTATCTCCACTGACGATAATAGTAGGATATACCTCTATACCGTACTTGGATATCTCCTCATCCGTGGCTTTGTTCTCCGGGATCTGGTTTAACGTGACCTCACCCTCATACTCCTGTAACGTGTTGGCGATAATATATCGCATGTAATCGCTGTACTCAGCGTCTTTCTTCGTGAAAAAATCAATTCTTACCATTTTTAAATAGTTTTTAATTTGTTAATAATTAAATCCGCTGTAAATATAGCGTTATCTACCTCATCTACACTCAACCTCCTCCCATCGAAATCGTTGGACAATAAATCTTTTACGATCTGATATCTTCTCAACTCCCAATCTATGTCTATATCAAAATTAAGATGCCTTACACAATCATAATTCAGCTCCTTACGATTCTTATCAAGGTACTTAACTATCGGGAATGAAGTACCATTGTCAATAGTACGTGCGATCACATTAATGTACCTACCAGTCCTTTTGTCAATAGCTTTTAATTTCTCGTCTACTATTATTTCTCCTGATCCTTCCATTCTATTAACCCTTTGTTATGTTTATCGTAATATAATAACGCTATGGCGTTCCAGCAAATTTGTGCCAAATGCATCAGCCCTGTCTCCTTATCATATCTCTCGCCTTTCATGTACGCCGTCATATGGCGAAGTAAAGCCGCTCTATATCTCTCAAATCCATCAGGTATATTCTGCCATGAATTGTCGGCGTATTTCTTAGCCCCCTCCGTATATACCCTCACGATATCCTCTATCTCAGCCAAAGGAAGGAGATCCCACCGAAGCTTGCCGTCGGCCCGGTCGTCCTTGCCGCTGCCGTCTTTCCCTACAAGCGGTCCGCTTTCCACCACCGCGTCTCCTATTTTTGGCTTCCCGAAATTCATCGCCTCATCTGCCGTCTCATCATCAATAAGCCTTAACTTGATAGCCCTGCTTAACGAGACAACCATCTCCTCATCAACCCAAATAAATTTATATGTCTCATCAAATAACGGTTCTATTTTCATTATCCCCGTATTGTCGGCGGTTTCAAGTACCTCAAATACCTCACCATCATAAACAACCTTGTCGTATTTGCTAAATTCCTCTTTCATTTCAAACTCCTTTTTGTTTTATTAATAAAATTCACTAAGATCCCTGCATTCCGGTATCTCTCCTGTCATAGAATAAAGCTCACCAGATGATAGATATACGCAATGCGAGGTCTTCCCGTCTCTCCACTCGCTTTGCTTCGTAATCCCGCAAATAGCGCAGCGTTGAATCCCCGGACCTGCCTTTACCCACGAGTGCCGTACGTTCCTTTTCCTTGTCCTGTTGGTGTCGTCAAGTTTTCTCATGATCAATCCTCCAAGGCCGTTACAATTTTATCTTTCCCGATAATAACCTCGTTCCCGCTTCTTACATCAAAGCATCTCTCACCCTCTGCCTCCTTGAAATAAAGAACGCCATTGTACTCGAATAAACCGAAACCGTAATCATCTAGCTTCATTTCGTTAAGTCTCTTGAATTTGTATATTTCCCCCATATTTTCTGTATTTTTTATATTTTGTATTACTAAACACATCAAAAAGATAGATAAGATCGTCGCTATTAGTCCTCCATAAAATTCGGCAGAATCATCCTTCTTATTCCCTTCTATTATCAAATAAATAGAACCGGTCATTATTATGAGGGTAAATACCAATCCTATCATAACATCTTTCTACTTTTTAAGAACTCCATCATATCCTCTGCGCTAAGCTGGAAGCCTGCCGCCGCCTTATGACCTCCTCCCCCGGGATAGGCCTTACGTGCCAGCGCCGAGACATCCAACTCCTCTTTGGTGGTATAGAATGAACATCTAAAGAATCTTCCGTTCCAGCAAAATGGCATCATCAAATCATGTTTTCTAGGATCGTACATAGACTCGAATGTGGTGGAGTTAAACTCCGTGGTATTCATACATATAGCCTTGTACCCAAATATATCTGCCTCGAATGAGAATATCTTCATTTCTCCTCTGTTTTTCTCGATGATATACTCTATTATGGCCTCGCCATTTCTTATCATATCGGAAACAAACTCACCATTTGCCTTGTTTAGCACCTCCCTGACCATGTCAACGTCAAGCCCGCAATACCCTCTCATCCCATATTGGAATGAGAGCACGTCACTCCATTCGAAGCGATCATGATCCCATACATCATAAGCGCTCAATAATTTTACCACATCGGGGGTTTCGGTATCATCAAAAAGATATTCCCATGTAAGTTCGCAAGCCGCCGTTCCGATACGTCTCTTGCCCTTTACCTCGTAATCCCTCATATCGTCTATGGCGGTCTTATGATGGTCTATCCATACGACATCTATACCTTTCTCTTTCCACTCATCGAAAAGGAATCTTGTTCTGTTTCCAAATGACACGTCAACTGCAAACACCTTATCATATTTATTCACGTCAGGTATTTCCTTGCCGTAATTGTAAGGAAGAAGATCAATGTCCCCTTTGAAATACTTTTTTACTATAGCCGCTGACATTACTCCGTCAAGATCAGCCTCATGATATATACATCCTGTCATAATCTATTGTTTTTGATTAAAAAATCTATGTATTCTTTTATATCCTTGTTCCTATCATTATCCCAGTCAAATGTCTCGTTTATGAATTTGAAGTACGATACTGGGATCGAATGCAACATCCACCCACAATATTTCCCGAATGTCATTACCGTAGAGCCAAGGGGATGATCCGGTCTCCCGGGAACAGGGGCGGCGGTTACGCCCTGCGCCAGCCCCCTCCTACGATCTTTCTTGGCTGCTTTGATATCCAGATCTGTTTTCGTTGCCTTATCCCCCATCGGGATATTAGTTATTAGCTTATCGCCGATAAACATCCCCCATCCATATCCTTTGTAGTTCTCTATACTAAGTTTCCTTATATCACCGAACCTTGACGAGTTGTTACAACAATCAACGACCAAAGCACTATCCTTTCCGTCTTTTATACGGACTGCCCTTCCAAGCCACTGATAAAACGATGAGAATGAGAATGTCGGTCTCCCTACTATCACGCAATCCAGACCCGGATGATCGAATCCCGTACCGAGGGCGGAATAGTTGAACACTACCCTCGTCCCACCTGACTTGAATCTCTCGACTATAGCCTCCCGCTGCTTCTTTGGCGTGCCTCCGTGAACTACCTCCGCCATGCCAGCGCATATCTTGGCGTTCATCCATTCGGCGGCAGTATTACAGCTCTCAACAGAATCCATAAATACCAGTATAGATCTGCATACGTCTTTTAATACCATCAACCGACGTAAAATAAGATTGTTTAAGCCATTTTTTCTCACCGCTTCACTAATAGACCCAGCCGTATATTCGGAGCCGTTAGAATTAAGTTTAAGGGCATCTCCATTGAAATCCCATGTCTCGTACTTAAGAGGTGTCCAAAATCCTTGCCTTATCATCTCCTCTACCTGTATCACGTGAATCAGGTTCCTGAAATATACCGGTCTCATACGAGTGATGAAATTAAGCTGGGAATATGACACCTGCCCTATCGACATCGTTTTAAGCCTGCATGGTGTAGCGGTAAACCCTATCACCTTTTTCGGTTTCAGTTCATTCATGAATGTCATAAACTCGCTACCATCCTCCGGGCTATAACCAGCATGAGCCTCATCTATCAATACATTTCTGATCCCCATCTCCTTAAGCTTATCAACAACCTTCTTGATAGACCCTAACGTGGCGTATATCATGTTAGACAGCTCTTTCTTACCACAGGAAGCGGAGTAGATGGTAGCCGGTATGCCATACGACGTTATCTTGTCGTGGTTCTGTTGCAGCAATTCTTTTGATGGTTGTAAAATCAGCGTCTTATCTCCCATCAATCTAGCCGCCTCTGCTATCAGCAGTGACTTACCGCAACCTACCGGCCCTACGATTAATACCGGATCGCTCCTATCAGAGTTTATGTAATCGGAGATACTTTTAACACACTCCTCTTGATATGGTCTTAACTTGTATATCATTTGGATCTGTAGTTATCAAAAACGTCTTTTACGTACTCTAATCTTATCGCACACTCCCGGTCATCGTCCATTTTCACCATCAAAGTTTCCTTGGTCTTGCTTACGGCTACCACCTCTCCTGTTCCTATCTGGGTATGGACTATGTCGCCTATCTTTATATTACATTTAATCATAATCCAGCTTCTTATTAAATTCCTCTATCTTGCTCCTATCTGTCTCATTCACCATCTCAGCCTCTTCCTTGAATATGTCATACCCTTCCCGGATATTGTCTCCAACCATATTCTCTATCATCTCCCTTAGCTCATCGCTTCTTACGGCGAAAGATATTTGGAACGATTTACTTGTGCCTTTCATCAGGTAATCAATCTCCTTTTTACATTCTGCCATTAACCGATCCAGATTATCGAACTTAACGAACTTGGAGTTGCCATTGGCTTTCCTTACCCCATCCTTAAAATCCTCCAATATCCCGTTAAATACATCCGCCATACACATCATGGAATGTAGCCATACCAGCATATTGAATTTATATTCATTATCAGCGTTATTCATCAAACTCACCAAGGACTCGCTTTTTGTCAACATGATCTTCGATTCCCGGTCTACGATATCCTTTATCTCCTGCCGGCATTTCATGGCACCAACGAAATCCATTTTAGAATAACATTCATTTGATTTCTCTACCAATTTCCTAATATCCTTTCTAGACATCAGAAGATCCAATACCTGTTTTTCTCTTTCGTTTTTATCCATAATCATTTATTTATTGACACAAATATAATTAAAGCCTAGATATTTACCTAGGCTTTTTAATAAAGTTAATCTTTTTTATTCTTTCTTTTTGACTCATCCCAATCCGATGAGTACCTGCATGTCCCTTGTTTGTGGATCGAGAAATCGCACCAAAAACACAAGGGCTTGGGGCGGGGTTCAAGGCAGGCCGGCTGGCGTCCCATGAGGTAGCGCTTCTCGTACTTATACCCCTGTTTGGCGTCGTCCCAAACGTGAGCTTGATAGCTATCTATTTTATTTGTCTCGAAATCATACATGTCAAGGAGAATATCGTTAAGTTCCTTGACCGATCTCTCTACTTTCTCCTTATCTACCTTCACGTTCTGATTGTCCAGCATGCGGGTAAAGAAATAGCTGCACATATCCGGTAATACCTTGTACTTTCTCAGTATGTAGAAGGCGTATATCGGATGCTGGAGATTGTGAAGCAGCTTATCCTCATCGAATAATTTTCTCCCGGACTTCCAGTCTATCGTATACATAGCTATCCTGTCTTTTGTCTTATACTCTCCACGCCAGTCCACCGATCCTATGATATGTACCTTATCGTACGTCACGCCATCCAAGGTAAGTGGCTTGGGTAGCTTATAAGGCAGGACGAAGCCCTCCTCCACGCCGGCCGGTCTCGACCCCCGGACCACCTTCTCCATTGGCGTAAGATCAGACCATGCCTTCTTATAATTGCCAGCAGCATCCTTCTCAAACAACCCAACAATCCATCTTATTAGCCTAGCCGCATGTTGCATAGACTCGATCTGGGATTTTACGCTATCAAAAGGAATCTTCTCTATATCCGCATAGTAATTGAAAGCCTTACTCATATCCTCATAAGAAGGTCTACATCCGTTCTTGAAGAAATACTCCATTGTCTGGTGGATAACCGTACCATATGACGTAGCCTCGTGCTTCTCCGTGGATCTGTGACCCTCCACGTAAGTCTTATACCACTTATATGGACATTGGACAAACGTGTCTATCTGCGAGTAAGAAGCGGCGAGAACCTTCTCCCCATTTATTATCTTACACAAGAGATGTGTCTCCGGGATAGTCATCATCGAATATATTTAAATCAAGTGATGTTTCGTATAAATCATATGCTATATTTTGAAGGTGATGGAATCCTTTGATATCCATTTTAACAACTGTGTTACCCCATAAACGCGTGATACTTAAAACGTAATCTTTTGTTATTGTTATATCTCCTTTATTGCGGTAATCATGATTATCATAATCGTTAAATCCAATCCAATCCAATATCCTCTCATTCAAGCTTATTGGATAAACATCACATTCGGAAGTATACCACTTTATTGTGCCATTATCAATTCTGCGTTCGAGAATCAAACTCCCTTTGTCCTTATGCATACCGGTAATACATCCTATCCTCCATATATTACCATCCTTATCTTTCACAATATTGCCTATTCTTAACTCCTTAACTGAAATCATATTCTTCCTCCTCATTATTATCGTCATCGCAATCATCGACAAGAGGGGTCTCTAGCCCCTCTTCCCAATCATCATATCCGAAGTCCATTACTTACTCTCAAGCCAATCGTACAACATATCCACAAAAATCCCTACAGTTAGTTCATCGACAGATTTATCGCCAAAGACATCATCCGGTATCCTTATATCCATCTTTTCTTCAATCCCTATCAATACCTCTAATAAATCAAATGGATCCATAGCTAGATCGGATGACAAATTACTGTCTTCTCTTACATCGTCAATTACCTCTATATTATTAATGTAATTGAACTCATGCATTTTCTCGAATATCTCTTCCCTCACTATCTCCAATAACTCATCTCTTTTCATAATCCTTTAAATAATCGTACAACATATTTGTAAGCTCTCCTACCGTCAATTCGCGATAAGGCTTGACATCAAGCACTTCATCAGGTATATATCTACCAGTTCTCTTCTCCATTTCCATTACGACTTCCACGAAATCAAGGGAATCCAAGGCCATATCCGCGCCCAGCTCATCATTATTGGTTATCGATTCAGGATGATTAAACCCATTAAATTCACCTACCTTTTCGAATATCACCTCTTTTATCATTCTCAATAATTTATCCTTTTCCATAATCTAAATCGACATTTTTAATCTTCTACCTAATTCTTTTTTTATATCTGATATCCTTTCGATATCCATCTTAACATCGCCTGTGATAGCGTATTCCTTATCCATTCTCTTTGGGGGATCCGGAAGCCGGCTTATGGCGAACAACCATGCCAGCTCCTTGTTCTTGTTCTCCCTAAGATACAAGTCAGACGTCATGCCATACATTTTTATGATCGTATCGAATAACGTTGATTCCGACAAACTCATATGCACGCTATACACATTTGATGGTTTCCAGATCAAGTTATCCAATCTCATCGTATATTCACGTTTAAGATCTATGTGGGATATTACGGCTCTTACTATAGGTTCTTCCTTGAAGTTGGTATTAGCCACGAACCATACGAGCCGTTTCTCTACCTCCTTAATAGCCCCTGTATCCTTCCCCATATCGTTATATACCCCAACGATACGGTCCCGGATCCCCTCGACCTCCGGGGTCAGGCCGGGCGTCTCTATCAGCATCAGCAACGACCCTCCCCTTGGTGTTATCTTCCACTTCCCATTCTTCTGAAGCTCGATATAACCAGATGCTTTATAACTATCTATTTTCTCCTTTGGAATGACGCTAGCCATCTCCTCTTTCTGCCGGATCATCAAAAGATACCCGACATCGGACATTGTTAATCCTGATGTCATCATCTGTTCAAAATTAATATACATAAGTTAATGAGTTAAAATATTGACCTAATCTTTCTAGCTATTTTCTCTACTATACCAGGATGATCGGTATCGTTGTATATGTTAATCAACGTGCGTAATATATATAGCCTTGTATACTTATCGGAAAGATTGAACCAAGCTTCCTCTATACGACTATTTATCGGCTTAAACATCCTCAACTCAGGTATAAGTTCATATGCTAAAACTTTTTTTCTATCCATTAATCCAAGCATATTAGCCGTTTCGGTTATAGCTGCACACATAGTTAACTCACGTCTACATTCTATAGCATTGTAAGCTCCTATCAATACCCTAAGGCCGTCTGCTTTCGATAATCTCTTTCCCTTTCTCATATTGTTTTACCGTATAAGATTCATTAGCCATACCAACCCTGCCAACTGATATGGATTGATTTATTGATTGATTAAGATGTCCTATAACCGACATCTTAGCCCTAACCGTATTGGCGCATCTTAGAAGGATGCGATAATCCTCTAACGCCCTCTCGTATCTTACGTCCACCCTAGCCCTTTTATCGGCGTCAGTCATGCTCTTACATGTCCCGTCCTCCCTCAGGCTTATAGCGATCTTGTCCCGTATGATCCTGATATCATCCTCGGCTATCACCAGCTCGGCATCAAGAACCCCCTTGTAAGAGCTAAGAAGATCCTCTACCGCCACTACCTCCCGCTTCAAGTTCTCCAATTCCAATACCATTGAGTTATCGTTCATTCTTTTATACTCCTGTACTTTATTGGATACCTCATCACAGATGCTCATGATCTCCTTCTCCCTGTCCCGGTTTATGATATACCTGATACTGTATTCGGCCATTTCCTTTAATGAGGATATAATCTCTCGTATGCCCATCTTGTTTTCGGTGGAGAAATTGGCTTTTAATAACATCTCCATCCCTTTTATGATGACAAGCAAAAAATTTTTTCTCAATCTCATGCTTAATAAGGTGTTTCGTCATGTACTACATTGAAATCATCACTAGGCGGTATATATTGTTGCTCCAATGGGATACTGGGAGGCGGGGGCGGCAGCGTCACCACGGTCGTGTCCGGCTTGCCGCTACCCACGGGGGCATCCGAGCCTCCCGGTCTTTCTTGGCGCACCACCCCTCCATCAGGATAATATCGCTCATATCCTTTCATGATATCTACATGTATCGCATCAATCTCCTCTAATGACCGTTGACGGACCTTTACGATATGATGGAATAATAATCCATCCACACGGAAGGATCGTCTTGATTCACTTTTAAAACGTTCCAGATTAGGATACCATCCTTGCGGAAATTGCATGTATGAGGAGTACCCGTATCTCTTCGGGATATTTAACGCTACCATAGCCGTACATAACTGTCCCAATGTATCTGATTGATAAAAATCAGATTGCTTTGGCATATGATCTTTTGGATCCCGTCGTCCTTCGATATCACGATTGAGTTGGGATATTATAAGAAAGAAAATATTAGGAAAAGTCCTTTTAGCTATATTGCACATGGTTATCAACGAGTCGATATTCCTTTTGGCATCTCCTGAACCTTGTATCAGGGCCGTATGATCTATAGACACGAATACCATTTTTTTATCTTTGTTTATTGGCATATACTCATTCCACAGAAAGTTTTGAAGCTCATCTACGGTTGATGGTTTAGGGATGTATGTTATTCTGCTGGAGTTTTCCTCCTTAAGACATTTCTGCATTTCCTTTATCTCTTCATCAGACATCTCGTTAAGGAGAATATCTTGTATATCCTTTCCCATTTTTTTTGATAGTGAACGCAACATCAAATCTTCTGGGTTCATCTCAAACTCACATCTTAACCATACATAATCATCTGCCTGTGGATTGATATTGACATTCATCACATTGCTCATGATCTTCTGCGCCAAATAAGACTTGCCGACTCCGGGCCTGGCGCCGATAGCCACCGCATGTTGTGGGTAGAACCCTCCCAGCAACGCCTTGTCAAGATAAGCGTATCCAGTACGAGCCGGGAGAAGCTCTCCCGACTGATACTTTCTTATTCTCTCATAGGCATCCATGATAATCTCCTTGGATGACCTCCATATCCTATCCTCACTCATCCTCTTGCGTTTCTATCGCCAGCCGTATCGGATTTAGATCCTCTGTTAGCTGATCTTGATTTATATCTTAACCCCTTAGCTGTATGGCATAGGTCCTTCCCCTTCCGATAAGCCTTTCCCTTCAACTTATCGGTCTTGTAGTTCTTACGACCCAACTCCCGTCTCTTGGCTTTCTGCTCAGGTCTGGCGTTGATCTTCTTATCCGTCTCAGCCTTCTTCTTTCTGGCTTCCGGATGTGTTCTGTAATATTCAGTCGATCTCCCCATCCTCTTCGTCCTCCTCATCATCATAATTCTCCATGATAAGATCCTCTCCATCCAGATATGAAGCTTTATCCTTTAGCCTAGATCTCATACTCTCATAAGGGTCATCTCCGTTCTCCACCTCCCATATGCATGCGTATGGGCCTATTATATCACTTAACTTCTCGGCTCGATCCTTACTTATTCCTTTCTCTATCATCTTATCCTTGCAATAAGACTTGTCGAACATCGACCCTCCTACATAATATCCAGTAGGCTTATGAATAAAAATTACCTTCATCTTTTATATAATTAATATTATCTACCAAATTTATTATTTCTCTTCTTTATACAGTCGCCATAGCTCATATCCATATCACACACCACCGTATTGGTCGTGTCGTTTACCACATGGAACAGGAACTCCGGGCACCCGTGGCAGGCGTTGCTCCCGATCGCCACCGCTCCGTGCCTAGGGCAAGCCTTCTTTACCATGGTTCTATCATATATCCGTATATGATTATCGCCATACTTTTCAATATATCTCATGGTATTAAGTAGTGATGGCAAAGACATCTTATATGGGGATACATGTTCTATTGGTATATCCAATTCACCAGATAGGCTTTTGTAAATATCCTGTACATCCCGTTTTGTCCTATACGCAAATATATTAATCTCAGTCATTACCATATCCATACTCCTAAGAAGATCCGGCTTAGCCAGCCTCCCCATCGGTTTCCCAAAAGGATCGGATCTCATCCAAGCCCCACACTTCTCGCACCCAACTTGCTTCCCCTCCACCGTATTTATCATAGTGGATGGGATTTTGCAATATGGACATACGGATCCGTTTAACATAGCTTTCTGGGCTAAAGACAGTTCTTTCATACCTTTTCTTCTATCTCAACATTAAATAGATTGCAGAATCTATCAAAATTTCTGTTCTCTATTCTCATATCCTCCTCATACCTGTCAACCGATTTGATGAAATCATTATAACAGTCCTCGCACATCCATTGATTGATTACCGCTACATAATAGCCCACGGACGTAGGTCTGTTACACATATCGCAAATACCTAAGCACCCATATCTGGTGAGCTTATCCATCATCTCCTGTCTTGTTATTTCAAGCACCTTGAATTTCTTGTAATTGTTAACTACCTTTGCCATTGTAAATTTGTTTAATAATAAAATAATCCGCTATATCCATTCCCTCATTTATATTGGGCTTTGATTCGAGAAAATTACTTATCTCTATATTCATCCCCCTCATATCCTTGTCTACCTTCTTTCTCCATTCGTTGAAAGCGTCGCCCTTATCCGGGTACAGGACTATCCGCCTCCTACCCAATGTCTCTATCATCTCCCTCTTCAACATATGGATACCGCCACAGGCCATAAACAACCTACTAGGGTACACAATGTTGCAGATAACAGCCGTCTTCTCTGACTCTACTATATACACCGGAGCGTCATTGGGATAGAAGTTGATAAGAAACTCCCCGAACAGGCATTGCCTAAGCAAGTAATCCTGACCGTCCAGTATATGCACCCAACATACGTGATCCATGGGAACCTTTACCCTCTTCCCGTCAGGCCCGTAGTCCATTATCTTTCCGGTCCGCACTACCCAATTCTTATCCAGTTGCCAGAACACACAGCACTTACCCCAGTCCCCGAATCTCATCATCCCAACTTTATACAAGCTAAATGCCCTATTGGTATGATACGATCCGAAGATATTGGATAGATAATCCTGAAGATCGGATGTCTCGAAAGGATTAAGCGTCTCAAACATCTTGCTTACCGGAATGCAGTTGGCTATATCCGGATCCATAGGAGGTCTGTACCTCCTTAATACTTTGTTTGAATCGGTAAAAAGATCATTGTTCCCAAGTTCGCTCCCTGTTGGATATTTAAAGTAACCACATTTATTTTTATGATCACACACCCCAAACTGCTCTCCAACGATCTGACCGGTGGTTACGTCCACGTACGGCGTAAAACACTTATCCTTGCCGCATTGCGGGCACGTCAGCTTCCTCCTTGGTTTGCTATGATCCAGCTCATACCGATGAACGCTCTTATTGAACTCCCTAAATTCCATCACCCTCTCCTCTCATTCATGACTCTATATATATAGTCCCTCAGCGGCTCTTTCCTTACCAACTTATTAACATCAAACTCGCCTTCTATGTCCAAGGATCCGACTCTTGATGTAACCGTATAATTAGTTTTCTCGAACTTATACTTTCCTTGAAGATATACTACGGTAGCCATATTCAATATAGGGTTGTCAGTCTGTCTCTTCAACTTATATTGGCTGGTCTTTGCGGTAGGATCACCCGGAGCGAAGTTATATATCTCCTCTATCTCCAATATCTTTCCATAGTTCTCTAATATCATTCTTCTATATAACTCAAGTTGGAAAGCATACTCGTCATAGAAATTGCCTTTCCTGTTTGATTTGAAGTCCAATATAGCGAATATCCTCCTGCATCTCTTTATCTTCTTTTTCTCCGTCTTAGGCTGACCTTTCTTGGCTCCCGTCTTATAGAACTCTCCTGTCTCGACCTCTATCTCCACCATCTCCGGCTCGCCATCCATCTCCACCACTGCGTCCACCGAAGAAGCTACTTTCAATCTCCTTGACCTCAACATCTTTTCGATCAATACAGGTTTTACATGTCTTTCATTGCAGAATATGGCAAATGATATCAGATCCTCTATCAGTTCATCAATGTTATCCACTAATATCCGCTCCATCCTATACTTGTCTATTCTTAGCTTGGCTTCCTTGACCACCTTCCTGATCCATGTCGGGATCAGCTTTACGTTAACCCCGGTCAGATACAACCCAAATAGATAATGCATGATAGTACCCAGATCAGCCCTGTAGTTAGCGTACTCATCAGGATCCTTACCCTTGAGCCTCATCTCATTCTTCCACTTCTCCAAGGCTCCGGACGTATCACAATACCCATTGGCGATATTGTTAGTGGCTCCATCGTATATGATAGGATACCCATCAACATCCATCTCATAATACACACGTTTGCCGGCGACAGTCATTCTATATAACACAGGTGTCGGGATATCCTTTATCCATTCAGCGGCATAATACTGTTGCTCTGTCTCCAGATCATACTCAACCTCCATCTCCTCATTAGGCTCGTTTTTAGGCTCTTCAACAGGCTTTTCCTCCTCGACAATATCTTTCTTCGGGACCGTTGATAAAACGTCTAATATGCCAAAGAAAGCGGTAAATTTAGGATCTGTATGATATGATCTTAATACTGGTAATGATGATCGCCAATAATATGACGACGCATTCTCGTCCTTTATCTTGCCTAAAATCTTGCCTAAAGCCGAACATCCTATCTCTCCATCATCCGCAATAGCCACATTGTGTCTCTCGGATAAACGAACTTTCATCTCATCAAACAATTCTTGATCGCTTATGACTTCTATGATCGTCCCATAACTATATACTGTGTCACTTATAGCCTTATATCCTAGGTCTAAAAGTAATCTTTGTTTTCTTCTATCCATGATAATAATCTGGTTTTTAATTTACCATCCTCCTCGACTTTAGGTGCGAGATCCCTCATCCGTCTGGCTGCCAACAGCCATACGTTGCCAAACTCGTCCAAGAGCCGGCTGAAATCCATCGTATCTAACAGATAATCGAATTTTGCATGCTCATCAACCGTCAAGTAGATAATGTTATCATTATCCTCGGCAACTGATTTATATTTCCGTTTAGGGTATAAGTGGCATATGTTGCTTACCCCCGGGCATGGTATGTATGCGCCGGTAGCAGATCTCCTTGTCATACTCAATCTAGCCACATGGGCGCCAAAGAAAACGGCTAGGCTCTTCCCCTTTGGCTTGGCCTTCACCCGTATCGCCGCCCTTTCCTTTGGCGGTAGCTCCTTGGCTCTGCACGCGGGACACAACCCCTTACTCCTTATAGCTACCATCCTCCCACATCTCTCACACGGCAACATCCTACCTCTCATGCCTTTTTCTTTTTATAACTTTTGTTGAACTCCATAAGGCTCATAGCCCTATACCTCTTAAGCCTATTAATCTTACCCTCAGTCCAATCTTGATCCTTGAAGTTGATGATCGTATCGAATATCTGAGCTAGCTCCCGGATATTAAAATTCCTGTTCTGTATCTTCTTATAGAATCCTGACCTACTATATCCTAGCTTGGATGCCAGATAAGTCTTATTAGATAATGTGAGGATACGATAAATCGTACCCTCCATCTTACTTATCTCCATCAACTTCTCGGCTATGGATGATGTGGTTTCATAGCTAGCTTTATTGCTTACTATTCTCATTTTTCTCCGGATTCCTGATCTTACCATCAAACTCGTAGAAGTCCATCAGTTTCTTCTCTTCCTTGATACAAGTGACAACGAAATCTGATATGGTTCCTTTCATGCCTTCCTCGAAATTCTTTTTGGCATGATCAAGGTCATTGGCCCGAACGATGTAGTTAAACGCCTTGCGTTTCTCATTGTTCGATTTCTCGTCTATCGTAATATAATCAGCCGTGACCTTATAGAACCGGTCTCCATCCATGGCAAACAATTCCGCTATCCTGAATCGTTTGATATCAACGCTAAACTCACCGGATATGAATGGCTTCATCTCCTCTATGATTCTAGCCTCACATTCGGTATAAGAAAAGGCATCTACTAAATACTCTTCCTTTACCTTCTTCTTCATGCCGTTCTCGGCATCGGTCTCATAAGAAACCGTACATTTAAACCAATTGTGCATTTTAATCTATATTATTGTTAAACAAAGGATAATCTTTTATTCCTTCACGAATATATCTTTCCGTATCATCATCCACGTCATAAGCCTTCTTGAAAAATATCATAGCCTTGTCCGTGTCGTGATCCACCAACGGAAGATATTCCTTTACGAAAAGAACTTTAAGATGATTCATGTGATCAATCTTGCGCCTTACATCAATTACTTTTGACCATATTTCGGCACGGATTTCACTCATCTTTTTTGTATTCTCCTTGTATTTATCTGCCTGATCTTTATACTCCTCCTCAATCTTATCGTTCTTATCCTTGATAGACTTATAGGTCTCCTCATCTTTCGTATCAAACATCGGAGTATGTTTGATATTAATTATATCCAATTTGCTGTATAGCTTTTCATTGGATACGGTGAAATCATATCTAGTCCTATATAGATCAAAGCCACTTAAGAACTTAGCTATTTTAATAGCATCATCCTGATCAAGAACGGCTATATTCAAGTCCTCCAAATAGTAGAAGAAATGAGATGGAGAAATAGATTTATAGCCATACGTCTTCAGGACTGGAGGCTCATCCATAAACCTGACACCTTCCTCCGCACATCTTATTACGATCAATTTCTCTACCTGCTCATCAGTAAGATCATATATCTCCTGATCGGTCATCTTATCAATTGTCTTCATCATCCTCATCCTCCGATATCGTTATAGCCTTTGTAAACTTTTGTTTATAGACCTCACTCATAAGACAGGCAAAAGTCCTATCATCCATACTAGCCATAGTATTGGCCTCTACCGTCAGATCCATCTCGATGTTCTTTACCGAGATTTCATAGTTATCATCATCTTCTTTATAGAAAATGACTTTACCACCATACTCGAAACCATCATCCTCGGCCTTAACCATATCGATGATCTTCTCTAACTCTTTTACAAATTTACTCTTTTTCATATGTGTAATTTTTATTTGTCTACAAAAGTAGACATTTTGTTTTTGAATTAAATTAAATAATGATTATTAATAGTTAATTTACTTTTTCATTCTATCAGCTTTTTTCTGAAGGCTTTCCGCTAAATCATAGAAAGCTATATTTACCAAATCATAATCTTTCGTGGTCCGTATCGATCTACTTACCTTATCCGATTCTATTAAAATATCAACGCTTTGAGCGAATACCTCTAACGCTAATATCATGGCCTCTCTTTTTGTCATATTTAAAATTTTGCATTTTTTATATCAAAATAATCTATGAATCTATCCCATAGCTCTCTATTCTTTTTATTAGGCTTGAATTTCCCGGATTGTACTCTTCTCACCAGTCCCTTAAAATCATCCACTGTTCTCTTTGATAAATACCACGCTAATACCATATTTGGATTTTCTCCTAACTCTTGATAGTGACCGTCTTTTACAAATATCTCTATCTCATTTAGGAACTTCTTTGTCTGATGAGGATAATCAAACGGATATTTCATCATCTCTCCGATACTTGACATTGGGCATAATATACATCCTATTCTTTTCATCCCTTTGTCATATAAGTCGCAATGCTTGATATTCATCTTATTCAAGAACTCCCATACATCCTTGTCCGTCCATGCTAATATTGGTGATATTATCACCTTATCCTTTCCACCAACACAAGAGACCATCTTTTCCTTATGCTCATCAAACTGATCGAATGATATATCATACTTTCTTTTACTGGTTCCGATCTCATTCCTTTTAGATCTTGTCTTGGATTCCTCCGCCCTTATCCCTACTAAAGTCACCGTACCTCCGCCTCCTCTCTCCTTGAGGACTTCACAGCAATATCTTTGCGTTTTTGATGGAAGACATTTCTTTTTTCTTATAAGTTGGTAAAAATTAATATCCGGAACATGCCTTATCACGTCTGGGTAATTGTTCTTCACGAAAGATACTACGTTCGCCGGATCCACTGTAGTCATATTCATATGAGCCTCGAACTTAACGCCGGCTAATTTAGCTATATGGTAAAGAGCCTGACTATCCTTGCCTCCACTGAAAGCTAGATAATATCCCTTATCGTAAAATCTTAGGGCAAACTCCTCCCCCTTTCTTAATACCTCAATGGAGTGTTTTATTTTCTCCATCAACCCATCGGAAAAACTATACTTATTTTTAAGTTCCTCCATCTCCATATTATTATCCTCCATATATCTTAAACCCTTTTATGTTGTATATACTTATGTCCGTACACAAATTACACCCTCCATGACAACAGCACCACGAGCAAAAGGCTAGTCGCTCCTGCTCCGGCCTACCTTGAAACTCCACTGCCGCCCTATACCATGCCGGGGATAATACCCTGACCTTCTCCGGTACGGGCGGTGTCATGAACACCGATCTCCGTCTTCCTTTGGCATCTTCCCTATTTCTCATTTGGGTTGTCCTTTAACAGCTCAGCTATCTTATCTTCCTTCAACATATTTTGCTTCCTCATATTATCCACGATAAAGGTAGCGAACGCCATATCATATCTCTTCCTTAACTCATCAACAAAAGATTTAGCTCTTGAGCTTATCATTGTCTCAACATTGCCATCCACGATCTTTTTGATCCTGCTCCTTATAAGCTCATCTACTGTTAGCTCCTCTTCCATATAATCTATCTTGAATTTATATTTCTTCTCGCTGGCGTTCTCAATGAGATCGCTCATTGATTCCCTCGCTATATCCTCAATTTTCTCTGATATCGGATTGGATATTTCTCTCATCAACTCATTCTTGAACTTTTCTTTAAGTTCACGTACTACAGCTAACCTGACCGAGCTGGTAAACTCCTCTTTCAACGTCGCTTCGTTGTACACAGCTTCCTCAAATACATCTTCTAAATTTAACTCTACTTGAATTTTCATATCATTATATTTTAGGTAATTATATACTTTCACATATTGCCTATCCATCAGCCACCCGTAAGGACTGCCACCAAACTCCCTGTCCATCCGCTCCGCCGCCCCGATGATCGCCTTTCGATTCCCGAACGAGAGCCACGAAGTAATGAACCCACTGACCTCCGCGTCCCTCCCGGAATACCGCCTTGGGAACTGGACGGGGTCACTGGAGATAAAGTCGGCGGTTTCGTATTTGTCCGCCATGCATTTCGGCATGTCTACAAATTTGTCATTCATTGTTTATCCCTTCATTTGTTCGCATGCCAATCTTTCAAGTTCCGGTGTAACGTTGGTATTCATTATGCCTTTCAAGCAAGGGCATTGTCGCCAGACTATATCATAAATCTTTGACAATTCAATCAAAGCCTCATTGTTTGATTCAACTGTCATAATCCAATTGTCCGGCGATATCTCTATCTCCCTGCATGGTATTTCTTTCTTGCCTTTTGGCATATATCCGTTCTGATAGTCTTTTACATTACATCTACCAAAATATCTTCCAGTGAGTATTCCGTTTTCGTCCGTCTCAAACAACCTTCCTATCCATCCTATCTTATGGATGTTCTCCGTCCACGTTCGAGTGGCGAATAAAAACTTTTTTACAGGAACTTTTGAAAATGCATCAACATCATGGATACTCCCGTCCGGCTCTTTGAATATCGATGATTTTCTTTTATTCTGGCAACTCCCGTCTAAGCCTATTTTTCCCCATTCGCCATCATCAAATCTCAAAGGAGAGATTATATCAAAACTGCAAAGTTTCTTGACGAGATTGATTTCAAATGGTGCCGAGAACCCGCTGTTCCCATGAGAAGAGAACAGCGCGACAGCTTCTATTACCTGTTCGCGCATCCATTTGTTAGGACCGTCCTCTTCTTTGCCATATCCGGCTAATTCCAATTCTCTTATCGCATGTTTACATAAATTACTGTTTGCGATAATATACCGAAGAGCCTTCTTGTTGATAAGGCTCTTCTTGCTCATTTTCCTTACAATTCTTCTACTCTTTTTCATGTTTAATGTTATTTAATGTTTTAATCACCAATCTCCTCTATCATTCGTATTGCGCCATGACCATCTGTTTCGCGAAATCTTTGTACGCCACTATTTTTCGCAGGTTTGCTCGCATTCGTATTTCCCCGATACCGCCGACCGGAGACAAGGCGCCTGTATTAACACCTCTTCCCATGTTTATTCCTCCTTGTTATATAATTGCTTGTTTTTATATTCCAACATCCTTCCCATCCTCTTTAACCCAATTAACTGTATCGCAATACCAACAATACCCTGTCTTGGAATCCTTTTTATGAGAATGGGATCCACATGTGGCGCACCAATAATTATCATCCATATTGTATGTATAACTTTCATCCTCATGCATTTTGGCTATTCTAGCTACCCTATCCTCCAGCAGATCCTTTAGATAATGGCATTCGTAAGGTCTATCCTCTTCCTTTAATATATAAATATCGATATCCATCATGCTCCCCATCCTGTCCGTACACATACACTCGGCGGCATGGCGCACGTTCCCTTCCGGCATCCCCGGAACTATCTCCCGGATCACCGCCTCCATCTTCTCTTGGTATTCGGTGTCTACCTTAGCCACCAAGTCTTCTAGTTTATCTATTAAGCTCATAATTTTTATTGTATATAATTACTATTTGATATTTATACATGTTTATTCTGTATCATCTTCACCTTCACCTATCATATCCGTATGACCAAATACTATATCAATAAATTCAAGCATCTCATCATTAAACGATCCGCTTTCTTCTTGCAGCTTCCTACATTCATCCTCGGTCAATCCACAAGAAGATACCAGCTCCTCTGCGGCTTGCGTCCATCGCCCGTCGTGAGCCAGCTCCTGAACCGACAGCCATACCCCTTGGTTCATGCCTTCCATTCTTGCCTTATCTAAAATACCCTTATCCTCCATATCCTCGATCATTTAAATTCTTGTTTATTATAACAATCTCTATATCGTTTAACATTTTATCTTTTGATGTTTTTTCTACTGTTCTTGGAATGATATTAAAATCTTTATCGCTAAGTTTATTATCCACCATAATCTCAATCAACTGCTCTATGGTAAGCCCAAGCTCATTATGGATATAATTCTTTATCGCTTTATATTCTTTACTCATGGCTTTTTATTGTTACTATTTCTATTGGCTCATTGGCGAAAGTCAATAGACCACCTATTATTCTCTCGATTGTTCCGTTGGGTAATGTTACACCATAATCATCATCCCTTACCTCATCCTCATGAACACCCGCGCTATGATCATCTGGATCATCATAAACAAGTTCCCATCTAAGCATAGGTATTTTCCATGTGTCCTCTACCCTATCATAGATAGGACAATCATTAAACACAAGCTCCTCTCCGTCTCTGTTGACTGCTAAATATGCCATAAATATCCTCCTTAAATTACTATTTCCAAAAAACTATATATCCATCCTCTATATTGCTATGATATACAACATCATTGGTATCATTATCCAATATCTCATATACATCACCCGACTCATCCATTACCCCACGAAACACATTCTCTCTATCCAAGAAATAACATGGTTCCTGCACTTTTGGCAGCGAACCATCCAATGATATCCACTCCGGTCCCATCAAAGTTATTTTAGCTCCCATATGATTCTCCATTTAATATGATTACCTTAGTTTTATTAAATTGATCTGATCTTTCGATCTCTCATCTCATTCTTGTCCTTAAACATCATTATCCTATTTACAATCCCCTCCGATTCCATGTACGTCGAGAATCCATGTATTCTTAGATATTGGATGGCTGATAATGATTTTTCTAGCACATCTTTATATCCTACATCTATCTTAACTTCTTTACCCATAGTCCTCCTCCATTTCTCATATCCAACTTCTACTCATAACACTATTATAATCTATTCCATTATTCATAACCACTTTATTAAAGGCCTCCTCGGTATACGCCAAAGACTCGCCCCTATTAGCTCTCTCGATATTTTCGCTCATCATCCCCATAGCCTCGATCAAGGCCGCTGATGAGTTGGCTATTAACTTAGCCGCTTCCATTATCTTATTATCATCCATAATCATATTACTTTAACTTCCTCGTTCCACAAATGTCTTTCATATACCATGGTTGTTCCTATTAGGATTCCGGTATCTTCTCCCCAATATTCAAGTATTTGATTCCTGAATTTGTGACGCAATTTTTGTATTCCTCCCTTGTTTTTATCATAAGAAGAGTAATCTGATAATCTTACTGTCTCCATCGTTTACCTCCTTCATTTGTTCGTATGCCAATCTTTCAAGTTCCGGCATGGTGTTTGTTTCTTCTTATTTTCCCCCATACTTATTTCTCATTTCATTAATATAGCTCATATACCAATCTCTTATATCCTCTTCACTATCCATGCTATACTCTTTATTGAATGGATCGTATCTGATAAACTCCTCTGTTCGGCAGAATGGGCATGGGATCTCTTCCAATGGCTTGATTAGAACACCATCATCACCTACATTATCCAGATCATACAATATGCCATCTATGCAAGTCGCGTCTGGATAATTCGCACCGAAAAGCGGAAATTCTGGACATGTGTTTCTCATACTTGTACTATTCAAATTCGTTCTCATATTCCTTTCTCCTATCCACTTCCTTTAAATTCAAACCATCAGGTGTCAATATCTTCTTTTCCAACAAATCAAAGAGAAGCATCGCCCTTGACTCCACCTCTGTTTCCCCAAATCCGCTATATACTTCTGTTGGCGAATCGTAGGCATTGTAACGAACATAGGCAGCTTCGTAGTATTCGCTATCCTTATTCGGGAAATATTGTGTCAATTGCAACCAGTCATCCCATATTTTTGATTTACTGATATTTATCATACTTGGTGGTATCTCTCCAAGTTCATGACTCATATAAGCCGGTATGAGGTCGCCTTCTTTTCTATATGAATACCTCATTGTATTTTGTGTAACTGATTCTGTTTGGGATCCCCCTCCTTTCATCTCTTTCACAAAATAAAATTCCGACTCTGAATTTACACCCAACTCATGCAACTTTAATGCAAGCTCATAAGGGCACATAAAATTTTGATATTTCATGTTATTCTATATTTTCGTTTCTGTAATCCCCGGCATAGTCCAACCATACCCTGTAATCATTTCTGTACTTGGTCGCCTTTATTTTCATATTCCGGGATATACTCTTATTCACATTTTCACCAAGTACACTCCTTAGCTCCTTCTGTAAGACCGCCCCGATAAGAGGATAGACGTCCGAATAATTGCCTTCACACTTCTCGAAATCTATTACCTTGTTCCCTATTGCCCGTTCTAATGCCTTGTCCATTGCCTTTACAATGGATTCTTGCACATTTTTATATCGATTGATAAAATCCTGTTCTTTATTTTCCATTTTAATATGTTTTTTTATAAAAAATCAAGAGTTGCATTTGTCTCTTTCAATTGAGACATAAATTTATCGAAATCTTTAAGCATAAGCCTTTTGTTTTATAGCCACACGTTGTGACTTGTGGTTGTTAATATCGTTCAATTGCCAATCTTTCGTGTTGCGATAACTATGGACTAACAGTTCGGAAATCTTTCCTCGTTTCGCTCCGTTTGCATTCACATTACGAGAAGCCATAACTCTATCAATATAGTAATCAGCATATAGTACATCGAAGAAATTATCTGCTTCATTTTTTCCTTTGCAGTCAGAATTGCTCAACATAAAGCTATGTCCCTCAGCTACCACTTTGTCACAGAACTCTTTCAGTCTAACTTGTGAATCGTCATTGAACGCTTCTTTTGTATAGTCATTAAAACTTGAAGTGTCACTAAGCGGACGGTAAGGAGGATCAAGATAGAACAAAGTTTTGGCATTAGCACAAAGCAAAGTATTCTCAAAATCACCTTCCAATATTTCCACTCGTTTCAACAACTCACTATCTGCTCTAAGTGTATCTTCATCACAAATCTGTGGCTGCATGTACTTTCCGCAAGGAACATTGAACAGACCTTTTTTGTTTACACGATACAAACCATTGAAGCAGGTACGGTTTAGGAAGAAGAACTTTGCTGTATTCTCTATCGGGTCAAGATTCTTCTCATTATAGCGTTGGCGTACAGCCATAAACATCTCACGTTTCGCCTCCATGTCTTGCAAAGCGTAATATTGGGCTTGAATATCCTGCAATGCAGGAATCAACTCTTCCACATTGTCACGTACAGTTCTATAACATGTAACCAAATCGCTGTTAATATCGTTGATCACAGCACGGTTGATATTTGGATGCTGTTGCAGCATGTAGAACAACATAGCCCCACCACCAACGAATGGCTCTATGTATGTCGCATCATCCCAATTATCAAAGTCAGCTGGGAGCTTTGCTTCCAGCTGTTCAATGAGTTGTCCTTTACCGCCAACCCATTTGATGAATGGTTTTGCTTTTGTATTCATTATTAATCCTTTTTTAACTAATGATTGTCAATCATCACTGTTAGTACCTTTTGTTTTATTGATAAGCTGACGAACATCAACGTCCAATAGAGCAGCTACCTTGGTCAATGTTACTAAATCTGGTTGTGAGGTATTGGTACACCATTTTGAGATTGTTGCAGGATCTTTCCTTAATTGCTCGGACAACCATTTGCTTGTCCGCTTCTTCTCTACCAACACGACTTTTATGCGATTTATATCTTTCATCGTTTATCTTTATTATTGCGTTCAGCGCAAAGATAATGGAATATTTTTGAAATCAGGTTATTTTTGTTGCACTTTTATTATTATTTAGCATATCAGTCGGAGGAAAATAAAAATTAAATTGTATCTTTGCATCGAGAAATAAAGAGTTGTTTGACAAGCATACTTATACACAATGCAGAATTTAGAACTATTGCCAAATCATTACCTTTATTGAGGTGAGAAACTCATAATTCGCTCATTTTAAGCTATTCTGTATAAATTAGCGGAATTTTTACAAAAAATGTTCATTACCTTCATAAGGAATACAATAGATCCATCCCGTCCCATTTAAGCATTCATATCTTTCTTCTTTATATTGAGCATCAGCAATTTTCCTAACAAACAAACTTACGTGCCAATCATCGTCTTCTGTATCTCTTACTAAAACTTTATCAAATGGCTTGAATTTATATTCTGGTTCTATTTCAATATCAAAGAATTGTTTCAAATACATTTTGGCTTTAGGCTCTTTGCTTGTTTTAAGAGCATCAATAAACTTTTGCCTTTCATCCTCAGTAGCAAGTCTGTATTTTTCAATATTATTACAATCAGCATGTGCTTTTTAGGAATCACGACTCCCCTCCCCTTCTTCCATGATGCATGAAAAGATGTAAGATATTCTCCGTTCGTATTTAATATAAACAGGTAATCACCCTGTTCATTACTCAATACATCTCCGTCCTTGAATGTGGTATATTCTGGAACTTTAAGCTTAAGTCTATAATTCTTTCCTCCGAATCCATTATTTGAGAACCAATCTGATATTATGCCGTGATCAGTATGGATAACTCCTAGGATTGGGAAAGACTCTTCCCTATGATACACAAACTCTACTCTGTAATTATCGCCATCCGTTACAATCATTCCATTGCGCTCACCATTGTTGATTTTCTTTGCCAACTCTAAATCAAATGGTATTGTTATCATTTTCTTTCCCATAATTTTACATGTATTTATATTGTTATTTTCACTTTAATTATATCACTACATTGTAGCTTTATCTGTTCAGCCAATCCAACGAACATGGGCGGACGCCTCGTTCCCTCGCCCACTTTACCCATACACGCCGGCTCCACCGGTAACGCTGCCCATGACGTCTTGGATGTCTCTCCCGTAAATCTGATAGTGATTATGTGTAGACTAAAAATTACTTTAACTCAAATTTAATTCCTTCCGGGAGTTGGGAGCGATCCACGTTATTCACGAAATCATCAAACTCTTCTCGTGTGATCTTTTCCCCATAATCACGCCAGTTGAAAGATAAAGTGTTCGTGTGATTATAATATATCACATTATCGGTTGACAATCCATAATCAAACACACAGAGCATTACCTTTTTGTCTGTTTCCGCATTCCTGATTATCTTATCGTATTGCTCACAAATTTCAGCACGCTTTTCCATCATCTTTGCCTTATGAGCCTCTTCCCTACGTTTTTCGATATTTTCTGCGGAATAATACCCGGCTTTAATACGCTCTTCAATAAGCAAACGTTCCTCGTCCGTTAGTGTCAGGGTAAACCTTTCTTCTTCTGGCTTATATGGATTAACCCATTTCTTTCCACACAGGTTTTCAAGTTCCGCAATAAGCTCGTCTGATTCACGTTTCCATCTATCCACAATCCCTAGATTGAAAAGCAGATACTTGAAATACATCTTATCGTCCACCGCTTCAGATAATTTGGAATATTCCTTGTCTGATATACGTAAATATTCAATAGCCACAGACTTATCGCTATTCTTTATGTGATACATACCATTTTCCACCGGATACATAGGAGCACCATAATGATTACAACAATGTAATGGTATAAACTTCGCCAATTCTGGAACATACTTCGCAATCTCATCGTGGCAGCAGCCTCCCATATACTCCTTATATCGTCCATATTTGTTTTTTTGTCTGATATCGGCCGTTATGCTCCAGTCACACATATTGTTATGACAATCATCATCTAACGATATCGTGACTGTTATTCTGTATTCCCTTTTGTTTTCTGTAAAGAATTTTGTACTTAAAAAAGTTAGTTTATTTGCAGTTCCCATATTTTTATGTTTAATCGTTTAACTTATGAAAAATAAAATCGGCACAATTTCCCGGAAGTGTTCCTGCATCATTATATTGATAGAACCCTTCTGTTTCCCAATCCACATCTACCGGATAGCCATCTGCGATGTTCAAGAAGTTTTTTATTTCTTGACATTCTTCTTTACATAATCCAGTATAGTCATCATTTATCAGAGCGCAAGCCCAATAAACTGGAAGCCTGTATCTTATTACCTCTATATTCATAATCTCATCAATTTACAAATTATCAATACTAAAAAAACTCCAACAATCTATTACAATAAACTCTCCTACTCCATATTCCACAAGTGACTTAAGTGATTCTATCCCATTACAGTAATAGAAAACATTATCATTATCATCATCATTGATGCTTAATGATAATTTTATTGTCGTTCTTTGATCATCCCCTGTGTCTTTCCATACGATCTGACATTCTACGTATTCAGGTTCTTTCCCATTCTTTTTAACGAACTCGAAAAACATAGAATCAATATCTTTCTTGACTCTATCTACATCCGTTATCACTACCTCTTCCTTGCAATCCCCACAATTAGCATGCATAAAAGATTCATCAAGATAATCTATTATTTTCCCGGTGTTTGGATTTACGATCGCTTCACAAGCAATATTTGTTCCGCCACACCTTGTACATATTACTTTCATACTATTTCATTTAATGGTTCAACATACACATCCCCATTCTCATAATAAAGTCGATCTTCATACTGATTATGATGAAACTCCTCACGTATCGCATCTTCATCATCAGCCCAATACTCATACTCCTCATGCCATGACTTAAAGAAGTTATCATAACATTGTCTCATCAGATCCTCTAAAGAAAAACCCTCCGGATAAGTACACCATGCATTGTAATAATCAATTATAGGTTTCAGGAGATATAAATCATAACACATCCCTGTCAATGGGCAATTATCTCCATAGTCAAACATCACCCTACTATACTTGTGCTTGTATTTGTATTTCCCATCAATATATTTACCTGACGTGGAGAAATACTTGCCCTTGATAATATATGGCATAATATTGTTGTTGATATATCTGAACAGTAATTTACCGCATAGATTCTCAGGATATATATCACAATGATAATCTGTAGGATGTTCGTAAATAGGATCCTTGTATTTAAACTCATAACTAAAATCATATCTCTCGTATCCAACTTCCCAATTATAAACCCTAGTATCTGTCATATCCTCAAAGGCTTTCATTGACTTTTTATAGTCTATGCCATAAGCATCCATACATTGCTCCATTACATTCCAGTGCTCACGCTCTATGATCCTTTCTTGTGAGTCTTTTGACAGCTCATCAAACTCATACAGTTTTAATACAATCTTTTTCATAATCCCTCCTTTTTTAATATAATTAGATCCCTAACGTCAATCGAATGACATACGTACCTCCTTATGTTCACGCTTAGGGATGATCGTGGCTATTCTCACGAACCACCACAATCCAGATTCAGATATCATTCATCCTTTATCTTTACGAATGGGTTTTCTACATAAAACTCCACTACATCCTTAGATTTTATAGATGTCACTATACCGGTGGTATCCACAAATCCATCTGTTTCATCCATTGTCAAATCTTCTATTTTATCTCCCGGCAGAAAACAAAGATTATAGTCTTGATCAATATACATAATCATCTTTAACCTAACCATGTCATCAATGATGCCTTTCATTCTCTCCACGACATCCAATTGATCATTACTAAGCATTAATCTACTTTTTGATGATTCCACTAACCTTATGTCTCCATTCCTGTCAACTACAGTTAAGTCATTGAATTTATACACATCTTCACGTGTTCTGTAATATGTTTCCTTACAATAAATTTTTCCTTTATCATCTATTTCAACATCAAAATATTCCAACTTATCCTTGACAGCTCTTCCGTTTTTGTATTTCCACACATCACCTATTGGAATGAACCCATATAATGACTCAAAAACATCATATATTGATAGTCTTGTCTTAGGAATGCTCTCGCCCTTTTTAAAACATTCTTCGGACGAATAAAATAATTTCCCATCTAATGTCTTCTCAGTCCTACATCCTCCCCATGTTCCTACATATCTAACTACTCCATATGTAAAACTGATCAAGATCTTATCAATCTCAAACCACTTTAATCTTCCTGACATATCGTCAAAAAGATATCCACTCTCTAGATAAACCAATAAACATTCTCTAATTTCCATAACAATTTATTTTTTTTAATTAAACAACATCATTTGCATAGCTATCTTCTAATATGAAGATAGATCTTCCTACCTCTAAAAAACAGTCCCATAACTCATTGCCTCTTTTATTGCCAAACACTTTCTGAAAAGTATGACGATCTGCCTTATTCTCGAATTTACGCATCCGTCTAATCCATTCATATCCGTGCCTCACTAAATCCAAGCCGCCGGCTTCATCGAAGCTCCCGTTTTTATCAATCCATTTATTTACATCTATCAACATACTCCCTTATAATATTACATTAAACAACTCGTTTAACCTATCTATCTCACTTAGGTATTCATCTTCTTTATCAAATCCAATTTGCGTCCCTCCCTCCAATCCAAAGGACAGGGTAAAGGATATGACCCAGCCCGATCCGTCCACGGCCTGCCCCTTGGGAACCCAAGACATCACCGCTTTCTTGGATATCCACCATCTCCCTATCTGAACGAAATCAGGATAGTTGTCCATTAAATACACCATCTGATTAGCCATCTTATTAACATCATCAAAAGGCACTATATGATACTTGTTTCTTATCCTGACCTTCAAGAAGGGGTTATCCATATTATATGCCGTAAATGCTGATATCACGGAACTAGGATATCTAACTCCTTTTATTATCACCCATTTCATATATCACCCCCTCTTTATATAACATAAATTCATTGGATAAAATTTATCCGCGCTCTCTTTCCCGTCTCCTCGAAAGTTAGCCAGCCCGCATGTCAGGATGCTCACAAGGTTATCCACCACCTCCAACTCGCTCGATTTGAACCACGCCAACTGGCTGTAAGTTTCACCTATCCATATTATACTCATTCTCCCGTCCCGACTGACCTCCTTCACCAGCCCTATATGGTTTTTAGTGTCCTTAATCACATTTAATTCGTCAATATTTGTAAGCCGAACAAAATCCATCGGCCGTATCACTTTATTCTCGTCCATGTCTTTATCCTCCTATATTCTTTTTATTCTCTCAATTTACGCTTAACCTCTTTAACATATTTAGTAGAATGTAGTCCCCTATGCAATCTTATAGCCCGATCTATATCCTTTTTAGGATTATGATGAGATTGATATATCTCGAACATTTCCCTAGCCTTGACAGGATTTGTTCTATCATCGTATCTATACCGCTTTTTCTCCCGTTTAAGACACAATATCCTATTAACCTCATCTACATACACCTTTTTCATCTGCCACCTCCCTAAAGCCCCGGATGAGGCGTTATACGCCCGATCGTCATTCCTTGACTCCACGAAAGACAAGGCGGCCGCCAGCCTATCCCACACCCGTGCCTCGATCACGGCCGGCTTCGGGGCGAGGGGCATGCCTCCGCTTCCTTTTGGCGGTGTTAATATTATCATCGCCATCACAAGTAAGTATCTTATCATGTTTACTTGTTTTTATAAAACTCCTCCCCGAATTTCACATTATCCACATAATCTTCCATGCACTCATGAACAATTATATGAATATCACCCTCCGTATATGTTACCTCGGACATCAGCCTCTCATTAGTCATCCACCAAGAATAACTATCAATATGCCGTATCTCAAATCCATGATCATGCAACGCATACATAACATTATATCTTAAATCCCTGTCCATCATCATACACTCGTACACGATATAGCCATTGATACTTTCATGAGACCTACCGAACGTATAAACGTACCTACCCATCAACTTATACAACTCCCTTGCCATAGGATTCGGGATCGCCTCATCCATATCAAAATCCCCATCTGGATCAATAACCCACTCTACATCCCGCTCATCAATACAAGCCCTAGGCATTCCTATTGTCCGTACATAAAGACGTGATCGGTGATCCTTGCTTAACACCGTCCCGATATACTTTTCCCCTTTGGCATATCCTATATTATGGTTGCCGGTTATATTAAATACAATTTCAGCTCCTATCTTAATTTCATCCATATTCAAGATGTTTGTATCATTTGTTATCTTTTTTATACAAAAAGAGGATATAATGGCATAATATTATGATATCAAGACACGAATGCGTTATCTATCATATTATCATACATATCCTCTATACAACGTCATTTATGGCATTATATTGTATATGATGCCGCAGGTCATAAATACATCTAATTAACCCTTTTTTAAGGGCTTATTGCCATTTAGGTAACTAGCTATGCCTAATATTTTCGAAATAAGGGCTTTTTTAGCCTTATACTCATCGTTTATCCCTATTATCGCATATCTGTATACCATCCCATCCTTCGACACCTCCACGCCCACGTATTTAGGCGCAACGGCATCCCTATGTAATACGATAAACGGGCTTTTGCCGTCCAGCTCATTTATCAACTGGTTAAACTGTCGCCTTGTCATCTGATAGTGATATTATTTCCATGTTATAAATACGATCTCTCTTTACCCTTATCTTCTCGCATAGCTCATCGAAGCACCCATCTTCTTCTAACCTACCAACATAATATGATACATTCGATTTAGAGCTTCCTTGAAGATATATATTTCCTCCTATATTCCTTGAGAAAAAATTAGGTAAGACCATCTTTTGTCTCTTATCCTTATTATCTATGTAAGATATAACAACAACCCACAACTCTGGCTCCCGTTCTTTTACAGATAACATGAGATCAAGACTCGATTGACCATTGATATTCCTCCTGCCAGTTTCGTTATAACGAAGAATAATATAATCATCCACGTTATTATTCTCAATCATCACGACTATAGGGCGATCACCCTTCCCATTATCACATAATACTCTTGCCTCTTTTCCGTTACGTAGATATACCTTATCGTAATCTCCGTTTTTGTATATCTCAAAATCAAATTCTATCACCATATTATTTTCTCCTATTGATGTATTGTTGCGTACGTCCTTCCTCTATTTTTTCGAAATAAAACTTATTCCCATATAACCGAGTGAAGCAGATATTATACCCGAAATGTTCCGCGCGTCTGATCTGCGCGTAACCTCTACTGATGTCATTATTATCAATCAGCGTAACAAAACAATGTGATCCTACTTCTGTATTCAAAACCAGATTTTCCCAATCTTTTACCTCCATATCAAATCTCCTTAAATAATTTTTTGTTATGATTATCGCTATTATACCATTTATCAATATTATCGTACTGCTTTGGATAAACCCCATAAGACCTACACCACCTAGGTAACGGCCCGTTCAGCACGTCTAACGCCGCCTCAAGGTCAAACGTAGCTTCCTCCTTGACACAACACCCCGATCCACTTCCACAGCTCGGTATATAAGCTCTACTATACGCTACGCTCATCCCATATTCCCCATGACTCAGATACCCGATGTTGGGTGAATCAGGGAAGGCGTAATACAACATCGTATAATCACCCTTACTCCAACCTCTATTATAAGTATCATCCTGCCATGCGAAAACCCTGCAACCGGCCTTCTTTAACTCCTCAGCCGCTTTTCTTAAAATATTATCTCCCATATCATTTATATTTAAATTATGCCAAGGCGCCGGGAACCGACCCCGGACCATATCCGCACACGTACGATCATGGTATTCCTTCCGCCCCGCCAAGGCTTGGTTCAACATTAACAAACTTTCATATCCTCACACATCTTAAAAAAGACCTCTCTTATGATCCTTTTGAACAAGATGTATATCTCATCATCATCCTCATCGAACTCCACGCCCCATGAACGTAATAAATATCTAATGTCGCAATCCGCTATATGAATCCTAAATATGGATGGAACGCTCATTATATAATCCTCAAAAGCTTTCTTAATCCCATCCCTTTTGATATGTTCTTTATACTCATTCTTGAACACGTTAAGCATAAAAGATAGATATTCCCTATCATATTTAAACTGCTTCCCATAATTATCTGTATCTATATGATCCAGTATATATATCTCTATAGCGTCTCTATCGTATTTTGACATACTCCTTCCTCCTCCTTTTGATATTTTATAACCTTTTTCTCCCCATACGCTTTCGCTAACTGGATAAGTTGACCGGTAAATACCTTGGTACGGTGTTTTACGATCTTATCCCCCAACTCCGGGCATCTGGTTCTCCATCTATAATTAACCTCGCCCTTAGCTTTCTTCTTGTAATACCTGTAGAATGTTACGGCTACTACCACTTCTCCATTCTGCTCGAAAGCAACCAAATCGTAATTGTTGTAAACTATTTCGTTCATGTTGTTATTATTTTTATGTACTTAATCACTTCTTCTGGCAAGGATGCTAAATCCCTAACCCTTTTACCAAAATTGTATGTTTTTCTCTTCCACGGGTAATAATCCCCTACATACATCGCTATTCCTTGAGGATGGAACGGGTTCGAGCTACAACTAAATATCGGATAATATAGGGCATTATTATGATTATTACTCTTACCACTTATACACACAATAGTATATCTATCAGACGTTTTATCGCCAAAATCATATACTCTTACCTTCACTTTCATGCCATTGGCATTTGTTATAATATTATCCATATATACCTCCTTTATTGTTTGTTGTTCAATCCGACTAATCTATTTCCTTCCCATATAAGGTATATGAGCCACACCATCCACGACTCTCATTTGATACCCGAATATGATTCACAGGTTTATTCCCCGCCATACAATTAGCGTAAGATAATACCGCCGACATGCTTCTAAACCCAGAATCCATTGCTGATTTAATAAGCTTCCTATCACATCCAAATACCAATATCTTTATAACATCCTTCTCTTTTACAGTTCTTCTTACACGCATAATCTTGCCATAAAATAAATAAACATAAAATCTATTCTCTCTTTGTTATCATCCATCCTATGCCCGGTAATTTCAAAAACAACCCTACGCTTTTCTACAGTCTGTATATTATCTAACTGAATAGCTATGTAAGGATATTTTATAACTTTCTCTCTATTGATGTTATTCAAAATAGCGTTGACATCTTGCCTGCGAAAATACATATTTACCCCTATGTAGCTGGCAACCAAAAGACATTCGTCTATTATCCCATCAGTATCGAATAACAATAACATATCATCCTTCTCGACAGTATATTCCATATCAAGAATCTTGATACGTTTGCTTCCGTCCTTCTTATCAGCTATAAGAATCCCTATTATATCCTTATCGGTCGTAAGGATATAATACGCCTCATCCTTTGTAATATTATCACGAAGGTAAGATAGCGCTTCATCCTGTAATCTTAGTAGTTCTATTTCGTCCATATTTATTTCTATTGTTGCCAAGGGAAAAGGGACGGCGCTGGCGACAAGGCCTGTCCAGCCTCCCCACAGCCGCCCGCATTCCCCTTGGTATCATTAACCACCTCAAATAATCTCATAATCGAATTTCACATTAACACTCTCATCAATGCTCAATTCTTTCTTCATCCCAAATACAGTCTCCCTTACCGTATCAAAATCCAATAATTGATCTTCGGGATTATTCACAAGCTCTCTCCGGTTATTCTTCCTAGGTTTTCTAGATGTAAGAATATATTCCGCACAACAGCTTCCTTCAAATGTCCTCACTCTGGAATACCATAGATCACCGGTCCCGTACTCAACACATATATTCATGTTTATGATATTATTATTCCACGCTTCTCCCGGGAAACGTTTTAATATCCTACCAATCCATTCAGCGTCAATACTTATATGCGGGGAATCAAGATCCGACGTACCCATACCATCCGCATATAGGATAATCTCTTTCTTGCTCTTAAATACTAGAGATTTTACATTAATCTTCCTTCTCATATCTTTTTGATTTTACCAAAAACATTCCTTCGTATCTATTTTCATGCGATCCTCCCAATTGCATAAATCCGGATTCTCTCCCTCATAAAAGTAATAGTAAGCCCATACTTCAATATCGCCCACTTTTATGCATCCATCACTGCACCATTCCACAATATCGTCATTCCTGCATACATTTGTCGGTTCAGCACCAAGCGACAACAACTCGTTTATTATATTATCGCCGAACTTTTCTTTCGCCTCCTCTTTTGTCATATCCCTATCAGATTTTAATATTACACTACCGCCAAAGGAAAACAGGGACGGACGACCAGCGGGGCCGACCCCACGCCATCGCCGCCCCTCGTTTCCCTTGGTTCCCTCCGTATCACTCCCACGCCAACAGACAATATCTACCACCAATAACACTATACCCACCATCACTCGCAATCGCTTTGCGTTTCCACTTAACGGTAAAGTATTACCCCCGTTTAGAAAGGAATCCCATTGATTGGAAAGTATTTCTTTTGTTGATTGAAGGGGTTCCCCTTGTTTTTCTTTGTTTTCCTTGGGTTTCATTGGTTTTCCCTGGTTTCCCTTGTTTGGAGGTGTCCCCTCCCGCAAAACAAATCAACCCCACCAACTCCCAGCATAAAACCCGAGACCTTCCTCCCGATTGTTCCACGTGGAACGCCCGTTCAGTCTAGGATATCGAGGTCTTTGCTCTTGATTGCCTTATATATTTGCTTTATGCAATGTATTGATAATAAAGCCAATAAAAGAACTATGATTAAAGGCAGGGCGTCGCCCGTAGCTATAACATACCGCCCCAACTCAAACGCCATGTACCAACAGAACAAGGCAAGTACGAAATATATAAATATACCCATAAAAATATACAATAAGTATCCGTAACTTAGAAACAATACCCAAATAATATAATTAATTGAGTATCAACAATATAATATATATCAATCCCTAGAGCTTCCTCTAAGGAAAGACAAGCCCAAACATAAATAAAAAATATACAATAAGTACCGCCTATTATATACCTTTTAGGATCGATTCACGCACGAAACCATACATAAGGGCACAATATACCCGCCTGCATGGATATAAATATATACAGAATGATACATAATAAAGCATTTTACTTACACATTTTAGATCAGGGCTTAAAATTTGCCGCCTTAACACTTTTATGTGTAAGCAAAACATATGAATATGCTATCATTCTGTAAAATATAGGCACAAAAAAGCCCTTCCGTCTTATATCACTACAATACGGAAGGGCAAAACTTTAAAATCAAATAAAAACAAACGACTACTGCCTCAATTTGTTTGCCATGTAACTAACACGCTTACGCCTGCACTTATCCGACTCCCTGCTACAATCTAATTTATTAGAATTGTATAGTTCTTTGGTTAGCTCTGTGTAAAACTCCATTCGAGCCTTTTTGATAGGCTCTAAAGCCTTTTCTCTTTGAATAGATAGTTTCCTATTCAAATTATTAAACTTTTTCTTGTACATGGTTTATTCGTTTTAAATGGCACCAATAAGAAACGGGAGACCGGGGACGACACGGCCGGCGTTATCGATATGACAAGCCGAACGCCCGCACGCCCCCCTTATTTTCTTTGGTTTCGTCCCTTTGCCGACAACGAAGCCGGCCAGATACGCACATACGTTGTCCGTGATACGTATCGACAAGGCGCACTTTGTGCGTCAATTTAACCGCACAAAATACCCTTATAAGGGTTGTTATTTGCTATCCGTACACATGTTAGGTATTTAAGCAACCCTAACATACGTCGTGTTGATACATTAGCACGGAAATAACACCGTTATACACTTGATATGCGCTACTCTAACAGCATATCACCATACACCCTATACATGCGTATATACACCAATGTACCCCGTATTATAATACGGCCTATTAAGGAGACCTTAACGTACTAACCCGACTTACAATAAGGCCAAAAGGATAACGGTGCGTCTCCAGACTGGCGACGCACTCAAATCACATTGTTAAGAGGCGATCTATCTATACATGCTATCGATACCCTACCGACATGTATATCCTTATTGCAATATGTTAAATAACTCGCTATTTTAGTCTGAGTCCAGTTGCGCGACGGGGACGCAATAGCTTGCAACCGTGACGGGCTATTATAGCCCGCCTAATTATCTATCATTTTTAGGGTGTGTTAGGTAGTAAGTAATACATTTGGCGATCAAATTATATGTGTATCGCTTGATAGGTGTAGCTACTTTAACGATACGTTTATCCGATCCGTTAAACACTTCATAATATGGTACGCTATTTGTGTCGCTGTATGCTATAGACTCACAATATCCAAAGCGTTTATGTGTATTACCTAATACGGCTATACTGTTTACCTTATCCAATGGCAACTTGCTGTTGTTTGCCTGATCTTGCTTGTCATAATATTCTCTTTCTATTTCCTTATAGGCGCAAAAGGTATCATTTACACGTGGTAATATCTCTTTACATAATTGTATTACCGTCTCTTTTTCCTTTGCCAAAGCAACCAAAGCGGGAACGATCGCTTTATCTACTTTAATATCGTTATCCTTGAGTATTTCGTTGATTTCTTTTCCAGATTTAAAGAGCTGGCACCAATATTTTACGGCACCCGTCAATGTATTCTCATTTGCTTTCTTAACTTCATTCTGGACTTTGTTAATATCTTTGCTTGTCATATACTTTGCCCATACCCTTGGGACTTGTATCGGTATCTGGTACACCTTGTTTATTAATGTTGTTATCTTACAAGGGCAAATATACAATATGTTTTATTGTCCAACAAATATTTTGCAATAAAAATTCGACGATTATATGTAATAAATCTAATCAAATGTAAATGTATATTAAAATATTGGTTTATATGATTGATAATCAGCAAGTTAAATACAAAATAAGCATTCTTTTTTCGGTTCGTTGATCGTTTGCCGTTCCTGTTTCCCGTCTTTCGTGGATTGGGGGGGGTGGTCCAAAAAACGGCAGCCCGGCCGGGCCGATTTCGGGGAGGTGGTCCGTCCCACATATCCCACATATCCCACATATCCCACATATCTCCGCATATCCCCCATCCTCACCACATATCCCGCATATCCCAATATGTCCGGCGTCCCAACATATTCCTATGTCCCCATCCCTCATCCCCTCACGACTTAATAATCCCATTAATTTTATTATATTTGCGATATAATTAAAACATAACATATTATGAATAAAGAAGTTAAATACATGGGTGGGGGGGGAGTATTTTAACCCTCAGATAAGGAGGGGGTATGTTTAGGCGCAGGACTTCTTCTTCCGGTAAGATCCACTACCGTATTAATATAGACAAGAGAATGTGTCTTAATCCTGTAGATATATATATTGATGGAGATACATATCAACGTGGTTTTAACGGATCTTATCTTGATATATATCGCGATAAGAAGATAAAAACTATAAGCATAAGAGGACAGATAGAATATCTAAATCCGAAAAATGAGTACAATATTATTTTGGGCATAAGTGGAGGTATTATAGAGGGAACCCTTACGTATCAATATAATTCGGGTATGCATTGCGAGTTGGCTAATAAGGTGATATACGGGAATAGGATAACTAATTTTGTTCCTGTAACGGTGATAACCGATCCTGGGAAGATTATTAATTTCACTTACAGACCTGAATTAAAGACTCAGGTTTTAGATGAAAGTTATGTAACTTGGGATGGTGATTATGTATTAAACGATAATTGTATAGTAACTGATCTTTGTTCGGGATGTGAATCTTATGCCTATGGGAAAAGTTCTCATGGTAACTATCGAGTAACGGTAAGGATAGTGTAGTACCAAGGGAAGGGGGTAGACCTCATCCCTCCGGGCCTACCCCGTCCTCCCTCCGCCTCCCGTTATTTTTGGCTTCCTTCTGGTTTTATCCTCAAATTTTCATATCTTTGGGACAAAACTATAATCATGTTTAGAGACATACTTCATAAGCTTAAGATCTTCTTCTGCGACGATGACGTTGAGAAGATATATATAAGGGACAGTACGGTTATCCGCAACAACGAGATCCATAGGATGTATAATGAGATACTGGACGAGTTAGGTGATTTGGCTACTGTCGTGTCAAGGAACTACGTATATGGTAAGATAAAGGACAGGACGGGATTAAGTATCCGTCATATCAGTAGGATAATAAACCATACTAAAGTTGAGGAGATATGATTAAGGATACGATGGAGCGGAATATAATAAATGAGATATCGGCGTTATTCGTGATGATATTCACGGCCGGGTTGATGTTTGTCATGCCGATGTTAGATATAGAGTGTGATGATATTACTATCATAATAGGATCAGGAATAATACTATCTTTTATACTAACCATAATACCGATCTTGCTTTCTTATGATATAAGGGATGAGATCATTGAGTTGATTGGGGATATGGATAGCCAGATCGTGGTAGACACATCGGTATATAAAACGGATCTGCCCTAGGAATTACCTAGGGCAGGTGGTATGCTATTTTCTTTTAACATACTTATCTATCAGATCTATTGATAGTTTAGCGCCCAGTTCTTCCTCCAACAGGTTAAGGTAGTTCCGGTGCAGGCACCCGCCCCGCTCCACCTCTCTGAAGCCTGCCCCGTCCCGGATCCTGACCAGCCCTTTCCTTGGATCCATGTCGATCAGATCACGAAGCTCGTTCATATTCTTAAACCGGCTCTCTATTACCTTAAATACATCGATCTTAGGTTTCTTATCCTTGATCTTTATCTTAACCCTTCCGCTCATGATCACCTCCCCGTGCTTCCGAATCCACCATCGCCTCTATCGGTATATCCGAGGTCATCCAACGACTTCACCTGATCCCATACGATACGTTCCCTCCTACGGATAAGCAATTGAGCTACCTTGTCTCCAACCGAATAAGAAGGATCATCATAACAATCCACACGTCTACATACTACCATAATCTCGCCTCTATATCCTTCGTCAACGGTTCCCGGGCGTTTTGTATAACAGACTTTGTTTTGGTGATGCTACTACGAGGGCGTATTTCCATCTCATAATCCTCCGGCAATGCTACATGTACACCGGTATGATATATGGTCCTGCCTCCGTCAAGTTCTACATCCTTGACGAACAGATCCATGCAAGCGTCCTCCTTATGGGCGTACTTAGGCAATATAGCTCCTTCTTCCAGCCATATCTTGACCTTACAAGTATCTATATCTTCAAGTAATGATTCTACCTCATTATAACTCATTGGTTGTTCTGACGCCAATGAAATGGCTCTTGCCAATACATTTTTAATCTTACTCATCGTATCTTGTTTTTAAATTCCTTTCCTTTCGGACATTGTAATTTACATTCCTCTCCACAAGCGGAACAGTTGGGTCTCATTCCGGGCACCCCTCTTCCCCCGTACGGCCAGTAGGCGTAATCGCAGACGCTCCAGAACGCCTCCATCGCCTTGATCTTGGCATCGACGGTTATCTTCTCCTTCACCTTTTTCATGCTCTTCCTGAACTCATCTTTCATATCCTTCCCTTCTATCTGTCTGGCCTTACGTCTCTCGTTCCACCAATTGTAGTAGAATTTGTCCGCCATCTTATAAGCTTCGGGGTCAAATTTATCACGATGCAGGATAGGGGCGTCCTTGATCTTTCTCAAATTCCTGCCACAAACATAAGCAAGCCCGGCGTACGGAGGTATGTCCTTAGGATCAACCAACCCATCCGGAACGCAGTAGTAGAAGTAGTTGGGGCGGCCGTACCTGACCCAGTCTCCGGTCTCGTACAGGGCTTGCTTCCGTGCCTCGAACCAGCCTTGCATTACTTGGTGCTTACCCTCTTTCTCGAAATCCTTGTTATAGTCAGCCAACGAGATCTTCACCTCAACCTCATAAGCGTACATAGATCTGGTTATAGCCAGATAATCGGACTCCCAGTTATATACATACAGGTTATTTATCACCCATTTAGGAGATACCAAGAACTTTCTGTTCAGGATATCCAATATCCCTCTTTCAGTGTACTCAGTACCTTTATTTGATTGCCGTGTTCCCATCTCCAGTAAGAGGATTATTCCTATATCCTACCGCCATTATAGCGTTACCTATCAACATTCTCAACTTATCCATATCTTTATCATGGAACGAGAAAGCGGTTAGGATATGGCCATTGGTCTTATCATAAGATTTTATCATCAACACAGCCACATACTCACCCATCATCTTACCATTCATGATATCAAGATCAATTATGCCGTGATCTATTAGATCAACCACATCCCATCCTAATGGCAGGTACTTTTTTATTTGATTAATGTCCATACCAAATATTATTTATAAAAAGGAGGGCCGTGCTACCCTCCTATGGATACACACGAAAAATAGAACTGAAAGCGATCCTAAGCACGTAGGATTTTATTAATTCCCGTAGGCTGTCTACCGGTTATCATTAACTACCGACCTACGGGAATATGTTTAAGAAAACACCATGTGGGGAGTGGGGGAATCGAACCCTTATCCACGCTACGATTAGGAATCGTAAATTCTATCCGTTAAATTAACTCCCCTTTAAGCGTCCTGATCCTCCCGGACAAGGACACTACATAAATCTAAACTCTAAACCTAATGACAAACATTATTAATCCAACTGTGGACCCGGCCGGACTTGAACCGACAACCTTCTGGTTATGAGCCAGTTGCTCTTACCAATTGAGCTACGGGTCCTAAATACACCACATCGTCTTTCACAAGAGGATGTGGATCGGAATTTCTCGAAAATTATATAGTAATATCATGAAACTATTGTCCAACATTCTAGCATATAGCACCAATCCTCGAACGGGAACGTCTCCACACCAGACCTACCCCATCCCGTCCCCCAACTGTTCTGTAGGACGAAGCCGGCCTTGTCCCAGCCGGTGAGGATAACGGCATGACCTCCCAAGTTCTGCCCTTGGCCTTGCCAGAATCGATTACCATAATTATAGCAATACAGACCTATAACCAGAGGCCCATTCAGCATCAAAGCTACCTTAGCCGATACCGGGTCTATGATCCTAGCGTAACTGCTTATTTTCTCCCCATCTACGCCTACGTTCTTGATAGACTTGATAGCGTCACGAAGAACCATCCCGTCTTGATCCTTATCCTCTCTCAGATCATATATATCGTAGGGAGAGATCTTAGCCGGTCTTTTAATAGCCCTTATACTCTTTCTCCAGTTAAGTATCTCAGATAAGCTTACCGCAGCGCAAATAGGAGAAGATCCTTGATCCACTACGCTATCAACGTTATTGACCTTATACTCATCAGGGACAGCCTCATGCTGCATGTTCATAATAGCGTCCCTATCATCTGCTGGTGAAGGTATGTAACCTAGTCCGTATTCCATTACTTATCTTTTTTATGGTAATCAATTATCTTGATATTAAACGTATCGGATCTTTGCCTTACCTGTATAGACCCTCTAGCCTTTCCCTTGGCGTCGTATAGGGCGGTGAAGCCAAAGTTATCGACCCGGCCGTCGTCCAGCGTAAACCGCCACTCCTTCCATTGGCCCATCACGGTACCGGAAGACACTATGGAATCCACCACATAAGATATATCAGTAGTATCATATTCCGTATAATAGGTTCTTGACGTACTGCATCCGACAACCGCTAAGGTAAATAACGTTAACAAGAAAAACAAGATCTTATTCACTTTTCTTAGATTTTTTACGTTTCTTAGATTTCTTCTTATCCTCCGCCTTATTCTCGACATTTACGTCAATACCGGCATCAGCGACCTCAGGGGCGTTATTTTCAGGTATATCAATATGACCTGAGTTAGGATCCATCTTATCCTCATCAACAACAACCTCATCAGGAACATCGATGTCTAAAACTTCTGCCTCTAGATACTTGATACGATCAGACATAGCCTTATTCTGATCCTCAAGTTCCTTATATCTTCTTCTAGCCTCATCGAGTAATTTAGATGATAGTTTATGTTTCTTCTCGATATCCATATAAGCCCGTTTAAGAGTTTCTTTCTCTTTTACCGACTCATTATATATCTCTCTTGATTTACTAAGCTCATTACCCATCTTAATTATAATAGAATCCTTTTGTTCTATATCCATATTAAGGGAATCGGAAAGAGTTTCAAGATACCCTACTTTCTCTTCTAATTCCGTTATCTTCTTGCGGGAATCCTCATAATCTCTTTTTAATCTACTTGAATAGCTAATAGCCTCATCAAGATCCTGTTTTATAGTATTTATATAGCTACTCTTTACTATCTTCAATCCGAACATCTTTGTCTTTATTATAAGTTTCACGAATATCGACCTTTACCTTGCCGACTATAATTAACTCAGCTATATGTTTGTCTTTCTCGACTATAGCCATATCCTTACGGACATTAGTGACCCTGATCATGATATTCCCGTTATTAGACGAGACGAACGGTGATCCTACCAAAGTAAGTCCCGTATCTCCGGTAAACGACGGCAGCATCATCAACACCCCTATGGTATTATCCGGGAACGACGCCCATACCCCTGTGTCTATATCAAGGACATCACCCTGTCCTAATGGGAAAGCATTACCCTGCTTGATAGGAATATCCTTACCCAACGAGTTCCATGCTTTCGAGAATCTTACGGAGTTAAGGAAGATCTTCCCCTCTTCCTCCATCATCCCTACCATAGGGTCGCAATTCAATCTAACCTCGTTTTGTTTATCATCTGGCTTCTCCTCAAGCTCATCAAGGTCTCTGGCTGATGTAAACGACTTGCTTTCCAGAAGCTTTTTAATATCCTCAATACTGGCCATTATAATTTGATTATTAAATAAACGATCTTCAGTCCTAACTTAAAATCAGATGTCTTCTCGAACATCTCCCTAAGAGGTAAGATAGTAGCGTCAAGATCTGACGCTACCCATTCTCCATCCTTATAATACATATCCTTTTCCTCGGAATACGCTATACAAGATCGATGCCCTAGGTTCTTCATAACCGTATCTACCTTATTTTGGGTAGGCATCGAGACACGATTCACTTTAGTAGATATATTGAAATTACTCTCCATTAACTTTCTGTTTTTTAATTAGTTAATTAAAATGGAAGATCACTGTCGTCTCCAAAAGGAGGATATTGAGGAGGTTGTTGTTGACCTCCAAACAAAGGGGCTTGCGCTTGCTGCGGGGCCTGCTGGTATGATGGAGGAGGCGTTTGCGATGGAGCCTGCGTAGCGTATGACGGTGGGGGCGTTTGCGTTATAGCCTCACCAGCGTTGTTTTGGCTTGGAGACTGAACCGGTCTCACGCCATCCGCTTTAATACTTTGGATATATTTATTAAGTACCTGATAAGCGAAAGCGTCTTGGGTCGTATAATCAAACTTCTTATTCCCCATTATATCAGTACTCTCAACCCTGTCAGGCCATCCATTCTGCCCGTTCTTATAATATTGCTGGATAAGCTCGTCCTTACCGTCAGGAGTCTCCCTTGCGTATGAGATAAAGAAATTACCGGGAGCATATTGATCCCCTTTCTTAGCATGAGCAGGATTGATCACCACCTTACGTTTCAGGTCGATATTAGGCAAGTACCTTACCAGTGACTTAACGTAATTATTGATACCTCCTTTTTGAGTCATCAAAGGAACGTTTATAAAGTAATTACCATCCTCATCACTTATCTTTATGGATAAGTATTTGGCATTTATTCCATTGAACTCCACTTCTCTTACGCTAATATCAGACAAATAACCTTCGATACCGTTCCAGAACACCCTCCAATAAGAAACGGCTCCGGTCTTCTCGTTTATATGCTCCTCGAAACCTTCCTTTGGTTCTCTTGATGACTGATATAATAATCCGCTACCACTTACTTTAAAGTAATGGTTATTACCACCTGATGAATTTTCTCTAACTCCCATTTTATGTATTTTTAAATATTAAACAATAACTGATGATGACAAGAAATACTCGTTCTTATTATCCTCCCCATAAATCTTATTGAAATGAGATTTATGATCATGCTCGATAACCACCCTATTACATGAGACGCTTTTTATAATACCAAGATATCTTCCACATAATACGTTACATATAATATCTTCACCATGATGAGACAAATAAGTAAGTCTTTCCTTACATGATTTACCGGAAGACGGGTTCTCTGACATAATACCGCATCCTTTATCGGTAAATATCAACTTGCAATGATCGAACTCATTTACCTTAAGATTGTTTTGGAGGGCTTGGACGAGTAGATCCTTATCAAAGACATAGGTACTTGTTTTGACAAAATGCTCGTCCACGAACCTCCAATTTGGATAATTACCCTCAAAATGGGTCTCATACATATCCATATCAGGCGTAGAAAAATAAGTCTTAGTATCGTCCACTTTTATAGACAACATATCCGATGACTTATTGATATGCTTATCAAGCAATATCGCGGATTCGTTCGATACCGGGATAAACATCTTCTCTACCTTATCCTGATTAGGGACAAAATACCTGTAAATAGTATTTCTATCCGTACTTACTATATTAATATTAATATCATCAATATCAATAACCACATTCTCGATACATGGATAAAAGTCATCTACCTCCGTATAATCGCTGGCTTTGTTAAGAACCGAAACATAATCGCTCATCTTAACCTTAATTCCTCCATCAAGTATCTTATGTACCTGTGGGAATGTATTGATATCAAAAGCCGGACAACTATACTCACCAGAAGCATAGCGGATCGTTATCTGATCTTTTTTATCCGAAAGCAGTATCGTAATCTCGCAATTCTTCTGTTTTTTCATGAACTTAATAAAAGAGCTTGCCTCTACCAAGAAAGAGAAGTTAGAGTCAGCCTCGACCTCCAATCGCTCTATAACACATACCTTGGCATTTACGGAAGTGATATAAGCCAGATTATTGACAACATCTATCTTAAGATCCTTATAAAGGGAGTTGGAACCGGCGTTCTTAACCACCGTCTCCAATTTGCCCAACTTCTCATTTAATGACTTCGACAAGCATCTTATAAGCATAACGAACAACTTTTTATTACATCGCAAATATAATCATAATTATATTAATACAAATACAATAAATACTTAATAGTATTAAAATAGTTTAAACTTACGTCTAATATACTCGGCTATAAGCGTAGCGTCACACATGCCGTCTTGTATCTTAGTAGGTTGTACTCCTTTTCCTGACCATGGTTTCACGAAAGAGACCGAAGGGAAAAGGCGCATGGCGCATCGGATGGAGGTAGCCTTCGTGTCTAACTTCGCCGCCGTATACACCCGATCGGCTGTCGTATGAAGCTCCTTCTGCCAGGTCTTTGGTTGCACCTCCTCGAACATAAACCTAACATCCGGGTGAGATCCGTATCGCTCCATCATCTCCACCATCATAGCGAATAGGGCGTTCGGTTCCCGGCGTCTCCCGCCAAAGGTGAAGTTGCTGGCTGCCGAGCTGTTGTGGATGCTATGGACGTCCTCGACGGCGATCGCCAGCGTCCCGCCTCCCTTTTCTTGGATCTTGTCAGCGGCATCGAGGAAGAAGCTTGATATAGCCCTAAGATCTATATCCCCCTTAACCGATATCCTTGGAGTCATAATTACCTTAACCTCGCCATTTTCTGGGATCATGGACAATCCTCCGGTATCTATACCCGGATCTATTCCTATCGCTATATTCATATTTTTAAGGTATATAATGAATGAAAATCCTCAGGTCTAAACACCTGTATCGAATTATCCGGATACATACCTATATAATAACCGTAAAAAGCCCGTAGAATGCCGTTTTCTAGTCTTATATCCAAAGTCTTTACCTTGCTACCATCAACCATCACGTCAATCTCCTTGGTTCTTTGGGATATCTTGTCGAACCATTCAGGTATAGGATCAATCCCGTACCTGAATGCGTTTACTGTTGATTTTATAGAGATATACGTACCCATGATCAGATAAGATTACAATCATCACGTTTAACAACCTTAAAATCTCCCTCTCTAAATAATAAAACTACGTCAGTTCTATTATACTTACACTTCTTGATATCCACCAAATGGTAAGAAGCCTCCCCTACGGCGGGGCGAACCGGTCTCAATACGGCTACGGCTATATCACCGCCAAGCTCAACCCCACCGGTTACACCTTGTAAGCACATGAATATATATCCCTCAAACTCATGTTTCTTGCCGATAAACTCGCTCATAGGAATACCTACGAATAGATAGGTCTTTACATCCTCTTTTTTTACCTCTATAGCGTTCTCAACACTAGAAGGTATTACGTCTACAAATTTTGCTCCGATAGCCATAATCTCAAATATTTAGTTTAGTTCTTAATTCTTGACACAATTCTTGATTGTCTCTCATAATACTTAACGTATTATCCACTCCATTGCCTACTCGGACCTCTCCGTACCAGTACCATGATCCTTTACGGGTAAAGATACCGGTTTCCTCACATAACTTCAAAAGTTCAAGCTCCTTGTCAAATCCTACGCCATAATACAATGCTGTCTCTGCTATCTGGAAAGGTATAGCTGTCTTGTTCTTCAGCACCTTTATCCGAACCTCATGACCGATAGAAGAGCCATCTTCTCCTACAATAACCTTCTTCCTTGACATCTCCATACGGATAGAGGCATAGAACTTAAGAGCGTTACCTCCGGTCGTTACCTTAGGATCGCCGTATATAACACCGATCTTCTCCCGATATTGGTTGATGAATACCAGAACGCAATCGCTTTTGTTAACGATACCGGTAAGGACTCTCATGGCCTTTGACATCAACCTAGCTTGCAATCCCATGTTGCTGTCTTCCATATCGCCCTCTATCTCCTTCTTCGGTACCAGATTGGCTACAGAATCTACGACAATAAATCCGACCTTCCCGGACTCGACTAACTTGGCTGTGATGTCAATAGCCAGCTCCCCGTAGCTTGGTTGGGAGATCAAAAACCGGTTTATATCTAATCCCATTTTCCTAGCGTACTCAATATCGAAAGCGTTCTCCACGTCTATTATAGCTACCAGCTTATCGGGGTGCTTTTTCTGGAACTCGATCATACTTAACGTACACATCATGGTCTTGCCACAAGATTCCATCCCGACCAGCTCATGGATCCGGCCTACCGCCCATCCGCCGCCGAGGGCCTTGTCCACCACCAGAGAACCAGTGCTTTCCCTTGGTATGGATATTATAGGCTTATCATCGCCGAAGTTCATTATCGAGCCTTCTCCAAGCTCTTTATTTAAAGATGATACTAACTCATCTACGTCTGAAAAAAGTTCTTTCTTAGCCATTATAATCCGTATTCCTCGAAATTAAACAAATCCTGTTGTTTCTTGATCATATCCTTCCCGATATCAGATATCTTTTCTGGGTTCAAAACACCCTCATTCTCATCTACCTTATCCATAAAGTCAGATATCTTATCGCTTAGCAGTACCATATCTTCCTTAGGAACTGATTTTAGATAAAGACCGTCTATGGATCTACATCTTGATAGAGCGGTATATATCTGCCCTATCTCGAAGGCTCTGCTGATGTCTACGAATATATTATCTAAAGTCATTCCCTGGGATTTATGGACAGTTATGGCGTATCCTAACCTCAATGGATATTGTATTATATAGCCGCAAGAAATGCCTTCAAGGGAATCATCTACCTGCTTGTACTTCATCTTCTCCCACTTCTCTTTGGTTATCTCCACCTCAGTATCGTTATCTAGATGAACATATATCGTCTCATCAACAGTATCTATGCTGGTTATGATACCCATAGAGCCATTGACATACCCGTTGCCGTTTCTGGTTATTATGACCTTAGCCCCTACCTTTACTATAAGCTCATCCTCGCAAGGCGCTACAGGCTTCTCCCCGAATACAGTAGCATCGAACTTAAATACCTTATTATTGATCTTATCAAGATTAGTCTTATTTATCTCATAAGCTTCTTTGTTAGTTGAGCATATAATTATAGTATTATCCATATTATCTGGATACTTGACCCTACTATCCAATATCTGTCTTGACTCGTCGGTAATAACCCCACATCTTATATCCTCAAGTACGGAAAGAAGCTGAGGATCTTTTTGACGGAATACGTTCTCGAAGGTAATGACCGAGAATCCTGACGCTCTTAATGCCTTTGATGAGAAAAAGAACCGGCTCTCATAATATTTGTCGATAAAATCATCCGCCGTCACCACAGGCGGTAGTTGTGATAGATCTCCAAACATAATCAACCTAACTCCACCGAAAGGCTCCTTGCTACGCCTGCATTGTCTAAGTATGTCAGCCACCTCATCAAGCAAATCAGGTCTTACCATACTGATCTCGTCAATGACAATAGTATCAAGATTCTTGATCTTCTTCTTCATAAACGGACTTACATCCACCTTATTCGACAACATACCTCTCTCGATAGAAGGAATGTAAGGATCGTTCTTTATAGAGAAGAACGAATGAATGGTCTGTCCACCGGCATTCAACGCCGCTACTCCAGTCGGTGCTACGATAACGCACTTACCCAAGAACTTTACGATACGTCTCATGAACGTACTTTTACCACTACCAGCTCTACCGGTAATGAACAGATTCTCCCTAGTGGTGAAAATCTTCTTCAAGGCACGACCCTGCTCCACGTTTTTATCCACCGTCATAATATGACGAAGGAGGTCGTTTTCATTTCTAAAATCCTCTTTTACCATATCTTTTTAAGTTTATGGTACAAAGATACGAATAGTTATAATTAACTAATTGAAATAAATGTAAATAATATATAAATATTAAATTTTATACCTGATACTCAGGTCATCCAGCCTTGCTCATCTCAGCTGATTTTTTACCTAAAAACACGTTTATTATGTAGTCTGTAGATATCAGAATATACAGCACGCTTCCTTTGTATGATGCCCTTATATGCCCTATAGTTACATTGTTATTGTCTTTCGTGTTAACCACTCCATTGTTCTTCACCACCTCTTCATACAAATCGGATATACTCTTCTTACACATGTCTAAGAACATGCTTATATATCTGTATATAGTAGATTGAGATATCTCTTGCATACCTATACCTATGAGATTCTTATTCAACTCATTAAGAAGGTATGCTACATTGAACTTAACTGTCTTTCTTTTAGTTACTTTGTATATATGATGTACGTTTCTGGTTCTGGCTCTGAATATTATCTTGGAAAGGATTCTTACCCGATCAAGTTTCCGGCTTTTGTTAGCCATATTCCGTCTTTCGTCTGAGCTTAAATTCTTATTCAGACATTTGTATACGGATGTTTTCTTGCCTACGAATATGTCTTTCGTATCCTCATTCTTCTTAGCCTTATACGAGTAGATCATGATATCAGATAAAGCTATTCTTATCTCGCCCTCGGCGTAAGCCTTAAGCGTCTTTAGCTGATAGTCTATATCCTCATGGCAATCCTCTATAACATGTCTGTAGCAGAAATAAGCTATGCCATCGGATAGGATATCTATAAAATCATCGGTATTGATCTCGATACGGTCACGGTAACCATCTCTCATCCTATTTCTTAAAAATACATGCTTCTGGACATTTATGATAGAAAGATAAGCCGTTACCTGCTTACACTTCTTTTCTATAACCATGCCGGAACCTCTTATATTATCTTTCTTGTTTGAGTATTTTACAGCCGTAACCTTCTTCCCGCCCTTATTAGTTACAGGTTTGTAATCTACTGGACAGACAAGTGATCCTGCCGGAAGCCTTAGGCATCCAAGCTCATCTTTTTTTGCTTGTATATCTTTTGGAATATATGCTTCGGTAAGAATTTTATCGAAATTTGATTTCATTTTCTGTAAAAGTGATATCTTTGTTCCCATCATTTTTTGTAAAATTTTTGCTGCGAATATACGAGTTTCATCAATACGAAACAAGTTATTCGGATGGATGGGTAGCCTGTGAAGGTCGCCCATTTATTGTTTAAGGAGGGTAGGTGATGTCCGTAAAACGCTGTGCGCGTGAACGATGGTTTTTCTCAACCTACTTGTTACGCGCGCGTTAATAGGTATATTTATTAAATATAATTAACTCTATAAATATATTCTACTTACTAATATCTCTATCCGTACACAGAACCTCTCCTGACGTCGAGTTCCTGTGTACTCTATTTAAAGTCTCTATTTAATAAAACATTGCTTTTTACCGCCAAGGTATGGTGTCGTCAGGCAGGATACCGCAGGCTAAACATGGTAGAAGTCGTATCCTATACCGGAAGCCGGAACCCCGGTAGGGGGATCGGGTGGAGCAAAAGCCAAAGAAAAAAGCGAGGTCTTGTGCGGTCGCTCACGCTCCGGCCGCCCGTATCCTCTACGGCAGGCTCCATCGCCCCAAGACTTCCCATTTCCTTTGGATTTATATCCCATAGCACGGCAGGAAGGCATCCAAAGGGAAAAGGTGTGGTCATGTCCCATGAGGCAGGATAGAGCTGTCCACCGCCGCTCGGAGGCATGTATGGCCGGTGCTCAACTGGCCTCGTTGCCGTGGCTTACGGTGGACTTATCTGGCTTTCCTCCGCAAATTCCGCTACCTTTTTCCTTTGGATGTTCGTAAATACATGCTAATCAGCATATATTATGTTGATTATGGCATAATTTCTTGACAACGATATTTTTTTTAAGTAGTTTTGTCGAAAACTAATTTTATATGGCCGAACAGAGGAAAGCTTTCGTATTTGCGTTGCCTTATGATACTAGGTTGGATATGATCCAGCAGTTCTTAAGGATATACAACGGCTATCTGGATTCCAAGGGTAGGAGCTTGATTACTGAAAGGACGATAAACTTACTTTCTTTCTACATCAACTACGGATACTCGGATGATACCAGGGCCAAGTATATGGATTGTTATGGACAGAAGGAATCTTATATCGCTGTCCTTAACAATGAGCTAAAGCGTGGCGGTTTTTTAGTAGACAAGAAGAACGGAAATTTCCGTACCCGTGAGCTGTCTATTGAGATGAGAAGCCTACGTAATTATTTTGTTCTTGACGGAGAGGGTGATGACACCCGTGTAATGGGATTCGTATTCAAGAGAAACAAATTGAATATCGATGGATAGGAGTCTTATTTCGTTCGACAGGGATATTGTCGATGAGGTGGTGAGAAGATCTGGAGGTAAATTTACCAAGCAACAGGTCGAATGGTGCATGAAAGCATCCGTATCTTATATCCATCACCTCGCCAGATATACTGATAATATATCTATCAGGATCCCGTTTATCGGATACGTTATCTGCAATCTCCGTGAGATGCGTGTAAGACGTGATAAGATACGTCGCATATATGTCAAGGAGGGTAATCGTTATCCAGACGAAAGGATGCCTATTGAGCTTGATTGCCTGGATAAGAAGATAAAGGTGATAGAAGATATGGAGGGATTGAAGAACGGAGATCCCCTTATACGTGACAACCATGAGGCTATGTACCAATGTCGGTATGGTATGACATGGGAACAGTTACAGGATTTTCAACAACAACAATTTAAAAAATAATATGCAAACAATTGGTAAAGCCCAAGTGATAGCCCAAGCTTGGGAAGACAGTTTATTGGGCAGGATTCCTAAGGATGAGAAGGATTATCCGGAGTGGTACAAGAATCGTCTTGATTTATGCAAGAAATGTCCTAAGAACTCTTCTAATATAGCTTTCTTTAAGTTACCAGCTAAGGTATTGCTGCAAAGATTGATGGGAAGACAGGCATGCTCGCTGTGTGGTTGCTTTATCAAGGAAAAGGCTTGGATGAAGACAGAGGTATGCCCGTTGAAGTTCGTGGAAGGAGAGAAAGCCAAATGGAATGCTATGGAGGTGATAACAGCCGATCATAACGATTTTAATATTGAGTGTCCTAACGATTCCTTTGATATAGGACTGACGGATGACGAGAGCGAGTTTTATCTAAATATTTTTGATCAGAAAATAGGTGATAAGATAGAAATCGTGTTATTTATCATCCATAATGATGGTTTCCATGTCAAGGAGCATCATCTCGGATGTGGATGTATGGGAGATGTATCATATAACAAACATCCTGACAATGAAAATAGAATTATATTTAGGATGACGTTAGATACCTCAAAATATACGGAAGGTCATTTTGAGAAACATCTATCTCTTATGGGTTATACTAAGGACGATCCTGAACGTAATTTCAAACATTTCCCGCTACGTATTATAGGGGAAGCTTATAAATAATGCCGTGAGAAATCTCGTAAGAAGCAAGATAGATGACCGTATCCATGCCCTTATTGTCATGGAAGTCGGATGCCGTGAGTTACCTGAATATTCATTGGGTGATATACTTTACTCCGCTTTAAGGAGGATAGCTAGGGCTAATGGTGGTAATGTCCGCTTCTTGCGGGATGTTAGTACCAGGGATTTATTGAGGTCTATAGACCAAAGCATCAGTGATGAGATCGAATTAAATAATAATGATTATAATGCGTGATTATAATGGAAGAGGATAAGGATATTAAGAAAGAGATCAGGGATTATCTTAAAGAAGAGGCGGATACCCATATAAGGCATTGGATAGCCATAAAACGTGAGAGCAAGCGTCTGTATAGCGAGATTGAGGATAGGACTAAGAAGATAGCCCTTAAATCATCTTCATTGATAAAAGAGGAGGATTTTGTCGTTCTTCATGAGATGACCCATAAGATACAGATGTTGAATATAGAGGCTGTAAAAGTCAATTCTAGGTTGATGTTCATAATCCAGTTGGCTACCAGCTTCGGTATGGATCTGGATTTAGATACGACATATGCGTCCACCGCCAAGAGCATTATAGAAGACAGAACATCTGGATTCGTGTTTTATGATGACAAGGAACGTCTGAGATACGCTGACAAGGAGCTTGAGGATATGTTCCATGACATGAGCGTGACGGAAGTAAGTAAGATCGGGGTTGTTCAATCTTATGAGCTTCTTATGAAGCAGTATAATGAATTTAAGGAATTAAAAGAAAATGCCACAGGGAAGACGAAAGCCGACGAGTAGGGACGTCGATCGGGTAAACGATAATCTTGAGGTCATATCCAAGGCCGTGGATGACGCCAAGACGTATATCGCCAAGCATCCATGGGATAAGGAGAAGCCTGAGGATATGGCTAGGGCGTTCGATTTCATATCCAAGCTGATCGATAAGATTAACGTATGGAATGACTCGTATATGGAGAAGAGTGGGATCATGGATGTATACAGGAGTGTCAGCAATGTCCAGAAGAAGGAACGTAAGGGACAAGTGTCTGGAGGTATAGAGTCCGTATTAAAAAGTATGAAGTGATGGGGTTAAGCACGAGTCCAGAATTTTATGTAAACATGAAGAATCCTCCAGTGTGGAACGATTTGTTCGGCTGGGAGGATCAAGATGATGATGTTAAGCAGTTCTTCACGGAGGAGGCTTATAAGGTCAAGAACGGGGTGACTATCAACGGTACGTTCATCCCGCCATGGCTTTATTGGCATGTTAATTTCTTTCCCGTATTTCAAGATCTTCCAAATGGGGAGCGTGTTCCTGCTATCAGCCGGTTACGTGATAATGAATGGTTTTTCGCCGAGATGTATCAACGTGCCCGTCAGGAGAAGAAAGGGTTAGGGATGTTCGGTACCCGTCGTTTTGGGAAGGCCCTTCTGGACTCGGAGCTGATATATACTCCTTATGGGCCTAAGAAGATAGGGTTCGCTGATATCGGGGATATCATATATGGCGATGATGGTAAGCTTACGACTATAGTAGGCGTATACCCTCAAGGGTTCGTTGATATGTATAAGGTGACGTTTGAGGACGGGCGCAGTATAGTATGTTGCGGTCAACATCAGTGGAAGGTTAAATATCATGGTGATTATAAAGTCATGAGCACTATGGGTATCATCCACTCTGACTTCCAGAAGATGACTATAGACATAGGGGAGGCCGTGGATTTCCCCGAGCGGCGGTGGCTGATGTCGCCCCAGCTCCTTGGGTCTCTGACCGCCTCTTTCCTTTGTGGATCTACCGACAGGATCTTCGAGTTAAGCAATAAGGAGATGGATGATATTATTTATTCATCCAGAAAACAGAAGGAGTTGTTTATAAGCTCATTCATGAAGATAGCTTGCGGCATAAGTACCGGTGACGATCTTTTTAAGGTCGTTTACAAAAGTGAGTATATTATATCCTTCGTAAGAAGAATATTCTGGTCTATGGGATATTATTGCGTCATGGATGGTGATGATATGTATATATCCAAGACCCATAACAGACTTAGGATATCCGATATAGATTATTACGGGAAATATAAAGCTACTTGTATTGAGGTCGATAATAAGTCCCATCAGTTTCTTACCACCAATTTTGTCGTATCTCATAATACGACTATCATGTCATCCCTTCTTCAGATGAACGCTACCATGACGATCGGGCTTAGTCATTCCGTGGTAGGTTTCAGCGATAGCGATTTATCTAATATAGGTGAGTATTGTGAGTATGGTCTTGATCATGTGCATCCTTTTTTCAGGATTAACAGGACCAAGACCGACTGGAGTTCTGGTGTCACCTTAGGCAAGCGTATGTCCAACGGGGTTCGTGATGTTCATGCCATAATATCCATAGCCAACATCAACATGGGTAGGAAGACATCCACACAGAAGACTGCCGGTCTGACCCCAGCCACGGCTATTTTCGACGAGGTAGGTAAGGGACCTATCAAGAAACCGTACACGGCCGCCATGCCGTCCTACGACACTCCTTATGGCTGGCGTCTCAGTCCTATCTTGGCTGGTACCGGTGGTGAGGTGGAATTATCCAAGGACGCTCAGGAGATGTTCTCTGATCCTGATACATACAATCTTCTGGTCATGGATTGGGATATTTTAAATCGGAGAGCCATGAAAGGGAAAACATGGAAAGAAAGGAAATGGGCGATGTTTGTTCCCGGTCAGATGGCTAACTCTGGTGTCAAGAGAACTATAGGTTTGGGTGATTATTTGGGGAAACCTGATGATAAGAAGCTTAATAAGATCAAGATTGACGCCACGGATTTCGAGGCTAGTACCAATAAGCTTAACGAGGAACGGAAGAAGCTATCTACGAAAGATAGGGTAGCTTATACCTCTCATACCATGTTCTATCCATTTACGATTGACGACTGTTTTTTAAGCTCATCCCAGAACCTATTTCCGGTCGAGTACGCTATCAAGCATAAGAATGATCTTCTTGAGTCGGGGCAATATAGCGGTATGCTGTGTGATGTCTTTCTTGAGTCAGGTAATAAACTGGGGACTACTAAATCGAATAAGCAATTGGCTGGTTTTCCGTTTAGCGGTGGTGTTATTGACGCTCCTGTCCAGATATTCGAGATGCCTCAATCCAATAGGTTTGATGATTTTATTTATGTGGCAGGATGTATGCCTCCTGGGGAAGTTGTTCTTACGGATAGCGGATGGAAGAAGGTAGAAGACGTAAGGATGGGAGATAGGCTAGTTTGTATGGATGGAGGCTATCATGATATAGAGTGTATCATGATTCTTGATAAGGAGGATTATGATGTATATACATTCAAGCTTAGTAATACGTTCAGGGAATTGACATTTACGAAAGAACATCCGTTATGGGTGTCGAAGGGTGTATCTAGGCATGGATATGCCATAGATGAGGGTAAATTTGAGTTCGAGTTCGTGGAGGCACGAGATGTTAGAGAGGGATATTGGACGGCTATCCCTAATGTATATAGGGAAGAGATAAGAAACGAGGATAAATGCTTCCATGGATTATACGATAATATCGATTTTTGGTGGATGATTGGTTTATGGATTGGAGATGGATGTCTTGATGATTACCATGTAATATTCTCCGTAAATAAGACCGAGAAGTGTATAGTAGATAGACTTGATCGTATATTTACGGATATTATTCCTTGCGTCCATAGTTATAGCTATGGAGACGGGTGTTACCGTTATAGTGCGAATAATGTGGATTTGATGGAATGGATAAGATCTAATCTAGGATCAGGAAGCCTTGGTAAATGGATACCGGAGTGGATAAAATATATGCCAATAGCGAATAAATGGGCGCTTGTACATGGTTATCTGGATTCAGACGGATCCGTTACTAGGGATAAGAGAGGATATTACACGATGGAGTTTGTAAGTGTGAATCTTGGACTTATGGAGGGTTTCCAGCATATCCTTTTCTCTCTTGGAGTAGTATCAGGAATATCAAAGATGAGGAAATCTAGGGTGATGAGTATAGCCGGAAGGGATGTGAATACGCATGATACTTATCATCTTCGTCTTGGTAACATGGATACAATGCTGGCAAAGGATTCTATCCTTAAGTATGATATATCATCCTTTAAGCTGGAAAAGATAATCAATGGGATAAGAAGGAGAAGAAAGAATACAGGCTGCTTTATATCGAAAGATGGTGATAAGATATACTTAAAGATAAAGAGGATAACGGATAAAAAATATACAGGTCAAGTATACAATTTTACTGATGATTGTCATAACTATATGTGTATGAATATGTTAGTATCAAATTGTGACCCCTACAAACAGGCCAAGTCTGATACCCCTTCATTAGGTGCTTTTTATGTATTCAAAAGGCGTGTTGGTATCCGAGATCCTTATGCCTATAGAATAGTTGCCTCTTACGTATCTCGTCCATCATCCATAGATCAGTTTTGCCGTACGTGTGAGGTGCTTCAGAAGGGATATGGGGCTATATGTCTTATGGAGAACGCTGACCAGATGTATGAGCAGTACCTCAACCGGAAGAGTGGTATGCCCGCTTCTTTCTTCCTGTTCGCTGGTGAGGCAATAGCCAATAAGTATGTGAAGGCCGGCTCCCGGCAGAACAGCAAGCTGGGGCTATACCCTACCCCCGGCAACCAGAACCTGCTATTCTCGTGCGTAGTGGATTATTGCTGGCAGGATTTCGTTATCGGTTATGATGATCAGACTGGTCTTGATATAACTGTCAAGGGTATTGAGCTGATCGATGATATAGCCCTATTGGATGAGATAATACAATATAAGCCCGGATTGAACGTCGATAGGATAATATCGTTCGGGCATGCGTTGGTTCTCGCCAGATATTTTGACGATAACAATTACATGCCTAAATCGAAGATCGAGGAGATGAATAATGCCCGCAAGGAAGACGCTTATAAACACCATGAGGTGTATGCCTCTGCCTTTGGATCGGTATCTATAGGAGCTTTTAGGTAAATGAATGTCAATTAAACGCCTATCTTTGTTGTAAATAAAATTGAATAATCATGGAAGTGTTTAATAGAGATCATTCGTTTCCAGCAAAAGGAGCGTTATTAGGATTACCTCCTCAGGCTATTTCCACGAAGAAAAAGAACAGGAAATGGAAGGAGGATTGTATGGACGCTCTTGAGACGATAGGATTGAAACAGTATGATCATAACCAGATGTACCGTGACTATTATCTGATGGCGGATGGTAAGTTATCTTTTATGGAGATGGCGGATGTCATCCCTCAGTTAAGGAACGTACAGAAGCTAAGGAGCGATATAAGGATACCTTCTTTCTTGAAGCATTATGATATAATAGGTGGTATCGTAAATGCCTTTGAGGGATGGCTGACAAACCTACAGGATAAGTATACGGTTAACGAGGTAGGGGATATGGCTATAAGTGAGTATGAGGATACGATGTCAAACTTACTTCATCGTCATATACAAGAACAGTGGGATATTATCGTTAATCAGCGTCTTGTGGAGGCTGGTCTTGATCCTACGTACAATGAGTTTAATTCCGAGGAGGAGCGTCAGGCTTATGTTCAGCAAATCCAACAGGCCAAAGCGTCTATGACCCCTGATGATATCCAGAGGTTCATGAGTACAAGATGGAAGACGCAGGCGGCGGTATGGGGGGATCATACGATCGAGGCTGACCGTAGCCGGTTTTATATGGATGAGCTTGACAGGGAGAATTTCCGGGACCGTCTTCTTAGCGGAAAGATGTTCCGTAATCATTTCGTTGGCTTCGACTACTATCGTCCGGAGGTATGGAGCCCGATGGAGGTATTCCATCCTGACGTGAAATACCCGCAATACGGATCTTATGTGGGCCGTATTCATTATTACGAGGGTGTTGAGCTGATATCAAGATACGGCCATAAGATGACGGCCAAGGACAAGCGTCGTATTATGGGCGGTGATGATGATTATGAGGGATGGGTATCTAATGACGGTGCTAGGTATGACTGGAAGAAAAAGAAACCGTCTATTACCGGTATGTACGAGAATGAGGTTGTCCCATGGAAGGGATACCATGACTATGAATCTATAGTCGCCGCTGAGGATTACTACGGCGTTCCGATGGGTGAGTACCACACCTTCGGGCCGGACGGGGAGGAGCACACCCAGCCCCGCTTCTTGCCCCGCTTCCATCCCTTTGGATATTTCAACTCCGGAATGGCCGATGGCAAGAGATATGAGATAGATTCCCGCCTTTTTAGGGTTATGGAGGGATATTGGGTATCCATGAAACCGGTATTCTTAATAACTTACATGACGGAGACTGGGATGGTGGATCAGGAGCTTGTTACCGATGAGCTGCTCCCGGAGTTCTTGGAGAAGAACGGTATCAAGAAAGTGAAGAGGGTTATGGCCGAAGCCGTTGGTGATCCTGAGGTGAACACCTACATCTTGGAGTATGTTCCTGAGGTTAGGTTTGGCGTTAAGATCACCGGAGGTAATTTAATGGATAAGCCTATATATATTGGTGGGGATCCAATACCTCATCAGATACATGGTGACAGCAGTCTGTATGATTATGTCATTCCGGTTTCGGGATTTATAGGGGCCAGTCTCGCTGATCGCATACAACCGTTCCAGATGATGTATAACCTTGCTATGAATCAGCTATACAATAACGCCGAGAAGGAGATCGGTAAGTTTTTCTTAGGTGACTTGGGATTCCTGCCTACTGAATATAAGGATATGATGGACAAGAAGGGCGCTTTGGCTACCTTCATGCAGATCGTGAAGTCCGTCTCGTTTATGGGCGTAGGTGGTAACGATACGAACAATCCTTACCAGAACCCACAGATGAGTAGCATATATAACCAGTTCGGTGTATATGATCTTACTAATACGGATCAGATAAGATCCCGTATGGAAATGGCTTCTTACGCCTATATGATGGCTTATAGGATGATAGGTATATCTGAGCAGGCTATGGGTCAGTCAACTAGATACGAGAGTTCTACGGGCGTAAAACAGGGAGTTAACGCTACTATGCTACAGACTCAGACTTACTTTAATGATTTCGATGACTTCAAGAAACGGACATTGGATATTCATCTAGCCGTGGCTCAAGTATGTCAGAAGGAAGGATACGATTGGACCGTGATGTACAGAAACAGCGATCTTTCCTTGGCTTACATCAGTCTTACGGATAATAGCTTGTCGTTACGTCATCTTAATGTTATGGCTGTCTCTAATTCCAAGAAACGTCTGGAATTGGAAAATTTGAAACAATATATATTACAGACAAATACGTTAGGTAATGACTTACTTGATATCACTAGGATGATGAGCGCCAACTCAACGGCTGAGATGAATCAGATCGGAAGGGATGCTAGATCTTACGCCGATCGTGTAAGGCAAGAAGAATACCAGAATCAACAGCGACTTGTCCAGCAGCAAGCCGAGGCCGAGCAACAGGCACGTAATGATGAGCATGAGAAGGATAAGGAGCTGGCTTATATCAAGGGCAACTTCGACTTAAGGGGTAAGAGCATAATGGCCGCCGGTCAAGCGGCTAGGACCGAGAACAACTCTGAAGGCATGGATTATGTCGAGGCTATGGCTGATAGGGCTTTAAGGGAAAGAGATCTTGATATCAAGGAAGAGGAGATGAGAACCAGACAGGCTAACGCCGAGGCTGAGCGAAGATCTCGTGAGGAGATAGAGAGAAGAAAGTTGGAATTAAAAGAAAAGGAGATAGACGCTAGAAACAAACGTTCTGATACAGATAGGTTTACGTCAATAATAAACAAGAATTGATTACAATTTTTGTAAATATTTTTACAAAATCTGTAATCATTTTGGCGTAAAATTCTGTCATATACTATAATGGGTTTGATTTAATTGGTAATTGGATTAATAATACTTTTGTAAAAAGCAAAAAAGGAAATTGTATGAATGACATGGGTGATTTCGCTAAGGGTTTTAAGACCATGAGTGTCGAGGAACTTTTTTACCGTGGTGACGGTGATGGCGATAAGAATAATATCGAGGGTAAATATGATAAGGATGGTAATCCTATAGGTGATACCAAGGAAGAGCCTGCCGACGGCGGAGCGGCTGAAGGTGGCGGGGATAAGGGCGGCGACGCTACCAACCCAGACCCGGATTCCTTTGGCGAAGGCGGTACTGATAATAATAACGTGGTATCAGGTTTTAACGGGAAATCTTTCTTGGAGAAGATGGCCGCTAGAGGTATCATCGACAGTATCGATAACCTTGATATTATGGTAGATGACAAGCCAGTCGATCTTTCTACTATCACAAAAGAAGATGATTTACTTGATATAGTGGAGGGGTTGATCAAGGATAAGGCTGATGAGTTGTTGAAGGATAAGGTTGATACCGGTTCTATGTCTGACTTTATGAAGAAGATGATAGAGGTGGATAAGGCTGGAGGTAACGTAGGTCAGCTTTTAAACCAATATCAGAACATTCAGGCGCCGTTGGACAACCTTGATATGAGCAACAAGAATGATCAGCTTGCGGTCATCCAACATTATTATAAGATGTTGGGTATGCCGGAAGACGAGATAAAGGATAATATGGAGATGATGATTGGCAAGGGCGATGAGTTCATTGAGTCCAAGGCAAATAAATTCCATGATATCCTGAAAAAGGAGATGGATAACCTTATCGAGGAGGAGAAGAAAAAATCCGAGAAAAAGAAACAGGAGTTTATTGAGCAGATGAAGATCTATAAGAAAGGTCTTAAGACGTCTATAAGCTCAGGATTCCAGTTGACTGACACGATGATAGGTAAGGCTGTCGATTTCGTTACCAAGCCGATAGACAATCAAGGTCATACGGCTATAGATAAAGCTTATTCGGAGGCTATCAAGAATCCGGACATGGCCGCTGATCTGGCTTTGTTCTTGATGAATAAGGACGAGTTCCTTAAACAGAAGACTAACAAGGCTAAGATGGAGGTCAATAAGAAGACCATCACTCTTCTTTCTGGCAATAAGGGAGGAAAGCAAAATAAGAATAATATCGATAATGATACTATAGAGGCTAACTTCCTTGATCTGAGTGGATCAAAGAGTGTATAACATTAAAAGATAGATAATTATGAATCCTTTTTTAACAAAAAGTTTTCCGGCTACCGTGAATGGCGATAACGTTATTGCCTTCACCGATGCCAAGAATTATAAGACTTCGCTCGTAGAGCATAACTTAGGCTCATTGGCGAGCTGGTATTACGAGGATCCGGACAAGAATCATTTGGGTCTGTTGAACTTGTTCTCTAATATCGCCAACTACCCTGTTCCGATGTATATGGGTATGATTAATAACGGTGCTACGATTTCCGTTAACGGTATCGGTGCTTCTTTCCGTTATGATCTTCCCGTTACAAAGACATTCGCTGTAGTTACGGCGGAGGATACTTCGACTCATCATCTGAAACCGGGTATTGATGGAAGTTTGTTTGATATCGTTTTGAATACATCTGAGTTTACGGCTTATGATGTTATTACCTACGATGCCGCTAACGGCTGTAATATCCTTATATCTGGTGAGATCCCTTCAAAAACAGAAGGTGATTTGACGCGTTATTGGGGTCGTGTTATCGGCGGAAAGGCCAAATACTTCCCTAAAGAGAAATTACGTCCGGGTATCCGTTACTGGAAGATCGGTCATGCTCTTGGTGAGTACAGTACCCAGTTCTCTAAGGTATCTGGAGCTGACAAGGCCGGTTCCATGACTTGTGAGTTCCGTTTAGGAAACCACCGTGGTGTTGAGGGTGAGACAACTATGTATGCTGGTATGAAGTCCATGCAGGCCGCCCAGAATAGCACTTCAGAGTTCGTGGAGACTGCCCTTCGTCGTATGAATGCCATGAGAAGCGAGTATGAGGGTAATATTCCTGATTTGGCTATTATCGGCAAGACTGTTAATGGTAGACTTGATTTACGTACGGCTAAGGTAGCGTCCACGCTGGAGGTATTCTGTATGGCTGAGTTGGTTAAGCTGGAAGCTAGACAGTTGATGTGGCAAGAAGGTGGTATTATTATGGATCAAAATGGTCCTATCCATTTGAATGAGGGTATCTACCGTCAGCTTCGCCGTGGTTATACTATCTACTATAGTCGCCCGATGGGTATTACTAAGGATACTCTTATGGCTGCTGCCGCTTATATTTTCCGTGGTCGTCAAGACCTTCCTATTACGGAGCGTAAGATTAAGTTCAAGGTAGGAGCTATGGCTATGGTCAACTTAGAGAAGTTGATTAGAGAGGCTTTCTTTACTACGTTGAGTAATTTGAGCTGGGGTATGGGTAGTGACCGTATGTTGCCTTCTAATCCTATCTCTGGTACTAATGATGCTATGATTTTAGGTCCGGTACAGGTTAAGGGCGCTTTTCTTCCCGGCATCGGAAATGTAGAGTTCGAGCATGATCCTTCTTTGGATTACGCTGACATGACAGATCGTAGCGAGTTAGTGAATGGCATGTATCCTAGATCCTCTTATTCTTGTATTATTGAGAATATCACTGACGCTGGATCGACTAACGCATATTCCGCTATTCCTAATACGGCTAACGCTAAGTTAGGTAATATGAATAACAACGTATTTTATATCAAGCCAGAAGGCGTAAGCATGTGGTGGGGTTATGAGTACGGTCGTTGGGCGCACAAAGCCAACGGAAATGAGATCGTATCATCCTTGCCGGGCATGAAAGAGCAATTCTGGTGTCACTCAGCTTCCGCGGCTTGGGTTATGGATAACAGCAAGTTCTTGATCATCGAGCTTCAACCGAACTACTTCGGCTAAGTTTTTTTCATATGTAATTTGGTTTTTAGAGGGGAGGATATTCCTCTCCTCTTTTTTTAAGTAACGCAAAAAGGAAATGAAAGAGATTTTAAAATCAAAGAAGGTATTGGTCGAGGTAAACGGCTTCAATATCATGTCAGATACCTTGTATGAGGTAGTAGGTAAACACGACGGAAGCGCTCCGCAGGCCTTCCAAGACGCCAATATAGCCAAGGCTCCGTTCCCGGAGAATGCTACTCACGTATGTTGCCCGTGGGATGATTTCTCAGAGGTTTACAATACCGGTTTTTATCCAAGATCAAGATGTTATAATGGCATGGATAAGGATGAGGTTGATAAGTTGGTTGATCAGCGTGTCAATAATATAATGAAGCCTTTTGAGAATATTTCCCAGAAGGATCTTTCCCAGACCAATTTCGAGTTTTGGGATGATGCTAAAGACAAGATCTATATGGGTAAGGTTTATAACACGGCTAATACCGTTGAGTTATTTTATTTATATCTGGCTGTATTTTCTGGCATGTTGACTCCTCAGGAAATGGATGGTGATCCTATTTTCATGAACTCCATGTTCTGTTTCATTGAGAAAGACAACGCTAAGGATTTCGTTCAGCAGCGTGAGATCAATAAGATGAATATCAGCTATAAGTTCATCAACGCCCTTAAGAAAGGTGGCAAGGAACGTCAGGCTGTCATCGACCTTCTTCTGTATATCGGCATCGTGACTCGTCCTGATTTCACGGAGGATGATTATTACACCGGATCGTTATCGAACTGGATGAACGAGAAGAAGACCAACATCGATTATCTGCTTGATATTTGGGATCGTTCATTGGAGGGTGATTTCAAGGAAGTTCTTGAGTTCTATCGTATCATAAACGTCCTTCAACGTAACGGTCGTATTAACATGACTCCATCCGGCTTGCAATATAATGGTCAGATCATAGGTCCTGACACCCGTACGTCCGCCGAGTTTTTGGCTACCAAGAAAGATCTTATCAGTGTAAAGGCTAATGTCTTGGATGAGTACGAGGAACTTATGTCTATTTCTAATATAGACGATAAGACCAAGACCAATAAGGTTAAGGATGTCAAGAAGAAGGAAGACGTAGATGAAGGTGATAAGGTTGATAAGGAGGAATAACGATGACGATCCAAGAAGCGTATCTAAGGTCTTTGCAGAAGAACGAGCAGAATCTCGCCAATGGCGGGATTAAGCTTGATCCCGGGAGGTTCGTGCTGCTGTTCAATGAGGCTCAGGATAGGTTGATAAGATACTATCTTAATAGGAAGGATGATGAGACCATCCGATCTATACAAACTCTTCTGGTATACTGGAAATCGCTTAATGAGGTTAGTCATATTGATGATCCTGAATCGACATCATTCGGTCTTCCTGATGATTATTTATGGTTCTCAAATATAAAAGGATCGTTTTCTTATAACGGATGTGAGGTTGGAGATTTTGTCATGTGGGAGGCTAAGAACGAGAATGTTCATGAGCTTCTTGGGGATGATAACAATAGGCCTTCTTTTGACTATCGGGAAACGTTCTACACCATAGGAGACGGGAAGGTCGTGGTGTATGAGGACGGCTTCCGTACAGAAGAGGTCAGGATGACCTACTACCGGAATCCGGTACGGGTGGATCTGGCCGGGTATATCAACGCCGCCGGTGAGCGGTCCACGGACATCGATCCTGAGCTGCCAGATCCTTTGGTGGAGGAGATTTTGGATATGGTCGCCAAGCAATTCAACCTTAACGAGAATGAATTGTTTAGATATAGGATGGATAAGGATAATGTGGCTTCTTTTAAATAAACAACGTTAGTTTTGATTGATAAGCCTGCCCAGAAATGGGTAGGCTTATTTTTTATCACCTTATGCATATTTTCTGGAATCGGAGATTTCTCCGACTCCAGAAATCGTAAGTATGATTTTTGTGTTTTACAAAATATTTAATATAATGATTTTATATTGGAATATTTTTTATCTATATATTTTTATGGTAAAACTTTTATTTATATGTTTGCATCGTATTAAATAATTAAATATATGTAATATGAAAACTAATGTTGTTATGATCTCCAAGGATAGGGATCTTTTTGGTGTTACTATCAAGCAAGACACTAAAACGTCTTTCATGTCGTTGACTGATTTACAGGAAGCCTATACCAGGAAAAGGATTCAGGAAGGATGGAATGATAAGAGGATAGAGAATATCCTTTCTAACAAGGAAAGTGCTGAGCGAATATACTATATTCTTGAAAAACAAGGATATATGATAGAAACAGGATTTCCTGTTTTTATGGAAATGGTTGAAAAAGAGTCTCTTATAAAAGTAATGAAAAGATTTGGTGCTTATAAGACTGTTGGTAGGGGCGAGAACAGGAGAACTATGTGTAATCCTTATATATGGGTTCTTGTAGCTATGGAATTGAATCCTATGTTGTATGCCGAGGTTGTTACGTGGTTAACCGATAAACTTATTCTTAATCGAATAGAGGCTGGTGATAGGTATAATGCTTTGTCTAGGGCGGCTTCTAGATTTAAGGATGTAGATTATGTTAAGATCGCCAAGGGTCTTAATTATATTGTTTTTAATATCCATGAAAGTATGATCAGGAATAAGGCCACGGAAGCTGAGCTGAAGGAATTGGAGCAAACACAAGGCAATCTTATATGGGCTATAGATATGGGTTATATAAAAAGTTTCGATGAACTTGTTGATATGATGAGGAAGATGTATAAGAAAAAGTGGCTTAAATAATGTTTTTACAAAAAATGTAATTTATTTATATGCCTATACACTCGTGATTGTGTTTTATTGTCGTGAACTTGTTTATTATTATGTTTGCGTTAGGTAAATATCCGAAATAACATTAAAACAATATGATTTAATCAAAGTTTTAATGTACCCGAAAGGATCCGGTTATTAGCCTAAGCCTTGAGACAGAGGCTACGTTATTTGAGAATATATAGTTACCAAGGAATGTTTGCCCAAGTTCCTTGCTCTAAGGCAAGTGATTAAATAGGAGTAGTGTATTTGCGAAACAGTGTTGCTTGCGAAAAACCTCAAAATAACATTGGCGATGGGTACTAACAGGGTTTTACCCTGACTTATGTTGAATAAACATTGAATTAGTTTGTAAAATGGTGTATGTACAAGACATAGATGGTAAACCGATGATGCCTACGACAAGGCATGGGAAGGTTAGACGACTGCTAAAAGATAACAAAGCGGTCGTTGTAAACACATGTCCTTTTACCATCAAATTAACGTACAAGACATCCGATTACAAACAGGAAATTGTGTTAGGCGTCGATGCCGGAACCAAGCATGTTGGTTTATCCGCTACGACGAAAAGCAAGGAGCTTTACAGCGGTGAGGTTATTCTTAGAAATGATGTTGTAGAACTTTTGTCTACAAGAAGAGAGTCGAGAAGAGCGAGACGAAATAGGTTGAGATATAGGAAGCCTCGTTTTGAAAACAGGGTGAAAAGCAAACGTCTAGGATGGGTAGCACCTTCGGTGAGACACAAAGTTGATGCTCATATCCGTGTTATCGACAACATCTGTTCTACCCTGCCGATATCCCGTATCATCGTCGAGATTGCCCAATTTGATACACAAAAGATCAAGAATCCTGACATCTCCGGTAACGAATATCAGGAAGGAGATCAACTTGGTTTTTGGAATGTCAGGGAATATGTCCTGGCAAGGGATGGGCATAAATGTCAACATTGTAAAGGAAAGTCGAAAGACCCGATCCTGAATGTTCATCACATCGAATCTCGTAAAACAGGAGGTGATTCACCATCCAATCTCATTACCTTGTGTGAAACTTGTCATAAGGAATATCATAAAGGGAATATCGATTTGAAGGTGAAACGAGGCAAGTCACTTCGTGATGCTGCGGTTATGGGAATCATGAAATGGAAGTTGTACGAGGAGTTGAAATCGAGATATCCAAACGTTTCAATGACTTTCGGTTACATCACGAAATACAATCGGATTAAATACGGAATAGAAAAATCCCATACATCCGATGCGTTTGTCATTTCTAGGAACTTCAATGCGAAACGAATTGAACGTCAATACTTGAAGCGTTTAATTCGTAGACATAACAGGCAAATACATAAAATGAAAATTTTAAAAGGAGGAAAGAAGAAAAACAATCAAGCTCCTTTTGAGGTTTTCGGATTTAGATTGTTTGATAAAGTATTGTATAACAATGAAATATGTTTTATTTATGGAAGAAGAAAATCGGGATGTTTTGACATTAGGGATTTCGATGGTAAGAACTCTAAAAATGTTACATATAAGAAGCTAAAACTCATTAGAGGAAAGAGATACCCAATTATATTAAAGTAAATGAACTGATTTAATAATTTTAATAAAAAACGAATTATGTTGCACAGACCGCAAGACCGGGTACTTTTCGTACCCCCGCACGCTAAGATGGTGGATGTTGATTCCATCTTATTAAAGGAAGGACAGATCGGTATTTACGATACTAAAGATACTTCCGAGAACGGTTGTAAGGCCGTGATTGATTTTACCGGTAAGCCTCGTAATGACAAGCGTTATGAGATCCGTATCGGTCGTAATGAACAAGCGGCTTCCCGTTCTATATATGACAAGGATTTTTCCACGCCTCTGTTCTCGTTGAATGAGATCACCGAGATTTACGCTTCTTGGCCGAAGAAGGATCACGCTTATGTCGATGACGTTATCTTAGGATACAATGGTGTCTCTGACGACACGGCTTTCTCCGTTTCCAAGGGCGACCGTATCGTTATCCGCTTGATTCTCGCCGGCAGGGCTTTCGAGCTTCTTGGCTACGAGGAAGGTCGTGTTGAGATCAATGACGCTATCCTTTTGGATGATTGTGACAATACCCCTAATCAATGCGAGGAATGCGATCCTTGCGAGGAGGTTGATTTGTTACCCGCCGTATTGAAGTGTATCGAGCGGATGAAGAACCAACCTATTGCCGGTGGTGGTAAATTATCCGATTATATTGATATCATTCCGGTTACAAGATGTACTAATGAGGCTACTGAGCCTGAGACGGAGGATGTCAATTTCTATTGCATGGAGGTATGCGATACTGGTGATGATCTGGCATTAGCTGAGGTTCGCGCTCAATATCCAGGATTGAAGATCGTACGTGAGACTATCGAGGGTAGCATGTCACGCTATAAGGTGATGAAGAAAGGCGCTAAACCGGCTGATTATACTCAACGTCTGATCTCTATCATGAAAGGATGTACGGATTGTCCTCCTAACTATACCGAGGTTAAGGGTGGTTATCTGTATTCTATCTCCTTGGAGGATGACGGTGTTGATATGTCTACTACGGTGGAGTCATTGCCTAACGTTGTAGCCGATACGGTTAATAAGATGAGTCAGATCAAGGGATCAGGTTTGTATATTGCCGCTACTTCCAAGAAATTGACGGATGAGGAGATCTCTACTTTCGTGGAGGCCAATCCTACGGCTATTATCTACTATGTGGCTAAGACATCCGATATGTGCGAGAACCCTACGGTTCGTACCGCTTCTTGGTCAGCTTGTGGTTCTTGCAAGGTATCCACCGAGAAGTATTATATCACGATCCCGGATGATGAGTGTGGAAACAGTGCTTTGGAGGAAATCAAACAGGCTTTCCCGGAACTGGAGATCACCGACTACGGTACTCCGGCGGCTTGCCAGCATAGCTTCCAGACAACGGTATATACTAACATGTTGTGTGATGAGTGCGACAAGGTGTTCGAGGGATTCTTCACCAGCAAGGCTCCGGCGTCCTACCGCAACCGTATGTGGAAGAAATTGGAGTCGGCTCAGGAACTTGGCACTAACTGCAAGTGCGGTATCCGTTTCCGTGGCAAGGAAATGTTGTTATCTCCATCAGAGTGCTTGATGGATAAAATGACTTATATCGAGGATAGTGTTGAGATCGTTGGTGCTAGCGGCGGTTATCCTGATTCTCTTGACGAGGGGTCTCCTATCTGGTGGGATCAACTTCATTTCGAGAGACTGTCTAGCAAAGCTCCGCGTACTCATGTCGGCGGTAATATGATGGATGACGAGTTGAAGGGCTACGCTCATTTCAACGGTTTCCCGAAACATCAGGATTTCATGGGGCGGACGTTCATGAACGAATATAGTCGTGTAGAGCAAACGGCTCAGTACGTTGACTTCCAGATTACGCTCAATCCTCATAGATACGCTCAGGGATTCGGAAAGGTTATCGCTGATGATCCTATCAACTTGATCTTACGTGTACGTTACGGCGCTCATGAGGGCGTTCAGGAGATGATTAACATGATCGGTGCTGCTGCTGGTCTTGGCCCGGCCATCGTAACTGAGCCGAAATAAAGAACCTTTTTTGCGTTCATATATTTCCTAAAGGGGAGAGATTCAATTCTCTTCCCTTTTTTGTTATCTTTGAGGCAGTAGAATTAAAATATGATATTATGTCTGCGATAAATGAGTATTTAAAGAGACTGGCCTCTATATTCGGAAGCATGGGTTTCTCCGTTCCGCCAGATGACTTCTCAGGTGTTGTCATAGACGGAAAGACGTATCCGGTCATGATGAGGAATGACGGGTGTTACGTGTACTTCGATGATAAAGGAGTAAAGAGACTTGTAAGCGAGGTTCCTAAAAAGGACTATCAGTTCATTAACATCAAGGACGCCCGTGTGTCGATCGTCAACCAATGTTATCGTACTCCGGGAGGTCAGGTAGAGGCTCGTATCCATACCTATATGAATAATAAGGGTGAGATATTGGCCGAGAAGATATTTATCATCAACTCTTCAGATGTTGATACGCCTATTGGTACGGAATTGGATAAGATTCCTGCCGAGTGGGTAGCTATAGATTGTAGCATAGCGGAGATGACCGATCGGGAGTTGATATTCGTAAGTAAATGTTACGCCACGGAAGGGGGCAAGGTCCAGATCGAGGGCGTTGAGTCAGTAGACCCCCGCCTGAACCCGGAGGTATCCCATTATGAGGTGGTGAATACGACTGACGATAGCAATCCTATCGGTACGGAGTATGATAAGATACCCGATACATGGAGTCGTATAGTATGTGATTTCCCGGATATGACCCAAAGGGAGATAATACCGGTGCTTAAATGCTTTGATACCGGGACCGGAAGGGTACAGATAGAGGGGTATAAGATATTTGATTACGAGATGGGTACCAGAAAGGAATGGTATCGCGTCAAGCAAAGTACCGATCCTGAGAATCCGGTAGGTAAGTTTATCACCAGCATAAGCGATGACTGGGTTGAGGTCGTTTGTGACTTCACGGATATGGAGGACCGGGATATTGAGGTAACTGTAGAATGTTATAAGACACCGGCCGGTAAGGTGAAGCTGGAGGTTCTCACGTCATGGGACGGGAATATAGGAGTTAGGGATAAGAGCTATAAAGTCCTGGAGACTACCGATCCGTCACAACCTGAGGGCGCCAGCTTCAGTTCCTTGCCAGATACGTGGGTAAGGACTGTCTGTGATTTCGACGATATGGAGGAGCGTGACATCCGGTCTTATGTCGAGTGTTATGACGGAGGCAATGGCAATGTCAAGCTTCGTAGGCTGGTTTCTTATGACTCCAAGATAAAGGCAAGATACGTCCGCTTCGAGGTGCTTGAATCGGATGACGCCGGCTTCGTTCCGGGGGCCGAACTGGCTACCCTCCCGGACGGATTCTCTTTGGTGTCTTGTGATTTCACGGATATGGAAGATAGGATGCCTATTGATATCGAGGAGTGTTACAAGACATCAGCCGGAAGCGTGCGTATGAGACATGTGGTGTCTTATGACGGTGATCTTGGGAAAAGAAACCAGTTCTGGGAGATTGTGGACTCGTCTGATAATAAGTATGGGCTAGGAAATAGGATAAATAATATCCCTGCGGATTTTATCCGTGAAAGGTGTGCTCTAGAAAGGTTGGATGATCGTATTACCAGAAATGCGGTAGAATGTTACTCGACACCGGGAGGATCGGTAAGGATTAAATCCACTTACGTTATCAACCCTTTAAATCATGTTAGGTCGTATAATCATCATGTATTGAGTTCTACAGACAATGATATCCATGTTGGTACTCAATATACCTCTTTGCCATCTAATTTCACTCGTATCGAATGCGAGGAGCCGGATTATATGGATCGACTTATAGATACCACTGAGACTTGTTATGATACCGGAAAGGGTACGGTGAAGATCAGGAGACAGGAGTCGTTGAACGGAAATCTGGATGTAAAGACTTTCGACTATAAGATCGTTGAGTCTACCGACCCCGATCATCCTATCAATACTACCCCTACGCAGACGGTTATTAACGGCTGGACGGTTATCAGTTGTGATCTTAATATCATGGACGTGGATGATTGTTATGAGATCGGTGGTCATAAGATACATTTGAAGGGATTCAGGACAGTCAATCCGGCATTGCAGGATATTAAGTCTATATTGTATGTCGTGTACTCTGATCATCCTGATTATAATGTAGGTGATGAGCTTACCTCCATACCTGATGGAGCTAAGGTAACGATCTGCGATTACGCGGATAAGAGCCAAAGACATATGGTTCCGGTGCGAGAGTGCTATGAGGTGGCCGATGGCCGGTTCTATGTGGAGGGGAGCCGGTTGATTGATAACAATATGGTCGTAGAGCGGACGTCGTTGATGGTGATGGAGTCATCCTCTACTACCTACCCGGTGGGGACTACGCTGACCGCCATTCCTGTTGGCGCTACTATCGTGGCTTGTTTATGTCAAACCTGTTAATCTGAACGGCTATGGTTAAAGTATGTAATGATTATTTTATGATTGACGCCTTAGCTGGAGGTCAGGTCGTAAGAAAAAGGAAATATCGTCGTGAGAATACGATGATAGGATATAAGTGGTATGATTATAATGGGGTCGAGGTAACTGACCCCATTGAGATATCACGTCTTGACGGATTGGCTACTAAGCATCAACGTGTTGATGAGGCTTATGATGATCATGCCATTTTCATGTCGTCAACCAATTACGTTAACAGCGTTTCCGGTATACCTATGGATAAGCATATGGTTGTCGTTGAATGGAGGCCGGATAGCGAGCAGGGCTTTGTAACCATGGCTCATGATGAGGGTCTTGATGGGGACAGCTATTATATAGTTGTTATCAATGCCGGAGATAAGCAGGCTACGATCTACACCCCCGTGGACCCTGAGGATCCAAAGGATGGGACTTCCCGTGCGGTTGATGGCGATAACGTTTCCGTTGGCGGATCATATGTCTCTATATCCCCCAAGCAAGTAGAGAGGATAAGGGCTACTTTCCGTGATGGTAAATGGTATTATGAGTTAGTCACAAAAACATATCCTAGTAATACTGGAGGCATTAAGATCGGGGATGTTGATTTTGTGACGTTCAGATATTTATGGGAATCAAGTTCCGGAAGGGACTTGGACACGATGACGGAAGCCCTTAATTCTAATGTTCCCACCATAGATAATCTTGCTGTAGGTTGGTCTGGCCCCGGAAATGGAGATAGCTCTGTTAGAGAAGTTCTTAAATGGGGTGGTGATAATACCGGTTCTGGTAAGGAATGTGTTTGGATGTCGGTGAAGGATTTAAGGGCTAAATATTATGATATCCTACCTGAAGAGACGTATTTCATGGCCTACGCTACATGGTTTGGATCTAAAGGTACGGGTAAATGTTCTTTTGAACTTGTTGGATACAAGGGAGGTACGATGAGCCAAGATGGATATAATTTCATCAATACCGGTGGATCTGTCGTATATCAAAATACATATGATTTTATCTGCAATACCAGTAAGGGGGCGAGTACATATAAGACTTCTTATCAGAAAGTAGCCCGTATTACTTATAATAAGCTCACCAATGAGGTCTATATGTCTATAGGCGATGCTATAGATCAGGAGGATAATTATGATAAGCTGGAGCGGGAGATCAATAATATAAAGGAAAGACTTAGCGATGTCGAGAGCGAGTTGGCTGTCGTAAGACGTATAGCTGAGGGGAAGAACGCGGCGTATATCTTTGATACGGTCGATGCCATGAATGAGTGGCTGGCGGTTCCGGAGAACACGGCTAAGCTCCGTGTGGGGGACAGCTTCTGGATCAGGGAGCAGGAGGTACCTGATTATTGGTGGGATGGAACTCAGGCTTTAGAGCAGGAAGGTCCGAAGGTTGATTTATCTCCTTATTATACGAAAGACGAGATTAATAATATTGTCAATGATATCAATCAGAAGATAGAGGATAAGAGTACGTCTATTATCTTCGATACTTATATCCAGATGAAGTCTTTCGTGGATGATCCAACTAACGCCGATAAGCTTAAGGAAGGTACTATCTTGTTGATACGAGAAAAAAATGTACCTGATTATTATTACGATGGAGCTGGGATAGTTAAGATGGAAGCCGACGTAGAGCAATGCCTTTATGTTACTTTGACTAATAAGCCTACGGAAAGCACTATAAGTTATACCCAAGATCGGGAGGTGACTAATTTCGCTCCTGGAGCTATAGCTAGATGGGTTGACGCTGACGGCAATGACGTGTTTTATAAGCTTGTTGAGATAGTAGGTGGTAAGGCTAAGTGGATTACCCTTATCGATACTAAATACGGTAATGTGACGCTACAGAGCACTTACGACAAGAACTATGAGATTGTTAATATCGTATCTGGATCACGTTTACAAGCTATAAATAGCGAGAAGAATGATATCAAGTTCGTTAATAGTGCTACGGGTAACGTGACTGTCGTGTTGAATGGGACCGTATCAGGGGGAGCCAAGAAGCTGGTGAGTATGCTGGCGGTTAACGAGGTAGTCTTGACCCCCGGAGCGGCGGTGTCGTTTACCCGGAACGGTGATGAGTTCGTGCTCACGGAGTTGTTTGGCGTTACGATCTTCCCCGATCTGGCGGATGCCAATCGTGAGGGTGAGTGGGTCATGAGTGTAGGCATAACCGGTAAACCGATCCTCATGGAGGTAAAGGAGATGCGTAAGTGGGATGAGAGTATAACTAAGGAGCTTACAATAGATGAGCTTAACGAGAAGTTCCCTAACGTGGATATTGGGTTCGCTGTCGTATGTAAGACCATCAACAAGGTATATGAGATGGTTAACGGATACAAGGAATGGGTGTCTTATGGTATAACCTCAATTAGTTGATATGGGATTTTTGGTAGGATATGATACGGTCTTGTCCTCGGTGACGTTTTACGTTAATGAGGACAGGTTCCCTTGTTATAATGGGAGGAATGCTGATTATGTGCCTGATCCGATAGTAGATTTAGGTAATTTTAATCGTAATCTCAGGTTCTCGGCAAACAATCCAGGATTCGTGGACGTCGATTGGGGTGATGGGACAAAGGATCAATATCCTTTAGTTAAGATATCTGATGGTAGTTATAGGATTGTATTCAGGTCTCTTGACATTGAGTATAAGAAGAATCCGGATGATACCGTATGGTGGTATAAGAAAGAGGATGGTTCACAATACATACCGGTCCCTCCACATAAGTATAGCGATATCAGGCGTAGGAAGATTACGATGAGGTTCTCTAACGTAATCAATGGGGAGTTCAATATGGATGGTATTGTCCTCCATGAGTTTCCTGTAGTTAATCTACCTGATATAACTTATTTGGCTATGGTCAGATCCGTTCTTAAAAATGGCGATATCCCATATGACAGGATAAGTAAGAGCGTTAATCTTCGTAATATACAGATGGGGTCTTTTTCTCATCCTGGTGTATGGAGTAATTGGCCAGAAAGTTTTTTGAACATGAAAGATCTGAGGTATTTCGGATGCAATAACATTTTTAACTTCGGGGATGATCCTGATTCTAATTGGAGAAGATTCTCTGAATGGAAGAATCTTACTAATTTTAACTTCAACTGGTGTAATATTCCTTCTTATGATCCGGCTTTTAATTCTATTCCGGCAAAAGGTATAAGCATTATAAGCGATAGGAATAATATACCTGTATTTGATGAGGTGGATAAGGTAGGGGATGATAAGACAGGCGTTACCTTTATGGGTGGTGGTAGCTCATGGAAACAAGATCTGGTAGGAGGGAAATTAAATAAGATCCATAATACGTATTGTTATTCAAGTGTGGTGCCGGTAGATGATCTTCCAGATTGGTTGTATGAGGTAAGGGAATTTAGGATATGGACTTTGCGTGATTATGGTAAATTTATAAATACGCAGGAGAGGGCTGATACGTTCGTTAACACGTTTTATGATAAGATAATGTCGTGGAGTTATATAACGATGTCACAGACGGCTTCTGACGGCAACAGGAATCAGTTTTATAAACTTACCTTAGATTTATATACTGCCGCAGCTCCTACTAATAAGAGACCATCTGGCGTTTATCAAGCCCCTGAGGGGTTTGTCAAGGGGGTTAGTAATGGTAATCCTACGACGCCTATGGAGAAGGTGTATGTGCTTACCAACAACTACGGGCAGACATGGGTCTTGGCCCCTGCCCCAGCTTCTAAGGCCGCCCTTACGAGGGCAAGGCGGGCTGGGAAGGCTAGGATTACCCCGTTCGTCCTTGGCGTAAAGGACGGCCATGTATCCGTGTTCAGCGGAGATGTATTGGATGATAATATGAGTAAGTATAATTTCGCCGACAAATACGAGGCCATAGATATCTGTAACGATCTAGGATTGGACAGCTCACCGGTTGTCGAGTATTTCAGGAGAATAGAGGAGGGAGAGGTATGAGGCTGATATGTAAGGATACGAATAAAGGGTCTATAACCTTTTTTACTAAGGGTAAATACGCTTTTAGGGGCGTTAACAGGAATGATACTACTGATGATGTGCCTGATCCTATATTGGATGGTAATAATTATAATGAGATTATAGGATTTTATTCTAATGCTCCCGGCATGTGCGAGGTTGATTGGGGAGATGGGAATAAAGAGCAATTCCCTTTTGTAAAGGCTAGGAGTGGATCTATATATGGTCAATATAGGTTGATGTTCAGGAGAAGGGATATAAGTTATCATAAGAATCCCGACAGTCACCCATGGTGGTTTTATAAGGATGACGGGAGTGAGTATATCCCTGTCCCCAATCATACTTATGATGATGGCATGGATAAGGAGCGTGTGATATCCATGTCTTTTACCAATGATGTTACGAAGATGGAATCCTATAGGATTATGATGGTAGGTTTCCCTATACTTGATATGCCTAGCCTTATCAATATAATTATAAGTATTCCTGGGGATCGTACCATAACAGATATACCAAAGGATAGGATAATGAGATCGGTAAATATAGAGCGTATAACATTAAGTGAGTTTGGTGTGGATACGTTGACGTCCATTCCGGAGGATTGGAATAGACTAACTAAATTGAAAGGTCTGAATTTGTCCAAGTCTATTGACTTTAGTGATACCGAAGCTTCCAATATAAGGAAATTCCCTTCCATGTGGCCTAATTTGGAGATATTGCATTTAGCTGGTGGAAGGGTTAGGGTATATCCAAGGGAATGGCTGTCTTTTAGCAAGCTAAGAGAATTATATATATCCCCGGGAGTAGCTATGCCATCGTTTGATCCTAATACATGCCCGGCTATGGATGAGGTGGATAGGATAAATTCTAGTTTAAAGATTTTCAGTCATATAAACAGATGGTATGGATCTGTTGTAAGTTGGCATCCGTATATGAGTGGTAAGGGGTTGGAAAACATTGAGAGTCTCGACGCTTCACATAGTTATAGTAATATAGATGTAAGTAATCTCCCGGATTATATATATGAGATGAGGTCTATGAATAGCTTTTATATGCATTTCTGCTTGTCAACCCAAAGTCGATGTGATACGTTTATATCAACATTATATGATAAGGTAATGGGGTTTAATTATCTCACTATGTCCTCCTCTGCTTCTGATGGCGAAAGGAATCAGTTTTATGGATTGTATTTACTTATGTATTCGGCTTCCAGTCCTTCTGATAAAAGGCCTAGTGGCGTATTACAGGCACCTTCTGGTTTTATAAAGGGTCAGTCTAATGGCTCTCCATCGACTCCTATGGAGATGGTTTATGTGCTTATGAATAATTATGGATGGAGGTTTAGTATGGCGCCAGAGGCTTCGGTGTTAAGGTCAATACGATCTTCTGATATTGACACGAGGTCGTATAAGCCATATAAGCTTATCGTATTTGACGATGGGCGTACCTTTGTAGGCAATGGAGATGTTTTAGCTCATGATACGGATAAGGTATTATCGTTTGGGGGTCAACCAGAAGGGGAGTATTTATGTGATTCTATGGGATTGGACAGGAATGTTATTGTAGAATATTTTAACAAGATAGGTAATGGCTAAGACATTATATAAATACGAGGCATCATCCAACAAGTTCGTGTGGTTCACCACATGGGATAGGGCACTTAGAAATTATTATACCGATGATTATAATTATGTACCTGATCCTGTCGTTGGTAATCCTTATAATACGTTTGTCGAGTTTAGATCCAGAAAGCCCGGTATGGCTAATGTGGATTGGGGGGATGGAATAAAGGAGCAGTTTCCTATGACCAAGGTTCAAGGGGAGGATAATTATCGTATTATATTCCGTTCTTTAGCGATACAACATAAGAAAAATCCCAATACTACGTGGTGGTTCAGGAAGGAGGATGGATCGCAATACGTACCTGTGGATAATCATGCTTACGCTGATGGGAGGAGGGACGTGCAACGGGCTGTATCGATAGATTTTACTTGTGATATTTATTATGCCAATATCCAAGTTTGCAAGATGACATCTTTCCCGATTGTGGATATACCAGGACTTGAGTTTTTGATCGTATCCCATACGATGTATGTTAATGACGATATACCTGTAGACAAGTTGTCAAGATCCAAAAAGTTAATTTATATCGATCTTCAAAATATGGGGCAAAGAATGACCGTAATTCCTGAGGCTATAACCAGTAAGACAGAGGTATATTATTTAAATATGTTTAATATGCTTGATCTTAGGGATATAGAATCTAGCGGGATAAGGAATATAAAAAATATGAAAAATATTCAAACCCTTGAATTGTCTTCATGTTATTTGGATAGGTATATAAAGGAGTTTAATGATCTTCCTAAATTAACTTCGTTGAAAATACATCCTGGCCCTTCTGATATGTGGAATTATTTTGATATAAATACCCTTCCTTTTTTCGAGGTAGATAAGATAAATCCTAATATTACTGATTTTTATTTTTTAAATGACTGGGTAAATGGAGAAAGGAGGACGGGTTGGAATGATGATAATATGTCTGGAAGGGGATTGGAACATCTTACTAGTTTCGTTGCAGCTCATAGCAATAGTCTTAGAATGGATAAGCTTCCGGATTATATTTATGAGATGAGGGCTATTACATGGTTTAACGTGAATGCATCCACTCATAGCCAAAAAAGATCAGATGATTTCGTGAACTCTTTCTACGACCTTGTTGTAGGATGGGATCAGATTACTATGACATCCGTGGCTAAGGATGGGAAGAGGAACCAGTTCTATAGTCTTTCGGTAAGCATGTATAATGCTATTTGTCCAACCGAAAACCAGCGTCCTTCCGGAACGGAGCAGGCGCCGGAAGGATTCGTGAAAGGCTCGTCCAACGGGTCTCCCGCTACACCTATGGAGAAGATATATGTGTTAAAAAATAACTACGCCCAGAGATGGACGATTAAACCAGAATAATATTATGAATATCAATATTTTAAAATTAAATTGGGGGGGGTAAAATCCTATTTGCCTTATGATGAGAAGAAGAATGTTACCCAAAAGGAAGATAATAGAGGTATTCGAGGAACTATCTCCTCAGGATAATGGATATTGGGCGGTTCCTGATGGGGTCTATGAGGTTGAGTTCGCGTTGGTCGCCGGAGGTCTTAATGGAGAATCTTCCGATATATATAATGCCGGGAGTGGCGGTAACGGAGGTGATGTACTGACTAGGACTATATCCGTAAATCCAGGTGTTACATATAGGGTGGTTGTTGGAGATGTAGGTCAGGATAGTGTATTCGATACATATCAGGCTATCGCCGGTAAAGGTGGAAGAGGCGGATATGGAGTTGAAGGGGATGGCCATGATTCTTCCCCAGGAAATCCAGGGCAAGATGGATCATATGTTTTTAACAACAAATATCCTGACCGATATCCTTATCCTATGGGCGCTGGTGGTGGATCGGGAGCTTATACAAGAGGATGGAATATGGGCTTTTTATCCGGAGGGAAAGGCGGAAATCACGGGGGAGGTGATGGAGCTGGAGTCGAGGATATTGAGGGTGTTATTATTAATGGCGAAAATGGAGGTAATGCCACTTATTATGGAGGTGGTGGAGGAGGAGCCTCTAAAGCTTCTAATAGTGGGGCTACGAGCGGTCGAGGAGGATCAGGTTATCGTGGTATTGTTATTTTACATTACTTTAAAAATTGATAATATGAATAGAAATGATATTATAAAAGAACTAGGTTCGTATTTTGATATAGTGGAATTGGTGTGTCCTCATACATACAATAAGTGGAAGGACAGATCGTGGCAGTTTCTTGATACAGCGTTTCTCCATAATCTTCTTATATTACGGAGGGATATAATTAAACAGCCTATGTATTGTAATAATTGGGACAAGCAGGGGCAGTTTTCCCAACGTGGTCTTAGATGCAACATCTGCCAGATAGTTAAGGATAAGAAAGATGTTTATCTATCCGCTCATGTGTTGGGTAAGGCTGGGGATTTCGATGTCAAGTCGATGACGGCGGAACAGGCTAGAGGCTTGATCTTGGATCATCAAGATATGTTACCATATCCTTTCCGGCTTGAAGGGAAGGTGGGTTGGTTGCATTTTGACAGCCTTGATACGAGGAACGGTATACACGCCGTGGTGTTTTAGGTACTTAACGGTATAGTGGTTAACTTTGCGTATAGGGTATAAAATGAAAGACAAAGACATGATAGAGCGAGTGGGGGCTTTATGGAATATAGCGCTTGCGTATGGTGCCTCTTGCTGGGCTTACTTCCAGCCAGTGCATCATTTATTGACCGTATTACTTATAGTATTAATAGCGAATTTTTTGGCTAGGTTAGCGCAAAGCGTAAGGGGCTGGAAGCTCCGTAGAAGCCGTAGGAGGAGGTTTAGTTTCAAGAGATGGCTTAGGGAGGTCAGGTTCACTGATATTCTTAAGGAGTTCGCTTTGTCTTGTTTTATAGTAATGACATTATGTGTTATATATAAGACGTTATACCCGATCGAGGAGGAGGCTAGCATGATACTTACCGTTACCAAATATGGGGTGTATATAGCCCTTGTTGGATATGTGATGCTTTTCCTGAATACGATAGGGGATGCTTTCGCTGACGCTTATTTGGTGAAGGTGTTCAAGGCCGTATTCAAGAGGATAAACGTATTCAAGATGTTTGGCTTCTCTAAAAACATACCTGACGAGATGTTTGACGATATAAAGAAGATTGCTGATGATAAGGTTAAGGATAAGTCTTAAGGCTGTTTTTTGTTTAGGTCTGTCGCTATTCCTGTCCTCTTGTGGAAGCAGGAGGCAGGTTAGCGAGGCGTCTATTGATAGCCGGCTGATAAGCAGGATAGAGACGATGATAAATGAGGTCATGGACCGGAAGATCGTAGAGATCAGGACATCTGATCTTAATGCTGATATTGTCATAACTGAGAGGAAATTCGATACTACGAAGGAGGTGGATCCATCCACTGGGGAGCGACCCGTGTCCTCTCAGACGGACGCTCATATCGTCATCGGCCGGCGGGATAGCACGGTGACGACCGATTCCCTTGGCGTTGATAAGACGATTACCGGTATTGAGGATATTGATAAGAAGACAGACATCAAGCATAAGGATATAGACGATAAGGAGGAATCAAGGTGGCCGATGGCTATCATCTTTATGTCGATCTTAGGTATATTGGTTGTATTATTCGTGTTGTTGAAAAGATTCGGATTGATAAAATAATAGGTGTACAAGAAACCCCATACACCTATTGGTTATCACCCCAGAAAAGAATTGCAAATATGAGGTCAGTCCCGGATTCGAACCGAGGTATATGGTTTTGCAGACCACCGACTAAACCACTCATCCAACCGACCATGGCGCGAATATATCCATTTTTCTTGACAATATATTCGTTCATCATTATTTTTGGATCTATTTTTCAAGATTCGTCTTTATAGTTATCTTTGTGAAAAAGAAATACGAATGAATCAGATCAATATCATACCGAAGATAATTCATGATAAGTTCGCCGCTAGGATTATCATGGATGATTACGATATAGAGAAACCTATCGTTATTACTGTCGTGGCTAGACGTAACGATGGTGAGTATAATACCCAGATATTGACATACCCGACATCGGGCGTTGATTATGAGGGTAATGTAAGGATGGTGTTTTTTGATGTCGCTAGGTCTCATGTTTGCCAGATAACATCGGTATTTATCAACGGTCATGAGGTCAAGACATATTATACCGATATCCCGGATCTTGATATGCAGGCTCGTTATGACGATAGTTTGTGTAGGTACGATAAGAAGGTTAATATGAATGATATTCGGTTGTCATTTCAGGTGCTAGAGACACGTGATCCAAAGGTATTGCAGGTACTGGATGAGTCCGAGTGGGGGCTGCTGGAGGACAGGAAGGCGATCATCGAGATCACTACCCCTGGGATGTCCGACCCCGTTACGTTGTTTCTTGGCAAGAATCAGGTCAATACCTTTACCAGCCTAACATTAGGCCTTAATTGTTTTAATTACGATGATTGTAATGTCAAGTATCTTGACCTACCTGACGGGATATACGATATTAAGATCATAGGTAGCCCTTCCACTTACAATTTCAGTCGCAAGTATCTTAAGACGGATCTTATACGCAGACGTCTCGACCGGCTATGGATCAAGACTGATGTCTTATGCGAGGACAAGGATAAGGGTCTTATAGACAAGATACAGGAGATGGAGACACTTATGGCCGTAGCCGAGGCGAATGTCAGGTTGGATAACATAAGGGCCGCCCATGAGATTATTGATCGTGTCGGAGAGCTTCTTGAGATGGCTACCAATTGCGTGGATTGTTAAACATAAAAATATTTAGTCGTGGGTTGTAATACTTGTAAGGAAAAGGCGTTAAGGGCCGAGAGAGAAAGGATTGAGAGAAGTATGATGAATCATTCTTCTTCTACCGCTGTTAGCGATATGGAGTACGCTTCTAGAAGCACCGCTGGTTGTATGGTTATGCAAGATCCGTTGCAGACCATGGAACGTGACGTGGTTAGTATATATAAGCAAGTTCGTACCAAGGGTGATGGCGTGGGTGTATCTTATCTTAATATGCAGAAAAAGATCCGTGAATGGATCAAGAACCTGCCGTATGGATGCCCGCCTGACGAGGAGGTACAGGAAATGAGAAAGGAGATTCTGGATGGGCGCTCAAAGCATATCAAACCTTGATAGGATAGATCTATGTAAGGTCGTAGACGAATGGCTGTCCTGCCAATGGGGTAGATATATGAGATACCATAGGTATAGGATCGGGAATAAGCCCGATATATCCTATTGGGGTAAGATAATTCGTCTGCAAAGGTCATTATGTGATAATGATTGCGGGTTATGCCCGGATGAGGTGAGATCGTTAAAGGAACGTGTTAATAAGTTGCTGGCATGAGAAAGTATAATTGTTCACATATAACTCCGTCCACTTGCGTACCTTATGAGGGTGATCTTCCGGAGTGGTCAAAGTATAAGGACTCTGATGAGTGCGTTATGATCTCCGACGTGATAGAGGAGATATATGAAGAGCTTACCCGTATTAGGGAGGCTATAGATGTCCGGGATCTTGGTGAGTCTTGCGTGAAGGTAAGTGGCGATAAGACCGTAGCGAAAGTTCTTTATGCTTTGGAGGATAAGATTTGTAATGGGTAACGAGCCATAGTCCAAAAATGGACGATGGTGATAATCAGATGTATAGATATTGATTTATGAGGATTGCTAGATGTTAAGCTACTGTAAATCAAGTATCCAATTTGTAAGGAGTCTTCTAAATAAGTAGGTTAGATAGATACTCTTGTAAGTTGTAAAATATCTTTATGTGTTAGATATAAAAAATAGCCAATTGATTTGTCATAGACGATTCGATTGGCTATTTTTGTATGTCCATCATATCTCACGATGTAATGGACATAGGTTATTTATTATGAGTGCAAATATAATTATTTCCAATGATTCTATGAATAATAGTAGTAGGATTTTGGCGTCTAAATCCAACGAAAACGGATTATCTACAATATTTAGCTACAATGGTAATGATATAACTTTCAAAACAGAGAACGGTATCACTTATGTGAATGCTACCGAAATGGCGAAGCCGTTTAAAAAGAGACCAAATGATTATTTATCGTTATCTTCTGTAAATGAGTTAATTAATGCCATTACCAGAAAATATGGTAATGCTGATTTTCAGCCTGTTACGATTATCAGGGGTACGGTTAATCCTGGCACATGGATGTGTGAGGATCTGGCTTTGGATTTCGCTCAGTGGCTTAGCGTTGATTTTAGGTTATGGTGTTTGGACAGAATTAAAGAGCTTCTCACTACAGGCAAATGCGTGATTCCTGATTTTAATGATCCTCCCGCCGCTGCTGAGGCTTGGGCTAAGGAATATCGTGGCAGGGTAGCCGCCGAGAAGCTGGCGTTAGAGGAGAGGGCCAAAGCCGAGGAGATGGCTAAGGTTCTTGAGTCGAAGAAAGAGGATATAAAATTTTCAGAGTCGTTTATCATGTCTGGAGAGTCAGATTTGCTGGTAAGGGATTTAGCCAAGAAGCTTGAGCAGAATGATATAATTATAAGCGATAAATGTTTACGAGATTTTCTTGTTAAGATAAAGATAATAGTCAAAAGGGTTAAGGTTAATGGAGATTGGGAGATTACGGCTAATGCTGTAAGGAAAGGGTTTGCTCATTATCGTGATAAGAATATATGTACGGAATCCGGAAAGGTTGTATATGCAAGGACTATCTATATAACAGGAAAGGGTTACCGGTATATATTGTCATCTATAAACGGTAGTAAGAAAAGCGATTTCATATTATGTGGAGGCATGTTCAGGGATTATGGCGTTTTTGCCGGATCGGAGTCATTTAGTCATTGGGATAATTAATTCCATTTTTGCCCAAAAACTGATAATCAGGTAACTGCATATTTGCATTTACGGTTATGTGTCTCATATCGGTAAAATATCTATATTTGCGACAAAGTGAATCACAATGATATACGGTAACAAAGAAATAGTTCGGACGTTCACCAGAAACAACCCGCCTGCCGGGTACGTGGGCGGCTCTGTTGACTACCGGATCCCGCCCAACGTCTATTTTGGCGATACGCAGGAGGAAGCTGACAGTAAGGCTGAGGATGATATCAAAGCCAACGGTCAGGACTACGCCAACACATATGCCGACATAATACCGTCCGTATGGTATAATGATCAGGTATGCGATGAGTTTATCAAGAACAATTGCGTAAGCGGTAAGGGATCCAAGGAGCAGGTATGTATAGAGGAAGGTAGGTTTGTCTCTTACGTATCCAAGAAAGATGCCAATGATAAGGCTAGGGTGGAGCTTGGACGGATCGGGCAGGGGGAGGCCAACTCCGTCGGGGCTTGCTGCGAGGACTGGGCCTCACAGCCTTTTCGTGGCTTGTTTTACAAGAACGATTGTGAGGCTGGCACATCAGGCAAGGAAGGTATTGTATATGAATTACCAGCCGGAGCTGTCATATCCGATATCTCCCAGATAGACGCCGATACGTTAGCCTATAGGAAGTTCATGAAAGAAGGTCAGGAGAAGGCTAATGCCGAGGGTAGTTGCTCACCTGTATTCTATAATACTATGATCGGTGATTGGTTCGAGAAGATATGTCCATTCGGATATAAGTCCGGTAAAGTATATTACTCTATCAAAGCCAACAGGTTTAGGTCATGGATATCGGTTGAGGATGCCAACGCCAAGGCTCGTGAGGTCTTGATGGTAGAGGGACAGGAGTACGCTGATCTTAATCTTGAGTGCGAGAAATGGATCGAGAATATCGATCAAGAGGATCAGTGTTATTGGTAAGAATGCGTTTGTGTTTTCCATAATGTTAGATTAGTGTTTTGGAGGTAGGGGCTTATGGTCTCTACCTCTTATTGTTTCATACGTCTTGTTGTCCTATAATCAAACCAAATAAGTATCTTTGCTAAAAACATTAATATTATTCATATGCGTAATTCAGGTGGTTGTTGTCATGATCATTCACGGGAACGTCCCGAAGAGTGTTGTCATGGCGTTAAGATAGATAAGTTTCTTAACAAATGTTATGATGATCCTTGTGATCCTTGCGATCGGGATTGTCAGGACGAACCTTGTGTTGGTTATGGATGTCCTATAACCTTGTATGATAAATGCGTCTTGTACTCAGGCGATGAGTTGGTAGCGGATGGCATAGAGAAAGGTGCTGATATCTCTGTCGTTATAGACTCATTGAGGCGTATTATAGCGTCTAGGGATAAGCAGATAGATTTATACCATCGTGAGGTTCTGGATTTGAAGAGGATTATAAACGAGCTTGTCAACGCCGGTGGTAGCGGCGGGGATAGCGGAACTGAAGAGGAGGTTTGGTGATGAACGGTTGCAACAAAAAACAATACAGACCTACTGTAGACGACACGAAAGTACCGTGCTCTACGTACATGAGTACCGATTGTATTTACCCCGGTGATAAGGTACGTGTGGAATCATTGGGATTGTCCCCTAATTGTGATATGTCCGATACCCTTAACGCTATGATAAAGGCTATACGGGATAGGGATGCCGAGATACTTGAATTAAGAAGAATGATCAATAAATTGATTTGATATGAGAAATAATTGTAATCCATGTAAGCCGGAATACAGACCGGGGGACGAGTGCAGTATCTATAGTTCCCAGATCATATATGACGGTCAGTCGTTCCCTGAGGCGGATATCAGGAACGGTGATAGCATGAATAGCGTAATCGAGTCTCTGGTAAGGAAGCTGGTTGCCGTATCTGGCGCCACGGCGTCCATCCAGCGTGACTCGTTCAAGGGCGTTCAAGCTGTCAGATTAAGATACGAGCCGTTGAACGTGCTCAGCGTTACCTATTGTGGTACTATCGTCCCTAATGACGGATATGTCGTTTCTGGCAGGTCCGTTAAGTTTAAGAAGAAATATTGCATGGGTGATGAGTTCACTGATGTTAATATCGTATATACTACATTGAATAGTAATATTTTAAATACCTCATGTTATGGCTAAAAGAGTGTACGATACGGTCTTGGCTTCCGAGTGTGACGGCTGGGTATGTGGTGAGACCCTCAAGAAGGGATCTCTTCCCGTAGACAGGTTAGAGCTTGATTCTTTTTCAGAGGCCGTCAGGGAGCTTATAGAGCGTTTTTTCGAGGAGGGATGGTTGCCGGATATGATCTGTGATCTTGGTTGTGGAGGCGCCAGCGTGTTTGAGATTAAGCCTACTAACTTCGAGTATCCTCCTGAGGGTGGCGAGCAGATTCTGGAGATTATCGTAGGCAAGAGTGATAAATGGACTATAACTCAAGCGGAATGATATGAATAATTTAAAAGATATTCTTGCTAAGATCGAGCAAGGTTCCTCATGGGTGTCCTACGACAAGATTTCCGGTACCGGACCAGACAAGGTCGCTATTAAGGTAGAGCCGGGATGGATGGGTAGGTTGCCTAGGGAGACTTACGTGGCGGTCGAGAAAGGCAAGGTTACGAAGCTCGCTACTATAACCCAGAAGGGTATAGAGCGGGTAAGCGTGGATCCTACCAGTGTCATGTTCGACATGGAGGGCGGGACGGCGACCATCAACGCCAAGCTCAACTCCGCCTCGGTCAAGGCTTCCTGCCTTACCCTTGGTGGCTCGGTGAGCAAGTCCTATATAGTATCCATGAACGTGAACGGTTTATCCATGAAAGTCCCGGAAGAGGATAGCAGATATATAGTGTATGCCGATCCTGAGGATCCCGGAGCCACTGATTTGTATGAGGCTAGCTTTGTCATAGCTATGCCTAAGAATATGGATAACGAACAACATCATGAGATGTTTGTCTTGAACGGTAAGGTTGTTAATATCAATCAACAGCCTAATGATATACCTTATATCATACTTGATCATGACTTCGATAACGTGACTAGCGAGAACGGTCAGGTTGTCATCGATATCAAGTCCAATACCGAGTATGATATTGAGCTGGTATGTTGCACTTGCGGTGATGGTAGTGAGCCGGAACCGGAACCACCCTTCAACGTGGATCCGCAAAGGTTGACGCTTAATAAGGATGGTGATACCCAAATCGTGAGGGTAGAGGCCGGAGATGATGTTTCATGGAGAATAGAGGAGAATTGACATGATTGAATAAATTGTTTATTTCATACACAATGTTTATATTTATAGTATAAGATATTAAAATGAAATTAGTTGAAAGACATATCGTAAAAGACAACCGGTTTGAGGATATCTGCCTCAAATCCGGGTTGTTGTACAATTATGTTCTTTTCAACGTCAGGAAAGGGATATTCGATGGTAACTATCTAAAGGAATATGAGTTCTCGACCAAACTTTGTAAGGAGAATCAGATTGATTTCAGAAATTTACCTGCTGCTGTGTCCCAGCAAGTCATAGCTCAAGTCTTCTCGTCGATAAGGTCTTGGATCAGATCAAAGAAGGAATATGAAAATAATCCTTCAAAGTTTAAGTCCAAACCTAAATTGCCGAAGTACAAACGAGGCAAGAAGCAGAATATGGTAGTCTTTACGACTTCTTCTTGCAGGCTTAAGGATGATGGATGTATTCATTTTATCAAGAGTGTAATTCCACCAATCAAAACAAAAATAGGAGATAGCAAATTATGTCAGGTTAGGATAGTCCCTCAAGCTACATGCTATGTGGTTGAGGTTATTTATGAGAAGAAGGAACAGGATATTAATCTTGATAAGGATAATGTTCTTTCGATTGATTTGGGATTGAATAATTTATGTACATGTATAAGCAATGTAGGTATCAATCCTTTCATTGTAAACGGAAAGATTATAAAATCCTTCAATCGGTGGTATAATAAGAAGGGAGCTAGATTGATGTCGTATATTGGCGATAAGGGAACTTCAAAGAGATTAAGACAGTTAAACAATTACAGGAATTTTTGGATTGATGACAAGATTCACAAGGTTAGTAGATATATTGTTAACTATTGTATTGATAACAATATCGGAAGTCTTGTGATAGGTTTGAACAAAGGCTGGAAAAACGATATCAATCTCGGTAAGAAAATAAACCAGAAATTCGTTGAGATCCCATTTTCGAGACTTATAGACAAAATTTCCTACAAATGTAAATTAGTTGGAATCATCCTTCAGGTTCACGAGGAGTCCTATACTTCTAAAGTAGATCATCTGGCTTTTGAAAAGTTAGGTAAGCATGATGTTTATCTTGGCAAAAGAAAGAAACGTGGATTATTCCAAAGCTCTATCGGAAAGCTTATTAACGCTGATATCAATGGAGCTATTGGAATTGGAAGAAAAGTATTCGGTGATTCTTACGTCAGTAGGATAATCGATAGTGGGTTAGCGTTTAACCCGGTTAGAGTAAACATTTTGTGATATAAATATTAATCTAATTAATAAGATGAATAATTTTAATAACGTGGCAAGGGAAATAGATAAGAATTGCGTTGAGGGTAATTGCTTTGCCATTAACGACAAGAGCCATGGGGTAGGCGATAATAAGCTTAATATCGTATACAAGGCTAATTATACCGGTCAGATCTGTACGGCTAAGTTCCGTATAACGTCAAAGGACGGTAATATTGTCAAGGAGTATATGATAGCTCAGGACGCCAAGCCCGTTTATTATAATATCAAGATGGTTCAGCCGTTCACCAAGGACGACTGTCTGGCCAACCAGCATGGATCGGTGGTGTTGTATACGGTCGAGGAAAGGACTTACAAGTCGTTTATCTCGCAGGAGGACGCAGACGCCAAGGCTATGGAGGATATAGCCCTGAACGGTCAGAAATACGCCAACGAGCATGGTGAGTGTATAACCGATATCTGGTATAACGAGGAGCAGAGAAAGACGTTTATACGTAATAATTGCGATAAGTTCAGTGACGGTCAGGAATATGTTTATATCATTCCTGAGGGCAAGTACGTATCTTCCATCTCTCAGGAGGACGCCGATAGGAAGGCTCTTGAGGATATTGAGAAGAACGGTCAACAACAAGCCAATTTGGAGGGTGAGTGTAAGCCTAAGGAGAATATCTATTATGGTAAGTTTAGTAAGACCTTTACCCGTAACAACTGCGACTCCACGCAATATGGTACTGATGTGGTTGTCGATGAGACGATGGTTACAGGGGACTTCAGATCCATCGTGTCTCAGGAAGACGCTAATAGCCTAGCAAGGGCTGCTGTCGAGGCTCAAGGTCAGGATATAGCGAATATCAAGGGTAACTGTGAGAAGATACCGGTATTTACCGGATCGTACTCCAAGGTATTCCAGAGAACCAACTGCCCTGAGGGTTCTACTCCTGTTGACTTCACTGTGGACGAGAAGATGTGTTCTGGATATCCGTTCACTTCTACGGTATCGCAGGATGCCGCCAACAAGCTGGCGCAGGACGCTGTCGAGGCGCAAGGTCAGGCTATCACCAACGAGCGTGGCGACTGTCAGACTAACGTCTACTATAACGTAAGGATGGAGAAGACAGTCACTAGAAACAATTGCGATGAGTTCCATATCGGTCAACCTTATACTTATGTTGTAGCCGCTGGTAAGTACTTCTCTATTATCTCTCAGGAGGATGCTGACAATAAGGCTAAGGCCGATCTTGAGGCTAACGCCCAGCAACAAGCCAACCTAGAAGGTGAGTGTAAGGAGAAGACGATCTACTACGGTAGGTATAATAAGGAGTTCACTCGTAATAACTGTGATGAGACCCAATACGGCACCAAGGTTGTCGTGGATGAGACTATGGTGACAGGAGATTTCAGGTCTACCGTATCTCAGGAAGACGCCAACAATAAGGCTAAGGCCGCCGTCGAGGCTCAAGGTCAGGATGTGGCTAACGTGAAAGGTAAGTGCGAGAAGGTGCCTGTATATACCGGTACTTATACACGTACGTTTACCCGTAACAATTGTGGTACTGGAACTGGTGGTACTTATACGGTAAATGATAGGATGGTTGACGGTTATCCGTTCACGTCTACCGTATCTCAGGAGGATGCCAATAACAAGGCCAAGGCCGCCGTTGACGCCCAAGGACAGGCCCTTGCCAATATCCACGCCCTTTGTACGTACACCGGCCGTGCTTCCTTGGAATTCACGAGAAACAACTGTGGTGAGTGTAAGATCGGATCTAAGGTGACGATCACCCAAGATATGGTAGAAGGACACCCATTCCAGTCTAACGACTCCCAGACCGCCGCTGACGCTATGGCTATGACCGCCGTACAGGCTCAAGGACAGGCTTTGGCTAACACCAAGGGTACTTGCTCTAACGCCACTATGTATACCGGCAAGGCTAGCTTCGAGTTCACGAAGAGCAATTGTGGCGCTAATCAGGTAGGAAATCCGTTCACCGTGACACAAGATATGGTGGAAGGTCATCCGTTCCAGTCTTGCGTGTCACAGGATGAGGCTAACTTAGTCGCTATGGCCGCTGTCATGAATCAAGGTCAGAAGATCGCCGATGAGCGTGGTACTTGCCATGAGGCTCCTAAGTACACCGGTCATTATAGCGAGGCGTTTGAGAAGAATAATTGTCCGTCTGGTCTTATCCCGTCTTCAGTTACCGTTACTGAGGCTGACGTGACCGGAGGTCCGTTCTACTCATACGAGAGCCAGTTCGCCGCCGATGAGCTTGCCAAGGCCGCTGTCAAGGCGCAAGGTCAGGCTATAGCCAACGATCGTGGTACTTGCGACGAACTGAAGATATATGTAGGTAATTATAGCAAGGAGTTCACTCCTAAGTGTCCTACTTGTCAGTATGCAGATCCTATCACCGTAACCCCGGATCTTATGGGTCAGTTCTTTACCTCAACCCGTTCTCAGGAAGAGGCAGACGCTTTGGCTAAGGCCTATATCGATAGAATGGGTCAGGCGTTCGTCAACAAGAACTATGATGATACGTGCCATACGAAGACCGAGCAACCGGTATGGGAGACTATAGAGACCGTATGTAAGGACTGTATCTCTCAATTACATCAACGTAATACCAATACCTGTTATACTGATCCTGATAATCAAGAGCGGTATATAGCTGGTGGTAATAATACATGTTTCTGGTTTGGTACGGCATCCAAGGCCTTTACCCGTCAATGTGCGGATGGTGGAGTTGGAAGCTCTGTTACTGTAACTCAGAATGATGTTACGGATCCAAGTCCTAGCTCTGATGGTAAGTTTAAGTCATGTGTATCCCAAGCTGACGCTAACGCCAAGGCATTGGCCGCCGTGAACTCTCAGGGTCAGGCCGTGGCTAACTCGAAGGGTACTTGTACGTGGACAGGAAGCTATACCGGACAGGTTAGGAAGAACAATTGCGCTGACGGCGGCGTGGGCGACATGGTATCCGTAAGTAGCAGCAAGCTTCCGGGACACCCGTACACCTCCACCGTTTCCTTGGCTGACGCCAACAAGAAGGCTGAGAACGCGGTTCGTGGATCTGATGGTCAGGCTTACGCCAATAAGAATGGAGGATGTACATGGACTTACGTGGCAAGCCGTGACTTCTATAGGAACAATTGCGCCGGAAGCGGGGTTGGTCAGAGAATAACAGTGACCTCTACGCAGGTTAACGGCGGTACGCCTATCACCAGCAAGGTTTCTTTGGCTGATGCCAGAAGCAAGGCCGAGCAGATCTTAGACCAGAAGGGACAGGATTACGCTAACCAACATGGAACTTGTGTATGGACCGGTACTGGAAGCGCTACATTTTATAAGGATAATTGTGGTACATGTAAACATGGTGTCGCTCTATCCGTTCCTTATAGCGCCTTAGGGTTGTCAGCGTTGACATCTACCGTATCTCAGGCGGATGCCGACAGCAAGGTTCAAAACGCTTTCAAGAATGATACGGCGACTAAGACCGCCGCTCAAGCTTACGCTAATAAGAATGGTGATTGCGCCGATGACGATGATACCCCATCTTATGATGATTGGAGTTACTATTGTAGTGGATGCGATTATCGTAGGAGTAGGAATCAGACCAATCCTTGCTCTTCAGCCCCAAATCAAGATGAGTTGGTTGAGTCCGATTCGAGATCTTGTGGATGCGGGTGTGATAATACATATCATATGGATAATAGCAGGTGTAATAATGGTAATAGCGAGGAGCATTATTCTAGCGAGTGCGATCCTACAGGATATTGGCAGAATGGTGGTGAACATTGCTGTAATCCACATGACTACACTGTCTATACCAATGAGGTATGTAAGGGATGTTCGGGCGAATGCGGTGATGTATGTGTTCCTGATAGCCCTATTAAGGTGGTTAGCGCTGGTGAATTTTGTGCTTCTTCATCGAATCTGGCTAGTGAACAAGCTTATAACAAGTATAAAGAGTACAAGGATGCATTACAAAATTTAGTTGATGCTAGGATATGTCCTTCTAAGGTTGGCAATGATGACCGATGGGGAAATGTCAAGGCTACGAACTGTCCTAGCAACTGTACTCCTAAGACTATCAGTTATAAGCAAATCGCTGGT